TCCATCTCCCCTTCCTATTTTAAATGCACAAAAGTATGCATAGTTGTATTTATAAATTACTTGACTTTTCTTTGACTTTAGGGGATAATAGCCGTGTCGGGTATGATGATTACGAAGAAAATAATGCTTGACTTTAATTGGGTTCTGCCTTATAATTAAAGTATGGAAAGGGGAATGATATGCTAAGAAAAGGTGAAATGTTGGATAAAGCCCTGTTGCTTGCAACTAACTCCCACCACGGTCAGTTCGATAAGGGAGGTGCTCCCTATATCTTGCATCCTATCAAGGTTATGCACTATCTGAAGACCGATGATGAAGAATTGCAATGCATGGCTCTTCTACACGATGTAGTGGAAGACTGTGATGTAACCTTTGTAGATCTAGAAGCTATCGGTATGTCTAAGCGTGTAATCGACGCTGTACGATGCCTAACTAAGCAACGTGGTCAAACCCTTGCAGAGTACAAAGAAGTCATCTTCTCTAACCCCGATGCAATGAAAGTTAAAATGGCTGACTTGCGTCACAACTCTGATATCCGTCGCTTGAAGGGTGTCACTGAAAAAGATCTAGTTCGGATGGAAAAGTACCATCGGTTCTACCTTGAAATTCTGGCCAAATTAAATGGCTAAATAGAAATGAGCAGGTAGTCTGCTTGTATGTATTCTTAGGAGATAAGAAAATGAAAACTGGTATTTTTATTGGGCGATTCCAGCCCGTTCACGAAGGTCATGTCCACGCTCTTGGAGTGGCTGCTTCTCAAGTACAGAAACTGTACATCCTAGTTGGTTCGGCTAATCAATGCCGTTCAATCCGCAACCCTTGGACGTTTGAAGAACGCAAGCAAATGTTGCAGTTGAAGCTACACGCTCAACGCATTACCAACTACGAAATCATCCCATTAAACGATTATCGCTACTCGGACACTCAATGGATGTCCGACGTTCGTGCCACTATCGAACATTACGATATGGGTACACCGACCTTGTTCGGTCACATGAAAGAAGGTAACGACTATCTCAAGTGGTTCCCTGAACTCAAATTTAAATCTATCGAGGCTCAGTACTCTATCAACGCAACAGAAATTCGCAACCGTATGTTTGCAGAGAACGATCCGTTCATGCCTGAAACTGTACGTGGCGATCGTGCATTTTATGACAAAGAAAAAGACTTATTCGCTGGGTATCCATTCCCAGAAACCCTCAACTTCAACTGCTCCGATGCTATCCTTGAATGCCAAGGTCACATCTTGCTTATCCAACGTAAGTTCTCCCCAGGAAAAGGTGCTTGGGCACTTCCAGGAGGTTTTAGAAATCAGCGTGAAACATTTCTCGACTGTGCAATCCGAGAGTTGATGGAAGAAACCAACGTGCGAGTTCCAGAGAAAGTTCTCCGTGGCTCAATCGTTAAAACCGAATTGTTTGACGACCCTAGTCGTTCGTTCGGTATTCCCCGCAACACCATGGCTGTGTATATGCGTATCAGTCCAAACCCTGACTGGTCGCTGCCTCGTGCCAATGGTGCTGACGATGCTGCTTTGTGCAAGTGGGTGCCACTAACCGACGCACTGAACAACATCGAGATGTACGATGATCACAAAGACATCGTATCGAAAGTGACTGGTGTCATGCCGATCCCAGCCTTCGCAAAAATCGCTTGACTTTAATTCGGAAGTCAGGTATAATTAATTATAGAAACAAGTAAGGAGCTTACTATGAAACTCGCTAAAAACATCATCCTCAACACTGACAGCTACAAAGTTAGCATGTTGAAGCAATATCCCGCTGGTACAACTGGCATCTTCAGTTATATCGAATCACGTGGTGGTCGCTACGACTCAACCCTGTTCTTCGGTCTCCAAGCATTCATTAAGGAGTATTTACTTGAGCCAATTACCCAAGCCGACATTGATGTTGCAGATGAAATTCTTACAGCCCACGGTGAACCGTTTAATCGTGAAGCGTGGCAATACATCCTTGATACACACAAAGGCTACCTTCCTGTGGTCATTCGTGCTGTACCTGAAGGCACTGTGGTGCCTGTCAAAAATGTTCTGGCGACTATCGAGAACACAGACCCAGAATGTTTCTGGTTGACCACTTGGTTGGAAACTGCGTTGCTCCGTGCAATTTGGTATCCTACAACTGTGGCTACTCAATCCAAAACTATCAAAAACATCATCAAAGATTATTTGGAGAAAACTGGTGACCCTGCTGGTATTGATTTTAAGTTGCATGATTTTGGTGCTCGTGGTGTATCTAGCCTTGAGTCTGCTGGAATTGGGGGTGCGGCTCACTTGGTTAACTTCATGGGCACTGATACTATTACTGGTATGCTCTACGCTCGTGAGTATTATAACGCTGGTGTCGCAGGGTTCTCAATTCCTGCCGCTGAACATAGCACAATAACAAGCTGGGGTCGTGCTGGTGAAGTAGACGCATACCGTAACATGCTGAAGCAATTCGGTCGTGAAGGTTCTATCCTTGCTGTTGTGTCTGATAGCTATGACGTGTTCAATGCTGCAGCGAAACTCTGGGGTGAAGAACTGCGTGACGAAGTTATTGCTTCTGGTGCTACTGTTGTCATTCGACCTGACTCTGGTGATCCTGTTGAAGTTAACCGTAAACTGATTGAAATTTTGGGAGCAAAGTTTGGATACACTACAAACAGCAAAGGGTTCAAAGTCCTTAACAATGTCAGACTCATCCAAGGAGATGGTGTTAATGAACTCACCATCCGATCTATCCTCGGAGCCTTCATGGCTATGGGGTGGTCTGCCGACAACATCGCTTTTGGTATGGGTGGCGCATTGCTCCAGCAAATCGACCGAGACACTCAAAAGTTCGCTATGAAGTGTTCAGCTGCTCTTATCAATGGTGAATGGGTTGATGTTCAGAAAGATCCTATCACTGACTCTGGTAAGAAGTCTAAAGCTGGTCGTGTAACCCTTTGGACTAACTCTGGTCGTGAGTTCGCTTCTAGCGTAACTCCACCAACTGGTTGGTCTGACAAAGGTATCGGTGGTTGGACTAATGCTTTGGAGATGGTGTTCATGAACGGTCAATTGACCAAAGAAATCACCTTCGCTGAAGTTCGAGCCAACTCTAACAAGTAAACTTTAGTATTAAGAAAATACCCCTTGACTTTAATTAAGTCTTGGGGTATAATCATTATATGAAGACGATAAACGAAATCAACTTAGAACTGCAAGAAGCCACTGATGCTGAGCGACAAGAACAACTTGAAGCTGAGTACGAAGAATTTGTAGAGTGGTTACATTATTGTTGGACATGTGAGCAATTAGATAAAGAATGGATATACAATGAATTCGGTTGAACAAGAGATTATGGATATTGCGCAAGAAGAATGCGCTGAAGTTATCCAAGCAATTAGCAAGGTACGACGTTTCGGCTTCGCTACCGTACACAATGGTAAAGATAACCGTGGCCACCTTGAAGAAGAAATTGGTGATTTGGTTTGTATGTTTGACCTGATGCGTGAGAAGGGTTTGATTCGTTGGGATAACGTGATTGATGCCTCTGAAAAGAAACGTCAGAAATTGAAAACTTGGAGTAACATCGAATGAGCCTCCGTGAATTGATGATTGAATATATCCTGTTTGCTTTTACTGAAGAGCAATTGATGGAGAAGTTCTCTGTGTTGGATAGTGAGTTGGAAGATCTACCTGATGTAGACTTGCTCGAGATTTATGATAAAACTCTCTTGACGGAGATCGAAGATGCAGGGGCACAATTTTAACCGCACTTCCCATGCAAAAGGAATGTTCGTATACTGCGGTCGTTGTGGGTTGATTAAATTAAACAACCGAGCTACTCAGAAAGCTATTAGCAAACCTTGTGGTGGCGTTCGTGATTTAGATGATGAAGAATATTTGAAACTTGTTGGGAGAAAGAAGTGACTATCCGTTGGATTGAAAATGTGAGCCGTGATTCGGTGAAGAATGGTTTCCACTACGATTGTGGTGTCAATTCTATGCTGATCCAGATCTCCGATCCGCCAGGAGACCATCCAAAGCCAAAGTATGCTTTCAAAGAAGTTTATGGTTTCGACTTCCTCGATGCCGAGGACGCTGACGGGTTTGACGAAGACTTCAAAATCAACGATGAGCAAGCTGCTGAACTTGTGCGTTTGCTTCAACGTGCTTTGGATAACTCTATGAACGTTGTTGTTCACTGCCACGCTGGTATCTGTCGTTCAGGTGCCGTTGTTGAAGTTGCTACAATGATGGGCTTCACCCCTACTGATCGCTTCCGTCAACCTAACTTGCGTGTCAAGCACAAGATGATGAAAGCCCTTGGTTGGACTTACGATCAAGACGAGCCAAAGACTTCCGTTGGTGGTTGGTTATCTGACGGTGGTGTTTGGCTTCCTGATAATTTTGAAGGTGATGTATGAATGAACCCACACATGCTGAATTGATGGCACTCTGGAATGTTTGTAAGAAGTTCGTTGAAGACCAAGAAATTGGTAGTCCTGAAACTGTCTACCAATGTGATTGGGTGATCGAAAACGCATACGAATTTATTGCAGATGTATGCAACGTTGTTGGTTACAAACCTTATGAGGATGATGATGAAAGTTGAAGATCTAAAAATCGCATTGCAGTATGCCAAGGATGGTGATGAAGTTACCATTGCGGTCAAATTACCTTATGCAACTGTTGGTTCAATTCCAATGGTTGCTGTTAAGAATGCTATGACTGGTTTTGATTGGGAGAGTGGTAAGTTTATCATTCGTGCTGTTGAAGAACTAGCATACGCTGATCGCGACTTTGATGCTCAGTTCAGAGAACTCCAAAAGAAAAATGGTTGGCTTGAATATGAAAAGGCAAACCTGAAGGCTGAAGTTAAACGTCTACAGGCTAAATTAAATGCAAGTTGATTTTGTTATTGAAGACCGTGATATGATTATCCAAGCTGTCTTTGATGGGCAACTTGGCGTTGAACATATCACTATGGATGAGATCTTTGAACTGGAAGATGCTCTGTTTGAAGAAATCTGCGACGAAGTAACACCGTTCGCAATTTGGGAAACAATTCAGTAATTGACTTACAAGAACTTATCAGGTATAATACTCTAAACAATGGAGGAACAATGACATACCCACACAAAATTACTGTACAGGAAATTCCAGTACCTGCTGGAACAATTCAAACTGTAATTACCACTGACTATGGGACTTATGAAACTAATCATAAGTTCTATGCAGAACCAGAAGAGTTTCTTGCCTTCTGGAAACCTTTAGTTGAATATTATGAAAGAGTGAAAAATGGAAGAAGTTAAACAACCCTTGGGAAACAACCCTGAATTTCAAGAATGGCTAAGAGGACTATTACACGATGAGCTCACAACAGATTTGTGCGTTACTTTCACCAAAAAAGATGGGACAGAAAGAGAAATGTACTGTACCCTCGCAGAATCCCGCATCCCAGCAGACAAACAACCAAAGTCAGGGTTGGAGGAAGCGACAAATAGCACGACTGGTGGATCCGCACTACGTGTCTTTGACACCGTCACCCAAGAGTGGAGATCCTTCCGTTGGGACTCAATCAAAAACGTAACATTTTCTATTGGAGAAACAAATGAATAAAGGTTTAGTTGTGATCGGTGTGGTCATCTTCGCTGTAATGGTTGTTATTGGAGCGCCAATCGCTTTAATTTGGGCAATCAATACATTATTCCCTGCAGTCGCAATTCCATACACTTTGGAAACTTGGTTGGCTGCATTTATTATCCCAGCTGCATTTAAGACGGAAGTGAGTTTTAAGAAATGAGTATGTTTTCAACAGAACAAGATCGTAAGAAATTTATGGGGGCAATTCAAGAGTTGAGTAACTCTATGCTCCGCATTGAAGCCGAACGTGATTTGATCCGTGAAATCGTTAAGGAAAAGTCAGACGAATTCAAGATTAGTAAGAAAATCATTAATAAGATTGCAAAAACTTACCATAAACAGAACCGAACTCAGGTGGAAGCCGAGCATGAAGAGTTTATGGAGATCTACGACGAAGCTACTACAACGCAAAAAACCGCTTGACTTTAATTAGGAAATAGGGTATAATTATTCTATAACTTGGAGGATTTATCCTATGGCTACAGCCGCAAAACGACAAAAACTAATTGAAAAAGCCGAGCGCATGAGCAAGGGTGTTGAAGTTACTCTGACTGAAGATAACTACAACACCGACTTGTTGCGTGCGCTTAATTACTACAACACAAACAATGATGACAAAGACAAGAAGAAGTGGTTCATCAGTCACTACGCTAAGATCGACAAGAAAGTCGCTGTTGAGCTTTTGAAGGTTGATGAATACCATTTCCGCCACGCTGGTATCCTTGCTCGTATGCAAGACGGTGGCTCGGTTCTTAAAGAAAAAGAACTCAACTACTTCAATGAGCGTGTCAAATTCTTGAAAGAACAAATTGGCTCACGTCAAAAGTCTCAAGACAAAGCCGATAAGAAAGCTGCAGCAACTGCAGCACTGGTAGCAGCGCAACCCTCTATCCAGCAACGCATGGATGAAAAGGCACATGAACTAGCAGGTGAAATTGACGGAGCGATTGATGACTACATTCTCTCAAAGGGTAAGAACACAGACTTCTCGACGAAGGGTTATCTGGCATCGAATAACGTGTCCGCTCCAATCGCAAAACGCATCGGAGAATTCTATGTCTCAACAGCCAAAGAGTTGCGAGAAGCACTCGAAGGAAAAGACGACCAATTGAAAGAAGGTTATTCTCACTTCACTAAGCGTGAATTGAAGAAGTTCGCTGAGTTTGTTGAACAGATTATCACTGACTGTAACCAAGCAGTACAAACTGCCAAGGCTACTCGTGCACCTCGTAAGCGCAAACCTGTACCACTGTCCAAGCAAGTTGCTAAGGTCAAGTACATGAAGGAATTCGCTGAACTCAAACTGAAGTCAGTGAAACCTGAAGATATGGTTGACGCCAAAGAAGTTTGGATCTACAATACCAAGTATCGTAAAGTCCAAGTCTATCGTTCAACTGTTGGTCTTGCTGTTAAGGGTACAACCCTGATTGGCTTTGACGTTGTTGAGTCTAAGTCTATGACCCTGCGTAAACCCGAAGACTTCTTCAAAGGGTTGACCATGACTAAGCGTCCTCTGAATGCAGCATTCAAGACTTTGAAAACTAAACCCTCTGCGCCAAATGGTCGCATCAATGAGGAATGTATTATCCTCGGAGCATTTTAATGATTCTCGTAGACTATTCACAAGTTGCTCTGGCGACCATCCTAACTTTCCAACGTGAGTTGAAAGGTACTGAATCAGAAGTTAAGAACCTGATTCGTCACGTTGTTTTATCCACCATCAAGTCATACAAAAAGAAGTATGGCAAAGAGTATGGTCAGATTGTAATTGCAACTGACGGTCGTAAGTACTGGCGCAAAGAAGTATTCGAGCACTACAAGGCAGGTCGTAAGAAAGCACGTGATGCTTCTGACCTTGATTGGAAACTCATCTTTGACACTATGTCTGAGATCCGCGATGACCTCGCTGAATACTTCCCATACAAGGTAATCAAGTATGACCGTGCAGAAGCCGATGACATCATTGCCGTGTTGACCGAGTATGTTCAATCAAACGAACTCATTCAAGAAGGCTTGATGGAAGAAGCTCAGAAGGTTTTGATTCTTTCTTCAGACAAAGACTTCAAACAACTGCAGTTGGCTCCATACTCATCAGGTAATGTTAAGCAATGGTCACCTATGCTCAAGAAGTTTATCACTGCTACAAAGCAAGAGATTACAGACTTCACGATTGAGCATATCGTTAAGGGTGATGCTGGTGACGGTATTCCAAACATTCTGTCCAAGGATGATGTGTTTGTTGTTGGTGAGCGTCAAAAGCCTGTAAGTGCTAAGAGGCTTGCTGAGTTTTATGAGAAGGGTATTGATGCCTGCCGTAATGATGAAGAACGTCGTAACTGGCAACGCAATGTTACTCTGGTCGCTTTTGATAAAATCCCTAAAGATGTCAAAGACGCGATTGTCGAGTCATACCTAAATAGCAAACCCACGAACGATAAAATGAAGATTATGAACTATCTGATTGAACATCGTTGCCGACTATTACTTGACGAGTTAGAGGACTTTTAATGAGAAAATATGTTACAGAGATGTTGAAGGATATTAATGAAGATCCTTCTAAGATTGAATTGTACAAAGAAGATGCCGCACTAAGAATTATCCTAATGCACGCATTCGTACCACAGAAGAAGTTTATTCTTCCAGAAGGTGAACCTCCGTTCAAACCTTCAGCTGAACCGATGGGTATGACCCCGACAAACTTGTTCAGCGAATTGCGTCGTATGTACGTCTTTTTGCGTGAAGATTTGACCCCTCTCAAACGAGAGAGTCTTTTTATCAGTCTTCTAGAGGGAGTCCACCCAGAAGAAGCGAAGATGTTAATCGCTGTAAAAGACCAAACTCTACATAAACTATACCCGAAAATCAACAGAAAGCTGCTAGAGAAGGCTGGGCTGTTGACTCCGAAGGCTAAAAAAGACGAAGAAATCGCTTGACTTTAATTCCAACTTATGGTATAATATAAGTATGGAAAGTTGAAAAGGATCTTTGTTATGAGACGTTTGATTGTGTTATCCGTGTTTGTAAGTACCAGTGCCATGGCTCTAGACTTCCAAACCGAGTGGGCTAAGTTCGCTGATGATTTTGCTAAACTGAAATCAAAGGTTAGTGTTACAGTTGATGTTCCTAAAGTTAGCGAAGATGCTGACATAAAGAAGGTTGACCCCAAGTCACCTGACCGTCTTGGTCTGAGTCTTTCAGACCCTAAGATGCGTGAGCATGTAACCTCGCTCTATCAAAAACCTGACACTGTTGTCTTTTCAACCACAATTCGTTAATCGGAGATTTATATTATGAAAAAAGTGATTTTTGTTGCCGTCATTACTGCTGCTCTGTCAGCATGTTCCTCTGTCAAATTGACTAGCATTGACCCAGTGTCAAATGATGCGGTCAAGTACACCCAAGACTTCGGTAAGGTTGAAGTGACCTTCAACGACAAAGGTGATTGGGAATCTATCAAGTCCTCTGCTACATCGTCAGTGCCAATTGACGTTGACGCTGGTCTTGAGCAAGGCATGAACATTGCCACTATGCGTGCAAAACGAAATATCGTTGAGTTCATCAATACCGATTTGAAATCGTCTAAGACCACAGACGCTATGACTAACTCCCTCGCTAAGAACATTGCTTCTGGCGATGAGCGCAGTCAAGAACGTGCAGCAAGTATTGCTACACAAGTACAAGAGAAAATCTCTGTACAAGCTGATGGTCTGTTGAAGGGTGTTTACGTGACTGATCGTAAAATCTCTTCAGACAAACGCACCGTTGTTGTAACTATCCAAGTGGATAAGCGTTCAATGCGTGCTGCTTCTCAAATCCGTATGGCGATGTCACAATGAAAAAGTTTATGACGGTTGCTGCCTTGGTGGTGGCAACCACTGCTAATGCGCAGACACCGTTGTTGACTGTTGTCCCAGCAGCCCTAAGTGTTACACAGGTTGCTTCAAACATAATCGACAATTATGAGCCTGCACCTGTAACTGTTCAAGCAGCTGGTTTCGGTGATACATGTAAGCAAGCCCTAGATGCTGCAAAGCGTTCTGCTCTTGAAAAGACCAACGGTTCTTTCCTACACTCCGTGGAGAAGTACAAAGATGGTTCATACCACGCTAAGATTGAAGAATACAGTGGTGGTGTGATTAAGTCTTTCAAGTATCTCCGCGATGACTGCACATATGTAATCATTGAAGCGCAAGTCGTTCGTCGTTCTAACATTGTACAGATGAACGGTACTGACTTGAATAAAGATCAGATCCTGCACGTCAAAGGAATCAAAGAAGAACGCGACCGTAAACAATCGGCTGTTCGTTTGTTGGATGATCGTCGAGATGCTGTCTACTTCAAAACAGATAACATTGAGATGAATGTTCAAGACAACTCAGATTGGGTTGATGTTGCTATCAAAGGTGAGTTTGCTTTTAAGGATAAGTGGAAAGCGGATTGGAAAGATGTCCGTCAGATGTTTGGTTACTTCAACCTCCCATCTTTTACTACTGAAGCGTCAGTGTTGGTTACTGGTTACGATGAAGATGGTAAGAAAATCTTTGACCGTACCATCCAACGTACATGGACAGCTGGTGGTGAATGGAGGATGTGGTACATCACAAACTATGGTGTAGAACGAAGTGTTGAAGTTCGTATCCACGAAACCGATCCTCTGAAGGTTAAGTTCCGTGTTCCTCTTGACCAGTTAGAAAAAGTGAAAAGTTTTAAGGTTGAAGTTGTATGAAAAAGAAATGGGTTGATGCGTTCATGGATACAGCCGAGCGATTTGCTCAGCTGAGTTCTGCTGTTCGACTGAAGGTTGGTGCAGTTGTTGTAAAAGACCAACGCATCGTATCCATTGGTTACAACGGTACACCTGCTGGCTGGTCTAATGAGTGCGAAGAAACGATTTATCGGATCGCCGAAGAACCTATTCAGAGAACAAAAGATGAAGTTATCCATGCTGAAGCGAATGCGATTGCCAAGTTGGCTCGTGATGGTGAGTCTGGTTTACACGCTGATCTATTCTGTACTCATGCTCCTTGCATTCAATGTGCCAAGATAATCTATGGCGCAGGTGTAAAGAAAGTCTATTACCGAAATTCATATCGTAATAACGATGGTTTGGACTTCTTGGCTAAATGCGGTATACAATTAGAAAAGGTATAAATAGTAGAATTAGATATATTCTACCGAGGATTCCATGCGTAACTTTAAGAACTGGCTGACTGAAGAGTTTAACTCTGCTGACTATGAAGGCAGAACCCCACATCACGTTTACCATACCGAACATGGACATCTAGTTCACGTTCATATTGATAAAGATGAACACGGCAGTCACGCAACGTTTATCAACCAACACTTAGGTGGAGTTGTTAAAACAGTTCACTGGAAACCAGATGCTGAACAACCTTCAAAAGATGAACTTGAGAAGGCTTCAGCGTATGAGCCAGAAGACGACGAGAAAGAACATATGAAAGAAGAAATTCTTTCGTTCAAAGGTTTACTCGCTGAAAAAGCACCACCAAAGGTTAAGGTTGAAAAACCAGCGAAAGCTGAAACTGAACACGTTGATAAGAACGGTAATTTGTCTATCAACGCTGGTGGTATTCTAACTGAGATGGCTACACACTATCACCTGAATGAGCATAAGCACAAGGTGAATGGTACAATTGGTTCTCCAGAACACAAAGCCGAACAGAAAGAAATTCAGGGCAACATCAATAAGATCGCCAAGCATAAGAATGCTACTAAGGAAACCAAAGAGCAAGTTCAGACACGTATCTATCATGGTCGTTCTGCAGCTGCTGGTATCATCCGCAATGTGCGTGTGAAACATGGTCCAAAGGCACGTATCATTAATGTTGGTCACACTTCTAAGGCTGGGGACATCCCTCGCTTTACTCGTGGTGTTCACAACGATACTCAGGAGAATACTTCTGACGTTGCGGTTGAGGTACATGGTTCTCAGAACAAACCTCATCCAAAGAACTCTGATGGTACGCACTTTGAAGGTTTCTCTCTAAAGTCTTCTAAGAAGTCCGCAGAGATTACAGCAAAGAACCCAGCAGCCGACATGGGTGGATTGATTGATCACTCTACTCGTAAGTTGGAAGCTGATAAAGAAGGTAAGGCTGCTCTAGAAAAGCACGTCTTCAAACCACTAGGCATTGGCGGTAAAACGCCAGCCGAGCGTGGTAAGATTCTTGATAAAGCCAGAGCAGAACATGAAGCTGCAGGTGGTGAGAAGAACAAGAGTCCAATGGAGTTGAAAGCGAACGAAGGTGGCAAGAAAGCCATCAAAGCTCAAAACGATGAACTCCATGACCATTTGAAACATCTAACGACTCTTCCGAAGAACGAAGGTAACAAGATGATTGGTAAGATGTTGACGGCTCACTTGATGCCTGATACTGATATGCCAAACTCAAAGGTCAAAGTGTCTGGTGAGAAGAAAGAGAAGATCAAGTCAGTGGTTGAACCTAACAGTGACCACCCATTGAAGAAAGTTCTTTCTGATCCAAAGACAAAGTTTGACGTTCGCAAGAACGCAGGTGGTGGAGCAATCCACGTTGGGTATGAACACCCAAAGACAGGTGAGTTCGTTCACCTAGCAACTTATGCTGCGAAACCTAAGTCCAATGCCTCTAAGGCAGGTACGATGGGTTGGAACATCAAGGCTGCTAAGTTCCACTAAAAATATTTGATAAAAAAAGTCAAAAAAGACTTGACTTTTAATCAAACCTGTGGTATAATTCTTATAAATAGTTCTACTGGAGTTGAAAGACTCTGGTAGAAAATTCTAAAAATCGCTTTACTTTTATTAGGAAATAAGGTATAATTCTTCTATGAACTCGATAATGTTAAATTCCAGATTGCATAAACAGCTTCCGCAAGTAGCTGCATGGAATTGCACACACCCAGAGTTTACAGAAGGCTCAGGATATGCGATTGAAAGCGATACTGGGGGTTTTGGTAAGTTGATGTAACGATACGTCTAACTTCTATTTACCAAAACCCCGAAGATGAAAATCTCGGGGTTTTTGTTTTTAGCGATCAAAAATCGCTTGACTTAAATTAAGAACTGCGTTATAATACGTGTTCTGATGTTCTTTAAAAATCTGGACTTTGTTTAAAAAGTTGTCAGCGTTGGTTCGCTGATGCTGACAACTTCTGTTCCTCCATGGTGTAATGGTAACACAACGGGCTTTGAACTCGTTATCATTGGTTCGATTCCAATTGGGGGTGCCAAACAAAAACACATTATCTAACCTGTAGTGCGGTCACAGGGCATCGTAAGGTGTGGTAGCCGTGATAGTGTGCTTTTGTTTGGTTCATATAACAGGAGAAAGAAATGAAACGAAAACAAATGGCTGCTCCTCGTGAACGTAATCAGTTCGTGGCTGCAGCCCTATTCCGAAAAGCGGGTGCCCACTGTAAATCCAACAAGGCAGTCCGTCGTAAACAAAAAATGGATGTCTTAAAAGGGTTTGTAGTTTAACGGCAAAAACATCTGGCTTTTAACCAGTAAGACTCTCGGTTCGAATCCGAGCAGACCCACCAAAAGTTCTTAGGGGTGGGCATAGTGTAGTGGAAGCACCCGACTCTGTGAAAGTCGTAGTATGGGATCGTTACCCATTGTTCACCCCTAAGAATTTTTGCCGATGTAGCTCAGTTGGTAGAGCAGCGGATTGAAAATCCGTGTGTCACTGGTTCAAATCCAGTCTTCGGCACCAAATATTCCTTCATAGCTCAAAGGTAGAGCAATCGGCTGATAACCGATAGACAGAGGATCGTTACCTCTTGAAGGAACCAAATTAGACCGTTAGAATCGTTACAGCAATTTTAAATAATCTTTCTGGAAAAAAGAGGGTCTGGGTTCGAATCCCAGCGCTGAGTTGGTCTTCAGTGTGGTGTAATGGTAGCACGATAAAAGCGATTCTGTTATTGGTGATATGGCGTAGATGGATGCGCACTGGCTTCATAAGCCAAGGAGAGTGGATCGATACCACTTATCACCACCAAAGATTTTGGAGAGTAATGCAGCTGCGTTGGTGCGGCGACCAGCCTTGAAAACTGGGTTCTCAGAAATGGGATGGGGTTCGACTCCTCTGCTCTCCGCCAAAATATTCGGCGTAATTAACCGATAGTAAACACTAACAGATGCTGGGTCATCATGTCTGTTTAAGCTGATAAAGCTAGTGGGGTATAAGTCCCTAATGTGCCTCGATATTTTGCCCTTGTAGTATAATGGCTATTACAGTTGCCTTGTAAGCATCAAAATGCGGTTCAATTCCGTACTGGGGCACCAATTTTAGGATGAGTTCTGCAACACACAAGAACACCAAACTTTTAATTTGACCTGTTCGTCAAAATCATCCTGTTGTATATGTACCATTAGACTTCTGGTGAGGTCATCACCCTTTCAAGGTGACTAGACGGGATCGTAACCCGTATGGTACTCCAAGGCAAATAGTAATCTTGTTTTGATGCATGGTTACTCAACGTTTGTTAGTTTAGATGGGTGCTATCAAAACTAATGCAAGGAAGGAAACTTCTTTGCTCCGTAGAATCCAAGCAAGGTGCAAGGACTTGACTGTTAATCAATGATTAGACTGGTTCGATCCCAGTGTACGGAGCAAAGCAGTTTTATCAGGGAATAGGATAGTGGTAGTCGACGAGTCTTGGATACTCGAGGTGGGAGTTCGATTCTCCCTTCCCTGACCACAGAATTATTGGGGGCAGTAGTGGGCTACGGCTCTCCCTTGCAAGGAGGGTGTCTAGAAGGATTCGATTTCCTCGGTCTCCACCAATATATGCGTTGTAAACTTTGATGGTGAAGCCTCGGCTCTTAACCGATGTGAAGACAGTTCGAATCTGTCACGACGCACCAAGTTTTAGGTTAGTTACAGCAAAAATTAATGCACTGTCAATGGTTGACAATTTCACTTTCAATGAAACGTTTGTGGGTTCGATCCCCACTGCAAAACAACTAGCCTGTTGAATTATGTCCCTTTAGCATAACTGGAGAATGTACCGTCCTACGAAGTCGGGCGATGCAGGTTCGAATCCTGTGGGGGACGCCAAGTTTTAGGATCCTTTCAGCAACATAAAATGCAATGAAAGCCTCGTGTCGGTGGTGCAAATCCACCCTTCTCCACTGAGTGTATCAGTGAGTGTGAGTCACTTTAAACATAGCCAGAGGACGCTCAGGAGTTCGGCTGGTATATTCAGTGGAGAAGTAGCTCAGTTAGTAGAGCAGAGTTAAAAGCGGATCCTGTTGATTATGGAGATATGGTCGAGTCTGGTTTATGGCACCTGTCTAGAAAACAGGCAACCCGAAAGGGTTCGTGGGTTCAAATCCTACTATCTCCGCCAGTTTTAGGTTATTTGCAGCAAAACAAAATTCATAGGTTCGACTCCTATATTACTCACCAAAATCCGAGTGATTGCATGGCGCAAACAAGATAACCTGTTGTATTTTAAATGAAAGAGGTGATACTATGCCAAGTGTATTTTTAGTAAGCGATACGCACTTTGGTCACGCTGGTGTATGTAAATTCACCGAAGCAGACGGAGTGACAAAAATCCGACCGTGGACTGATCCAGAAGAAATGGATGAAGCCATGGTCAAGATGTGGAACGAAACAGTCAAGCCGACTGATAAAGTTTACCACTTAGGTGACGTTGTCATTAACCGCAAGGCATTAAAGATTATGCATCGGTTGAACGGTGACAAGGTTTTAATTAAGGGCAACCACGATATCTTTAGATTAGAGGAATATACTCCATTCTTCAGAGACATTCGAGGGAGCCACGTGATGAACGGTATGATTTTAACTCATATCCCAGTTCATGAATCTAACTTGTATCGTTTCGGTACTAACATCCACGGTCACACTCATACCAATCGCGTTATGATGACTGATCAATACGGTGTTACTCGAATCGACCCTCGTTACCAATGTGTCTGTGTTGAACAGACAGATTTTAGACCAATCTTATTTGAAGACGTAATTAAGCGTATCAAAGAAGAAGGTGGATCAGTCGGTTTCAAGAACGGTAACTATTAATGGAGAGTGGGCAGGACGGTAATGCAGCAGTTTGCTAAACTGTAGATCTCAGGAATGGGGTCAGTGGGTTCGATTCCCACACTCTCCGCCAATTGTCGGGCTGATAGCTTAATGGTAAAGCAGCCGACTCATAATCGGTTGAGTCTGAGTTCAATTCTCAGTCAGCCCACCAAGTTGTGTTGCAACTAATCTGGGGTGCTTGCGTTCTCGCCCAGTTAAAATGCCAAATAATACGCAGCCATGCGGATGTGACGGAATTGGTATACGTGCTAGACTCAAAATCTAGATTCTGCGAGTTCGAGTCTCGCCATCCGTACCAGATAATGTAGGTGGAGCCAGATGGTCGGGCACTGGATTGCAAACCCATGGAAGCAGGTTCGATTCCTGTCACCTACTCCAAAAATATTTGATAAAATAGTCAAAAATCGCTTTACTTTTATTCAGAGTTAAGGTATAATTAATGTAATGAGTTGATAATGCGAGAATGGTGGAATGGTATACGCATCGGGCTTAAAACCCGACGTCTGTAATGGGCATGCGGGTTCGAGTCCCGCTTCTCGCACCAAATGTCCCGTTAGCTCAGTGGATAGAGCATCGGTCTTCTACACCGTGGGTCGGGAGTTCGAATCTCTCACGGGACGCCAAAAATAAAACTTGACTTTTAATCAAGTTTGTAGTATAATTAATGTTGTTAAGTTAGTTCTTAAAGACCTTTCTAAGTCACTACGTGGAGTCGGGTGCGTAAGGCAATTTTAGGGGAATCGCTGGAAGAGTGATTCGGTTAGAGTTGCGTTGGGATAGTTAGGGGCAGACTCTACAATTTGCACGATTCGTCTATCGGTTTAGGACACCAGCCTTTCACGTTGGTAAGACGGGTTCGATTCCCGTATCGTGTACCATATCAAAACGCATTGATGACAGTTAAACGGATAAGCAGGAATTTATTCCTCCGTGTTATACAGAAGGCTTTGTATGACGGTCAATGCGTTTTGATATGGTATAGATTTTATACACATGACACTTCAATGTCAGCAAGAGAAAGACACTAAATTCGAGTAGATGGCCATCGAAAGATTTAGTAGAGCACAGTCGGCGTGATTCCGTGCAAAACTAAGAATCTGTGGTTGAGTATCCCAAGTGACGTACCGAGTCCGTGCAGCTGCTTTAACGATGCGGTGAATGGTATCAATAACGATGGTGATACATTTGAGGTTGTCAGTTGTATAAAATTTAATGGAAGCGGATTAGAAATCTGCTTTTTACTAAATAAGTAAAAAGGAGATAATATGAAGCAACAGAAAAACAAATTTACGGATCAAGAAGTAATTGATGCGTATAATGAAGAAAAACATTTAGGTAAACTCGCAGTAAAATTCAAAGTTCCCCATATTCAAATGTGGAGAGTTTGTAAGAAACTAGGGTTGAGTTTTGGTAATGGTGGTGGAGCAAAAACTAAAATACCTCTTGAAGAGATTTTAGCAGGTGACCATCCTTATTATCAAACTCTAAAACTTAAAAGAAGATTGATCAAAGAAGGTATCTTAGAGAATAAATGTTCTTGTTGTGGTATAACTGAATGGCAAGGTAGAGAAATCGTGCAACAATTAGACCATATTAATGGAGATTCTTCTGATCATAGAAAAGATAATTTAAGATTACTATGTCCAAACTGTCATTCTCAGACTGACACTTGGTGTGGTAAACAAAATGGATGCTTAGTCCCGTAATGGTATCGGGGGTAGACTGTAAATCTATTGGCTCAGCCCTTCTCTGTTCGAATCGGAGAGCATCCACCAAAATTTGGTCTCAAAGTGTTCATGGACGCACGCATGCCTGTCACGCATGAAGAAGGGGATCGTTACCCCTTGGGACCGCCAAATTTAGGATCCTTACCGCAAAACTAAAACATTTCACTTTATGGCTGTGAAAAGCAAAGCGGATCCTGTTGTTTAAAATGGAGAAATTATGTTAGTTTATCTTGGTAAGCATAAGAATTGGTTTGGACCATATCAACTTGCTGATGCCCTATGTTTCTGGGTCAAAGAAGTTGAAGATGAATATGGTATAAAAGCGAAACCACAATGGGTTCATCATTTCGGTGAATGGCTCGCTCATGGTGACATTGAACCTGAACATAAGGTTGGTGAGGTTTACCGTTGGAATAAACAAGAACGACATAAGACTTTGCTCTATCGGTTCTTGCTTTGGATTGATAAACTGAAGGACAAGTTTCCTCGAGAGATTATCAAGATTGATCGTTGGGATAGTTGGAACATTGATTCCACTCTGTCGCCAATTATCCTTCCTCTGTTGAAACAGTTGAAGGAAACAAAGCACGGTTCGGCTCAGGTTGATCTGGAAGATGTTCCAGAAGAGTTGCGTGCTGAAGGTCATAGCGATTTTAGTGATCAAAAAACATTTGACTTTTATCGTGAAAACAACGATAATATAGATTATGAAATGGTACACAAACGTTGGGACTGGGTTCTTAACGAAATGATCTTTGCCTTTGATCACTTGGTTGATCGAACTTGGGAAGATAAGTATCATAGTGGTGAACATGACATTACTTGGACTAGACTCGAGAATGGATGTTCACAAATGGGACATGGACCAAACGACACATACAAATGTGACTACGATGGTCTGAATGAAGAATGGAAAAGAGTAGATAATGGTCTTAGATTGTTTGGAAAGTATTTCCGAAATCTCTGGGACTAAATAGAAAATGCCTCGTTAACTCAGCGGTAGAGTAACTCCCTTACAAGGAGAAGGTCGGCGGTTCAATCCCGTCACGAGGTACCAGAATTATAGCGGGTTAGAGAAACGGCATCTCATCAGTCTCATAAGCTGAAGACACCTGGTTCGACTCCAGGACTCCGCTTCCAAATTTAGAATCGGTTCAGCAAATAAAATGCATTCAACTTGTAATTGAAAAAAGCAAAAAAACGATTCTGTTGTATTAAAGGAATAAATTATGGATATGGATCAGGCAGCGGTATTTTTCGCTGGTTCAGTTTTGACAGCACTTGGATTTTTGATCTGGGTTGGCTTTGTACTTTTGGTTAATAACCTTGTACACAAATACTGGAAGAGTTGGGGTTGGTCATGGAATGTTATTAACCCTCAACCTGTTCGATTCATGAATGAAGAAGAATTGAAGAAATAATCCGTGTGTAGCGCAGTCTGGTAGCGCATCTGGTTTGGGACCAGAGGGTCGCAGGTTCGAATCCTGCTACACGGACCAAAATTCGTACTATATAGAAGTACAATGCGGATGTGATGGAATTGGTATACGTGTTGGTCTTAGAAGCCAAATTTTGTGAGTTCGAGTCTCACCATCCGCACCAATTAATTTTATGGAGATTCATTAATGCGTAGAGATAAACGACGTAAGTCTTTTGGTTTGACTGTTATCGTTGAAGATGGTAAATTTGAAAAAGCAATGCGCTTGTTCAAGAAGAAGGTTGACGACTCTGGATTGTTGAAAGAGGTTCGTGACCGTGAAGCCTATGTTAAACCGACTATCCGTCGCAAACTTGCCAAGAATGCTGCTCGTAAGCGTTGGGCAAAGTATCTTGAATCACAAACATTGCCCACAAAGCAATATTAAAAAGATTATTCCAGAGTAGCACAGCGGTAGTGCAGTTGACTGTTAATCAATTGGTCGTAGGTTCGATCCCTGCCTCTGGAGCCAATAAGGAGAGTAAATGGCAGTAAAACAGGTTTGTCCTGATGTGGCATTCCCTTCATTTGATCATCTATTCAACCAGTTGAAAGGGTTGAAGTTGTCATTTGATCCAAACTGGCCAAGTTTACCAACGATGCCATCTCCGATGTTTCCGAACATTAAGATGCCTGAGTGGCAGACTACTAATCTAGCATTTAACATTTCTGTTAATCAAATGCTAAAGTGGTTTGAGATGATCTTTGCTAAACTGTCGTCATTCTTGGGTTCTGTATTTACTTTTCCAGATATTCCGCATATCAACCTGAAGTTACCAGACCTGTTTAATTTTAGCGGTGAGACTGATTGGGCTGCGATTTTCGCAAAGATTCCAAGTCTAAAATTACCGTCATTGCCAGATCCGTTGCTTCCAAATATGCATATGCCTGAGTTTGAGAGTTTAATTAAATTTCAGGCATTGATTTTAAATTACATGTCATCATTGATGGACTCGTTGATTGGGTTGTTACAATCAGTGATCAATAAACTGAACATCAAACCTTTCTCATTAGGTTTGTCTATGCCTTCGTTTCCTGATCCATTGTTTCCTTTCGACTTTGAATCGTTAATGTTGAACATGCCTTCGCTACCGTCGTTGCCAGACCCATTGTTTGGTAACTTTAAAAACCCTTCAATGGAGTGGTTGGAAAGAGGTAAGAATTACTTCCTTCACTTACTTGGGTTGATTGGTAAGACGATTGATGATTTTGTGGCATCTATTGCGAATTGGATTGGTGGTTGGACTCCACCATTGATTTGTTTTGGTGTACCTATAACAGTAGAAACTTAATTGAGGATATTATGACATTTGAACCATTAGGCAAACGTGTTTACATTGCTGAAGTAAAAACAGAAAAGAAGACAGCATCGGGTATTATCCTAGAAGGTGCTAACTCTATTCGTGAAACTAAGTTTGCCGAAGTTTTGGCTGTTGGTTATGACGTTAAGAAAGTTCGTGTTGGTCAACGTATCGTTTTGGATTGGTCGAAGTGTTTCCCAGTCAAGGTTGGTGACGTTGAACGTGCAGTGATTGATGAGGATCATATCCTCGGTACATACTGCGACGAATAAAGGATTTGCCCTTTTAGCTCAGTTGGTAGAGCAGCACATTAGTAATGTGAAGGTCGCGTGTTCGAATCATGCAAGGGGCACCAAAATTATGAAGCTAATTGATTTCATTCAAACATTTGATGGCGTTCTATCGCCAGAAACATGTAAGTTGATCATTGATCAATTTGAAGCAAATAAAGAAATAACAGAGAAACATGATACAGACTTGTATAAGTTTGATCAATTGAATCTCAATAAGACTGAAGGTTTATCAGAACTTGCTCAGGTTGTTGCGAATAATCTAGTCTCAGTCTATGATGATTATTTTAAATCGTTGCAGTTGAGTGAATATGTTAGCATTGAATCGTTTGAAGACATTCGTATCAAGAAGTATGCAAAAGGCTCTGGCGCTGAATTCAAAACTCACGTTGATGTAGCTGATAAAGCATCTGCTTCTAGGTTTTGTATTGCTATCATCTATCTTAATGATAATGATGGTCTTACTACTTTCCCGACACTTGGTGTTGGTGTAAAACCTAAAGCTGGTCGTGTTGTAGTATTTCCTCCAACGTGGATGTTTCCACATAATGGATTACCGCCAACTGACAACGATAAGTACATTATGATGACATGTTTGCATTATAAGTAGGAGAAGGATATGGGTTCAGATGGTAGCTAAAAATGATATCACTGGAGATGCAATCCAGTCTAAAGGAAATTCTAGGGCATATCAAGAGAATCTCGAAAAGATTTTCGGTGATAAGTCTGAAGAGAAAGAAAGAAAAGCCAGAGAAAAGGCTGAGTATTTTGCTCGGTTAAATGCCGAGTATGAGGATAGAGTTACTCGTAACAACGAGGAAACTCAACAAGTAATGAGTCGCTAGTTCCAATTGGCAGAACGATGGTCTCCAAAACCATATGTTGGGGGTTCGAATCCCTCGCGGCTCGCCAAACAAATGCGGGTATAGCTCAGCTGGTAGAGCACAACGTTGCCAACGTCGAGGTCGAGGGTTCGAATCCCTTTGCCCGCTCCAACTTTTTAATGAGGTAATAAAGGTGTAATCATGAAAAAACTAAACATTGACGAAGTAAAAGCGTTCATTCAGGCACAAAGTCCAGAGACAAAGATCTACATCGGGGGTGATTCTGAACGATTCCTAATCGGCAATGATTGGTATGCGGATTACACACTTGCCGTTGTTGTTCATATTGACGGTAAACATGGTGCTAAGGTATTCGGTGAAGTTCAAAGAGAACGTGACTGGGACCAAAAGAAAAACAGACCACGTATGCGTCTAATGAACGAAGTTTACAAAATCGCAGAATTGTACCAAAAGCTGCACGACGTATTAGAAGACAGAGATGTTCAAATTCACTTGGACATTAACCCTGATGAAAAGTACGGTTCAAGCTGCGTGGTGCAAGAAGCTGTGGGTTATATCCGTGGTATGTGTAACGTGATCCCAATGGTTAAGCCAAAGGCATTCGCTGCATCTTACTGCGCTGATAGATTGAAACATATCATGAGCCATCAGAAGGCTGCGTGATTGACTATATAATATATGCTTCTATGGCAGAGTGGCTTATGCGACCGTCTCTAAAACGGGTGAAGGTGGGTTCAAATCCCACTAGGAGCACCAAACTTTTGAAAGGATATGCAATGGAGAAATTCTCAGCATAGATTCGACCACCGTAAGGTTCTTTTGTTTTATATTATGTCTATCAAATTTTAACAAAGGAATCTATTATGTGTATCGAACTAAAAATTAAATCTAAACATCTTGCTCTTGAGCCTTCTATTATTCGTTGTGAAGAAAGAAAACTCAAGAAGCGTATGAAACATAACCGTGATGGCGAAACATCGTATTGGGAACTTGCTAGACAGCGAGATAACCTAATCCTTCATCGTCGTTGGAATGTGAGAAATGAATCTCGTGCCACTGAGTTGGCTCGTGCATATCTCGCTGGAAAACCTTATTCTCACGTTGAAAAGAAGCGTAAGGATGAGACAATGTTTCAGATGATGATCGTTCCTCGTATTGTTGCGATGGTTACCAAATATGGGACCAAAGAACAACGATCCGTTGATCGAAAAATTATTCAAGAATGGTCAAAAATCGCTTGACTTTAATTCAGGAATAAGGTATAATTAATGTATGAATTGGGATGAATACAGCATAGTAAACTACTATGACTAAAGAGTAGCCCACGCACAGGAGGAAACATCGTAAGGTGTCAATTTTGTGGGCTAGGTTGGAAAGACTATTGCATGCTCTTATGCCTCGTGAACCCTAGTAGGATTCAGATAGTTACACCCGAATGTGTACCAAGTTGCCGTAACTTGTACGGATATGCCAGTGAACTGGATGATTCTCGTGGGGTTTGCCGAAAGGGACACGATGGTTTAAGTAACTAAAATGATCAACCCGATCATCCCGTTGTTTAAATTTTACTTGACTTTAATTCAGAAGTCAGGTATAATTGATGTATTGAGTAAGGTTAGGTTCAGCAAACCTAAAACTAGGTGGCAAATCTCCTCGGAGACTGCTACCACTACGCTGGCACGTGGATCTTTGATCCACCCGAAAGGGTTTGTGCGCCAAGAGTTTCGATTTCTCTTGTAAATCAAAAAGTAGGAAACTAACCTGTTGTTTGACTTAGGCTTCGTTGCCTGTAATTGGAGATGTAAATATGAATACTTTTGTTTCAGCCGTTCAAAATCAAGAAGCACGCACTACTAACGGCATGCGTGCCCGTAAGTCTACTGCCAATGCGTGCGTAGACCTTTTCTTCAAAATCGGAGCTTCACGTGGTAAAGACATTACCAAGGAATTCGTTGCAGCTTATGTTGAGAACCGTGAGATCGCTCTGCGTATCGCACAATGGGTTCGTGACGTTCGTGGTGGCGCAGGTGAACGTGAAATCTTCCGTCAAATCCTAAAGTACCTAGACAAGCACCACCCAACTGATGCAGCTTTGCTGTTGATGAAAGTACCAGAAATTGGTCGTTGGGATGACATCTTTGTTGTAGAAAACAAAGAGAACAAGTATAAGGCATTCGCCATGCTTGGTGACGCACTACGTGCTAAGAACGGCTTGGCTGCTAAGTGGACTCCTCGTAAGGGTGACTTGGCTGTTGAGATCCGTCAATTCTTCGGCATGTCGCCAAAGTTTTATCGTAAGTCCTTGGTTGAATTGACTAAGGTTGTTGAAACTGACATGTGTGCAAAGAACTGGGACTCGATTAACTTCAGCCATGTTCCATCTCTGGCTCACTCTCGTTACAAGAAGGCATTCTTCCGTAACACTCAAGAGTATGCCAAGTATGTTGCTGAACTGACTAAGGATCCTAAGGATCGTACAGTTCAAGTCAAAATCAATGCAGGTGCGGTTTATCCATACGATGTGTTGAAGGGTGTTATCGGTTCTTACAACAAGAACTATAACGCAACTGAACTAGGTGCATTGCAAGCCCAATGGGATGCTATGGAAAACTTTGTTGGTGATGCTAACGTATTGCCACTGGTTGACGTATCAGGCTCAATGTCTTGCCGTGCTGGTGGCGCGAAGTCTACTTCTGCCACTACTTGTATGGATGTTGCAGTTTCTCTTGGTCTGTATATCGCAGACAAGAACAAGGGTAAGTTCAAGGATACATTCCTAACTTTCTCTTCTTCTCCAGAGTTGCTGCACCTGAAGGGTAACATCGTTCAGAAGTGCCAACAAATGGTGCGTTCTAACTGGGGTATGTCTACTGACTTGGTTCGTGCCATGGATAAGATCCTGAGCGTTGCTAAGCAAGGTGGTGTACCACAAGAAGAAATGCCAGAAATGTTGTTGATCATGTCTGACATGCAATTCAACCAATGCGCTCGTTTCGACGACTCCGCAATGCAAATGATGGCACGTAAGTTTGAAGCAGCAGGATACGAACTGCCAAAGATCGTGTTCTGGAACCTAAACGCTGCGGACAATGTCCCAGTGAAGTACGATGCTTCGAACGTGGCATTGATCTCTGGTTTCAGTCCACAGATCATGGTATCTGTTCTGGGTGGTGATACTGAAAAGTTCACCCCAGAAGCTATCATGATGAAAGCAATCGGTGTAGACCGATATGCTCTAGCCTAATACCCTAGTCGCTTGGGGACGGGAAGCGTTGACTGGTGCGCTTAATCACCAGTCACCATAATGAAGTATATTCAACACGGAGTAAGGGTTCTGCAGAACAACTGCTTTGTGTGCCGCATGGTGACCAGCACCCAAGGTCGAAAAGTAGGGTATCCGTCTAGTATGTGCACAGGAAAAACGGAAACGCACGAATGTATTTCATTATGGTATTATGCGGGATTGGTGTTCAATGGTTAGCATGTGAGTCTTCCAAACTTGAGGTACGAGTTCGAATCTCGTATCCCGCTCCATAACTTTGACTTTGTTTTTATTTAAAAGGTGATTTGATGTCTTATTTCATTCGTAATGGTAACAACTTCCGTATCGCTGCTGAAGAAGCACTCGATATTCAAACGGTTCTCCCCGTTGGAAACTACACTGTCAAATTCAATGACATGGGTGGCTTTTTCTTTCTAGAAATGGTTGACCAATTTAAACAAGTCCAGAAACTGTACGGTGATACAACTAAGAATGCATCACGCATTATCCGTACATACTTAGACCGAGACGTTTCAACTGGTGTAATGCTCACTGGTGAAAAAGGCTCTGGTAAATCTCTGCTAGCAAAAACTCTTTCAATCGAGGCTGCGTTGCTAGACATTCCAACCATCATCATTAACGATCCATGGGTTGGTGACAACTTCAATAAATTCCTACAAGATATCGAACAACCTTGCGTCATTCTGTTTGACGAATTCGAGAAGGTTTACGATAACGAACACCAAGAGAAAGCATTGACTTTGCTTGATGGTGTATTCCCTTCACGCAAGCTGTTTGTTATCACTTGTAATGACAAGTGGCGTGTCAACGAACATATGCGTAACCGTCCTGGTCGTATCTACTACATGTTGGACTTCAAGGGTCTTGACCCAGTGTTCATCCAAGAATACTGCGAGGATGCTTTGGAATCTAAACAATACATCGACAAGATCGTTGAGATCTCTGCGTTGTTCGAGCAATTCAACTTCGACATGCTGAAGGCATTGGTTGAAGAAATGAATCGTTACGGTGAATCTCCACAAGACGCATTGAAGATGCTGAACGCAAAACCAGAGTTTAACAACAACGGTAAGTTCGAGTGCCAGTTGATTGTCAACGGTGAGCCTGTCAAGGATCAAAACGTGCGCACTGAATGGCACGGCAATCCTCTGTCTGGTACTATCGGCTTTGACTTCTACTCAAAGAACAACTATGGCTTCGGTGGTCAAACTAGCGAAGACTTCGCTCCAATCACTGCTGATGAAGATGGCGAGTTCTGGAATGAGATCTACTTCAACCCCAACCACATCGTGAAGGTTGACGCTCAGGCTGGTAAGTTTACATACCAGAAGGATCATGTGTTCTGTGTCTTGACTCGCAAGAAAGAACAAGGCTACAACTACTTGGCATTCTAAGGAGATAGTATGGACTTAGCATTATTGGTATATGGTATCTCTTTGCTTCACGGCATTGGAACCTTCGTTGTTATGTGTATGCTCGCAAGCGGTGCGCTTGCTTTTGTATTCTTCCTTTGGCGAGTGTCCGAGTGTGATGAAAAGAGTTATTACTCAGACAAAGAAAACAAACTGCGTGTTGAAAATGGAACCATGTGCGAGAAATGGATCAGACGTGGGCTTGTAAGTCTATTCTGTTTTGGTTTGTTCCTTGTGTTCATTCCTACTGAAAAGACTGCATATACTATGGTTGGTGCTTATGCTGCACAAAAGGTAGCAGAGAACGATAAGGTTCAGAAGATGTCTGGCAAGGTATTAACTATCATCGAACAAAAGCTGGATGGCTACATTGAAGACGGTATCAAAGAAGCTGAAGACAAGGTTGAACGTGCAACGAAAAACAAATCGCGATGATTACTTTGTAATCCATTCGACTATGCCCTCTGGCTTTGAATGTAAAATTCCAGCCAGAGGTTATAATCTGAAGTCATGGCTTGCGTTTGAGGATAAATTGAACGCTACATACTATTATGAGCAAACTACCAAGGCTGTTTATGAGCACTTGGTGTTTGGCGATCCAAATGCTGTTATAGATACGGAGGATGATGATGAGCCAAGAGCAAGTAAAGGTAAAGCACTCAAAGAGACTGCAACAAAAAGAAAACCACGTAAAGAAGCAAGCGAAGATTCTGAAGGAGTATCAAAATCCAAGCGACCTGCCAAACCGACAGTTAAAAGAGCCACATCGACTAGCAAAGCGAAAGGCAATGAATTGCGGAAACCCGCAGTGCCTAATGTGCGGAAACCCAAGAAAGACGTTCAAGGAACTAACAATTCAAGAACAAAGGCAGCACCAAGAACTCGAAATACAAAGAGCAAGACACAGTAATGGTACTGTGGTTGATGAGATTGAAGTATATTTACAAGTGAGGAACGGGTAATGAGTATGGAACAATGGAAAGCCGATCGGCTTATGAAGAAAGCAAAGAAGGGTGCACGCAAGGCACTTGAAAAGCAAGGGCATCACCGTAAGACTGCTGCTAAGTTGGTCAATGCTGCGTTGAAACGAATCCACACCCAGCAAGAGGAACAGAATGATTCACCTAACAATTGAGAGTAATACACCTGTTGCTATTAATCCACAACAAGTATTGTTTGTTAAAGAAGCACCAACATCAGGGTGTGTAATCGTATTCGATAATGAAACACGATTACATGTAAGAAATAGTTATCTTGATGTGGTTGGACAGATCGCTGCAACCAATAACACATGAGATATTATTCATACATCGATTCAGAAGATGATATCGAAATCACCAAACTCGTCTACTCGGAGAAAGAAATCCTAGACGAGTTTTGGTTACATTGGTCTAACGAAATGAAGGGTAATGGCTTTGGTCATATGATTAACCCTCAATCGTGTGTTGATGATTGGTGTACTATGCATTGGGCTCAACGTGAAGATGTTTATAAGTTTAAGAACGGGTTTGATGGCAAAGATTTTATTATCAATGAGTTTAACTTTCAAGACCCATCATTTAACCTAGCAACTGTCATCTGTTTAAATGATAGTTCAGTGGTGATTGATAGATATGTTAATTTGAGTTTAGAAATGGAGAGAGCTGATGTTTAATTTGTTCAAAGTAAAGAAGTTAGAAGCACAGGTTGAGTCATTGAAGGCTGACTTGAAGCGAGCACGTGAAGAAGCAAGCGCAAAGGTTATGGATGATTGCCATGCTTGTGATTTTGTTATTGATTGGAAAAACCTAAATGCGTTCTCTGTTGAGCGTCATGGTGGTCCAAAGACAGCATACACAATTATTGGTTACTATGCTGGCACAGGTGAACAAAAGCAAGTTGAAGAATGGAAGTTCTTCTGCTCACAAGAACAACATAATAAATTAGCACAGGAATTTAGAGATGGAATTGCCAAAAAAGCTGATATTGCCTTGCGGGAATACAGCACTTCTACATGAACTAGAGAATCAATATTACTGTAATTATTGCCACTTTGTAGTTGGCTCAAGTGAAGAACCATCGGAGTGTAAACGCAAACGCGAAGAAGCCGAACCTATTAAAAACGATTATTGGATGAATATAAATGACGAACCAGAACAGCACTGAAATTAAAAGCACATTGACTGATGAGCAAATCGTTGCCATTGCCCAGATGATTGATCAATTGATCCTAGATGTGGGTAAACAATATGCTCCATCGGGTATTGAGTTCGCTGCAATTGCTCTTGGTCGTTTAATGGTATTCACCAAACACGTTGATTGTTTTAATACATTCCAAGATATGATGACAGAAATTGTAAACATGAGAGAACCAGAGCCTCTCATCAAACCACAAGATGTCCAGTAAATATAAATGCTTCTGTTATAACTGTAACAAGAACGAACGAAACGAATATGGTTTTCCAGTCGTACTGACTAGGATGATCGTATGTCCAACTTGTGGTAACAAACGTTGTCCGCATTCTACCGATCACAAGTTGGCATGTACTCAATCAAATGAGCCAGGACAACCAGGAAGTAGATATTAATGATTGCAACACTAACACAATTCGCCAGACATAAGGATGGAACCTATGTCTCAATGGACTTATCTGACCAATGTAGAGAACTGATTGATCACTTTGTTGAGATGAATCTAGGCTTGACTGAGCGGGTTGATAAATCAACATACCATATTACTGTCATCTATTCGAGAGCACCAGTCCCATCAGCTGAACAATATGCAGGCATAACGACTGATATTGGCGCAACTGTGACAGGTTACGAAGTATTCCCAACTAAGAATGATGGCAAGTGTTTGGTTATGCGTTTGGACTTTCCATGTGCTGAAACTCTAAACAGACAATTGACAGCTGAGGGTGCCATGTCTGATTATGATTCATACAAGCCACATATGACTATTGCCTATGATATCAAACAAGAGATTGATCCACATACTCTTCCAGTTCCAGAGTTTAAATTACAGTTTGGCCATGTTAAGGTTGAACCACTAGACCCTGAGTTCATTCCAAAGAACAAGGATTGATATGTACCACGAACCAGATTTTAAAACATACGATTACACGATCGGTGGGAAGCTGGTCGTTGGTAGAGCAGTCATTGATGAATCATATCAGCATCTGATGTTGAGTGATGCTGAGTCTCGACAAAGGGTCAAAGAGAAACTGATATCTGACATGGCTCAGTACATGTTGGAGAATAACCTCGTTGAGTTTATGCAGCAGAAGAATGTGGACATGACAACCACTGTTGTTGTTCGTGCTTACTTGGCTCCAAACAACGAGATAAAGATTTTAAGACTAGCAAATAAGATTGTATGAAGTATTATACCATTGTATTCCCAGGCGAGTACGGGCAACATGTCCAAGAAACATGGAGCGAGGCTCAGATTCTAACATCATATTATGCTTATTGGTGTTCTATGATGATTCAGAACGTGGCTGCTCCCGATCTATCAGAAGTTAATTGTATTGATGATTGGTGTATTGTCCACTGGGCAATGGAGACTGATCAATTTGGAAATAAGTTATGTCAGACTACACTCAACAATGCCTAATCGCTGCGGTTTATAACCTTACGATTCTCTTTCTATGTACTACTTTGGTAGTCCTTTTCAACTTCAGTCCTTGGTGGTTCGTGGGGGCTGTAATGATCATGGCTTCGGTCTCTGAAGAAGACAAAAAAGATTGAAAATCGCTTTACTTTAATTCACAGGTGCGGTATAATTACTGTATTGAAGGAGAAAAGTATGGGATTCGAAAAGAAGGTTCTTGAAGTTGCAACCCCTCATCTTAGCAAAGGTGAGAGTGCTTACTTTTTCAACGGGACATTGTTCATTGATGGTGTTGAGCGTACATCGCGAAAGATCTTCTCTGATATCATGATGAAGATCACTCCCATGGTCAAAGTCTCTAAGACTGGTCCAGAAGAATTTGCTATTGATTTTGTTTGAGGTTGTTATGCGTAAACTTGCTAAGATTGTTAAGATTGATGAACTGAACCCGATCGAGGGTGCTGATGCCATTGAATGTGCTGTCGTTGGTGGCTGGAAAGTTGTAGCCCAGAAGGGTCTCTACAACGTTGGTGACCTTGCTGTTTACTTTGAGATTGATTCATGGATTCCCCATGAGTTGGCTCCATTCCTGTCTAAAGGTAAAGAGCCACGTGAGTTCGAAGGTGTCAGGGGTGAACGTCTGAAGACTATCAAGCTGCGTGGTCAGTTGTCTCAAGGTTTGCTGATGCCTCTGGAATACACTGAAGACGGTGGATTCTATTTCCGTCGCACCGATGGTGATATTCAGAATGTTAGCGAAGACCAAGACGTTACTGAATTGCTTGGCATCAAGAAGTGGGAGAAGCCCGTCAATGCCCAGCTGGCTGGTGTGTGTCGTGGTAATTTCCCGTCACTGATCCCTAAGACTGATCAAGAACGTGCTCAAAACCTGAAGAAAGAGATTGTTGCTGCGAATGAGGCTGGCACTCAATTTGAAATCACTGAGAAGCTAGAAGGCTCATCTATGACCGTATATCGTATGGTTGTGGATGGTGAAATGCAGTTCGGTGTTTGCTCACGTAACATGGATCTCAAGGAAGTTGCTGGTAATACATTCTGGGACGTTGCTCGTCAGGATGATATCGAGGCTAAGATGATTGCTGTTGATGAGTTCTGGTCATTCGCTATTCAAGGTGAGTTGATTGGTCCTAACATCCAAGGTAACATCTACAAACTGTCTCAACCCGAATTCCGAGTGTTCGATGTTTACGATATTCAGGCTGGTAAGTATCTGAACCCTGAAGCACGTTGGCAATTGATCACTCGTATGGGATTGAAGCATGTGCCAGTTTTGGCTTTCACTGCTTCTTTGTACGACACACTTGGTATCAGCGACATGAACCAACTGTTGGACTTTGCCGATGGTAAGTCTATGAACGGTGCTGCTGGCCATGAGCCACTTCGCGAAGGTGTAGTGTTCAAAGAGGTCAACGGAGGCATGACTTTCAAGGTTATCTCTAACCAGTACCTGTTAGGTGAAAAGTAGTAAAAAAGAAACCCTACCGAGTGTAGGGTTTCTATCAAATATCGCTTTACTTTAATTCAACATTAGACTATAATTAATGTATTGGTTGAGATAAAGGACATATTATGAAATTGCTGAGCACTGGTAACCCAAAGTTGATCAAAGGTGAGAAGAAAGGTTATTTGTCATTCGTTCTTCACCTGTCTCCCGCTGATGTGGCTGGTTATGAAACCTGCCCCAAACGCACTGCTGGTTGCACAGCTGCTTGCCTGAATACCGCTGGTCGTGGTGGTATGTTCAAACCTGGTGGCACAAATACTATTCAAGAAGCACGCAAGCGCAAGACACGTATGTTCTTCGAGCAACGTGATCAGTTCTTGGCTGATCTTGAAGCCGATATTCGTAAGGGTATCAAACAAGCAGAGAAGAAGGGTATGATCCCTGCTTTCCGTTTGAATGGCACCAGCGATATCGCTTGGGAAAAGTATGGTATCATCCAGAAGTTTCCCGAAGTCCAATTCTATGATTATACAAAGATCCGCAATCGTAAAGTCGCTGCACTGAGCAACTACCACTTGACCTTCTCCAAGGCTGATGGTAACGATATGGATGTTCGTTTGGCTGCATCTGCTGGCATGAATGTGGCAGTTGTATTCAAAAATGTACCCGATTCTTATATCGGTCGTACAGTTATTGATGGCGATGATACCGATCTGCGATTCCTTGATCCAAAGGGTGTTGTGGTTGGTTTGAAAGCCAAAGGTCGTGCTCGTAAAGACACTTCTGGTTTTGTAGTTGTTTAAATAAGGAAATTATATCATGGCAAAAGCTCAAATTATTCAAGACTCTATCGACGGCATCTTCGGCGAGAAGGTTAATGTTGGTGACCAAGTTATGGTCGTCACGACTGGTTATTCTCATCGAGTGAATGTTCGTAAGGGTATCTACAAAGGTTATGTTGATACAGGAATGGGCTGGCGAAAGAGCAAGAAAGCAAAGATCGAGATCAATACCACTCGTTCTATTCAAGTGAAACCCGATGGCAATGAGTTTTGCTGGAACAAGGATTATGATTCCAAGACATGGCCAGAAGTCAGCAAGACTCTGACCCGCAAGGAAGTTCCTTATACATACATGACAACCCTTCAACTCAACCGCATCGCAACTATCAAGTAATGGATAAAGATATCATCCTCGCAGCAGCCAATATGATGTCCGATAAAGGATATGGACTGGGTAATGAACCCGATTATCTCAAGTTCAAGGCAGGTCGCTTGCTCCTGACGTTGGTCAAGTATCGGGATGCGGGGATGAATTCTTACACCTATTTCTGGAAGAACGAACAAGAGCGAGTTACATCCCCATTCTTTGATTCTGAGAAAGAAGCCTATGCATGGATCAAACAGGTTGACGAATGGGATAATTGGAAAGCAAACAAGGATATCGTATGAGAGTAATTATTGCTGGTGGTCGCGATATCCATGACTACAACCTAGTGCTTGATGCTATCAACGAATGTAACTTCAACATTCAGGCTGTTGTATCTGGTGGAGCCAAAGGTGTTGATGCTCTTGGTGAGCGATATGCTGAGTCTGCCGATGTACCATTGCATATATTTGAAGCTGATTGGGAGACGCATGGTCGTGCTGCTGGTCCAATCCGTAACCGAAAGATGGCAGAGAATGCCGATGCTTTAATCGCTATCTGGGATGGTAAATCCCGTGGCACTAAGAATATGATTGAAACCGCAACCAAGAAAGGTTTGCTGGTATTTGTAAAGAGGACTGATGTATGATGGCTACAATGGAACAAAGAATGGCTCAACTAGAGGCTCGTATTGCCCAGCTAGAAGCACGCATCGCTAATCAAGAAGCGAAGACTATGACGTTTGGTCCATCTACTCCGTATCAACCATTCCCTGTCTCCCCATATCCAGATCCCAATAGCCCGTGGAATCCTCCATATACAATCACATGTAAGCTGGCTGATGGTACGACCAAGGAAATGACATTTACAACTCCAATCGTGGCACAGACAAATGGCTGATACTGTATTAATCCTAATGACGCTTCTGATCCTGAAGCACTTCATCGTTGATTTCCCTCTTCAAGGACCATATCAATGGATGAATAAAGGGACATATCTACATCCTGGTGGCTTACTGCATGCGTTCATGCACGGAGTAGCAACCATGCTATGTTTTACTTGGTATGCTCCGCAAGCTGCGTTCTGGTTGGGTTTATTCGATGCCGTTATCCATTATCACGTGGACTGGGCAAAGATGAATATCAATGCCAAATTCGGTTGGAAAGCCGACCAACATCCACAATTCTGGTATCTAATGGGAGCCGATCAGCTGGCTCATTATCTAACATATATCTGGTTAATCTATCTTGTAGTATGAAGCATCGTGTATGGGTCATTGCTGGTAACGAACACCAGTATCATGATTATGTTAGGGGTAAACCCTTAAATGGTGATAAGAAGTATTCGTATGTCTATGCGCCAGATACTCTCCGTGGGTTTGTTAATCCGCATGGTGTATTCATAGGTACATGGAGACATCGGGCTGATATTATCCCCATTCTTGATATGCTGATCATGTCCACTAATGAGGACACGAAGAATCTGCATAAGATTCGGCTTGAGTTAATGATGAACGCATCCCATACTCAAACTCTCGCTGCCACCATGCAGACTGGGTATAGTGATGCCGCTGATTTGTTAGCCAAAGCCATCGACCAAGAAGTATTGGATCAAATGGTGGATAAGCCAAAGATCGTGCAGACTGTATTCGATATTATGGAAGAATTCGATACACCCATGACATGGAAAGGATTCGTGAAATGACCGAAGAAGAAGTAATTAAAGACATTATCAAACGATCCAATGCAAAGGTTAAGCTGATTCGTAAGCATCAGAAAGAACTCCAAGAGATATATGACCAATGTAATCACCATGGTACAGTTGAGCAGAAATCATCTTATTTCGGTGGTTCATACTATGACCATGCATATACTCGCTACTGGGCTCAATGTACAGTCTGCGGTAAGAAATCAGAAGAAGTAACAAAAGAACATAGTTATTATGGATAAGTCCTATGACACCTGAGTTTATTGAACGAGCAAGAAAAGACTTTGATAAGGATGATCGATATCTAGATTGGGAATCATTCCTGGCTGGATATTGGGCTGCAACTAAACGATTCGGTCAGAGACAGGATCGTAGAGAGATTCGTTCAAAGCAAGGGTATTCACGTATAGGAGCAAACAACGTATGAACGAACGAATTGTAAAACTTATCACAGAGGCTGATGCCTATGCTTGGACCATTTCTGAAAAGTATGTGCCTGAATGTGGTGAAGTAAACTATCTTTGGGAAGATGCATTCCGTAAAAAGTTCGCCGAGTTGATTGTTCGGGAATGCATCGGATGTTGTGAACAAGTTATTAGTGATCCTGTTCCTAAATCAGTTGACACTTGGCTTAACGGTGGTTCACAATGTATCAAAGAGATTAAAGAACGTTTCGGAGTTGAAGGTATGTCTACAGAAGATAAAAAGACTTTGATTAAAGAATTATTGGGATTGAATAATGTATGAACTGGGAAGACACCGAACAAGAACTCAAACGTCTAAACGATATCCTGATTAGCCTACACCAACGACCAGAACGCGACTGGGAAATCCATGAAAAGAATTGTGCGCAAATCGTCCGTCGTAAGCTAAGAGATCTGGGTGAGTATCGTTATAGTCTATTAAGGAAGAAAAATGAACCAACTAACTGAACTGTTCGTCCGTCTAAAGCAGATGGAGAATGCAATTGATCTAATCCTCATGAGTCTACCAGCAACGGATAATGAAGCCTTCAATGCTAGAAAGATTCAAGCTGCAAGACGTCAAGAACGAATCCAAGCAGAACAACAGGCAACCCAAGAATATCTCAATCTAAAGAGCCGTCTCCAAGAATTAGAGAATGATTATCCAACACTGAAGAAGCTATGACACCTAGAATAATCCCTCGCTATGTTGATCATCTATGGTATCCGATTCTATGTCGAGGGCTTGGCTCAGGTCATTGTAGAATTGTGGAGATGCAAGGAAAAGAAGTAAATGCTTGGAATGATTATGTACGGAGCCAACGATGAATAATCTAATTAAATCACTCCTAGCCAAAGCCCATCTAGAGAAACACCCTGATACCAATGCAATCGCTGAAAGATTCGCTTATCTAATAGTCCTAGAATGCATTAATACTCTAAGCGAAGACGACGGAGCAACCCATCATGAAGAACTTCTATTACAAAGATTCGGTATAAAATGAAACTAACTGAAGAACACAAACAATTCCTGATAGATCTAAGAGACAGCGGAGTAACCAACATGTGGGGTGCCTCTCCATATCTAGAAAGAGAATTCGGTCTAACCCGCAAAGAAGCCTCGGATATCCTATTACAATGGATCAAATCATTTAAATGAGAGAACTAAAACAACTCCTCCTGCTGGCTCCGAAAGGACATATAGATCCCATAGCAATGAAAACCATCAAGGAATGGGATAAATCTCCTAAAGCAATCCAGATATTAAAGACTCTAGATATGTGTGTTCACTCGGGATTAGCCTCAGGATTCGTTATACATGTCCTGGAGCAAATGTTTAATAAGGCTCTGAAGAAAGAGAAAACCACATACGAAGAAGTGGTAAAGGAAGCAGTATGGAGAAAGAATTCGACATAGTAATAGCCACTCTAGAGGAAAAGAAACAAAAACTCTGGAAAATGACCCAAGATAATATGAAGATGGATATGGTCAATATGATGGATGATATCCGTCTAGAACAGATTCAAGAGTTAAATGAAGCCATGGGTATGTGGTTATTATGGAAAGAAGAGAAATCTAATAGAGGCTCAGGGGTATAATCGAATAGAGGCTCACACTACCTATTAGAAAGAGGCTCACAGGGTAAATGCGATAGAGGCTCACAGGGTTTCTCTAAGAGGCTTATAGGGCAATATACAGACGTATATGCGGCACGCTAGAGAATACTGAGTGGTGGTCTCTATTTAGGTAGCGTTAAAACAGCCCTATAAATAGAACTTAGCGTTCGTCTTAATCCTTTTGCCAGAAAGGCAAATTTTTTATGCCAGGAGTTTACCGAGAAAAGCAGTGTCCCGTGTGTGGTGTTACGCATCGCCGAAGAGGACCATATTGCTCTAGGTCACATGCGCTTAGTGACCGCACACATTCCGAAGCCACTAAAGAGAAGATCAGCGAGGCTGGCAAAGCACGTATGGCTGATCGCACTGGGGATGCTTACTTAGACGCAGTGGATAATCTCCGTCAAGCCACAGCAGTCTCTAAGGGAAGGGACACGGCTCCGATTCCTCCCCGTCTTCGCGATGATCGTCGTGGTGAGGTCATTGACGGAGACTATTGGGTATCGGCTGACGATTGGTAAAAACAATCGGATCCCAGCCCATCTACCATTATAACCCGATTCCGAATTAAAGTCAAGTCAGATTATTCCCCTGCAAGATTGAGGGGATTGCAAAATAAATTTGACGAATATTCCAGTCCTGGGTATAATATCCTTGTTGGGTATGATAAAGGACTAATGATGACTGATTTTGAAACGGGTGTGACTGACGCTAATCTAGACCGATCTGAAGGCTGGTTGGAAGAAGGGTATGGATTAGATCAGCTGATCGCTCATCTCCGTATGGCTGGTGATTATAGCGATTCCTACATCGCTGGATATGTTTCGGTGGTTTTCGGGTAATAACCTTCAATCTCTGAGGGGCTTTACTTTAATTCAAGATTGCGTTATAATACTTCTATTGAATAAGGAAACGAAATGAACTTTACCAAAATCTCCCGTGAGTTGCTCGAATCGCTGACTTTCCGTGTCTTTACTAAAAATGACTACTATGGGTTCGCTGGGGTTATGTCGCCTGTTCCCCTGATCGCTGAGTTAGAAGACGAAGGCATCTGCGTTGTTATTGACGGTGATTTTGCTGAGCTTTATGCCTATGACGGATGCGCGAATTTCGAGTGTATTGATACCTGCGACAATATCCGTGAGCTTCAGTACAAATCCGAGGCGCAACTGAAAATCGAAGCCGAGATCGCTACTATGGAGAAGGCACTGGCTGAACTGAAGAAAACCCTACAGAATTGAGGGGCTTTACTTTAATTCAGGTTGGCTGTATAATTCTTATATGATGATACGAAAGGGTGATATGAATACAGTGTTCAAGTCGAAGTCCCAGCTCCGCGAAGAAGGTGCTGATGCTCTCCAGGAATTCCTAGCCCGAGGCGGGAAAATCGAAGTGGTGAAAGCCCGAAAAGCACCCAAGCAAAAGATGCGTGCCAAGGCATCCCGAGGCGGATCCGCATCCACCAGTGGCTTTGCGGTTGGTTATGTTTCCTCTAAGATCGGAGCCTAAGCATGTTGGTTTCTACCCAAGTCCGCAAGTACAACATCGCCACTAAAGACTACGAACTGATGGATCAGGTTGTGGAGGTGCTGACCGTTCACTTCGAGAAGGGGACGATGCGAGTCCGTTGGGTAGAGAACGATCCCCGCACATACCCAGCGTCACAGGGTAAAATCCAGACGGATAACATGAGCAACAAATCTTTCCTTGAACAATACAGCGTAGTGGAGAACAAGAATGCCTAATTGGTGCGATAATACCCTTGAAGTGAGCCACGAAGACCCAGCAATGGTCAAACGACTGACCGATGCCTTTGCAGCTGGTCGTCTATGCGAAGAGTTCATCCCCTCGCCCAATGGTGAGTGGAGCTTTGACTTCAGCGTCAATAACTGGGGCACCAAGTGGGATGTTGGTGGGGATGACGGATACTGCGAGGCGGAAGGGCATAATGCTTCTATGAGCTTTCAATCAGCGTGGTCGCCACCCACTGGTCTGTATCCCGTGCTGGAAGAGCTAGGATTCATCGTCCGTGCCATGTACTATGAGCCAGGGATGGGATTCGCTGGCATCTATGAGGACGGGTTGGATGAGACCTATGAACTCGATGGCACCAGCGATGAGGTCAAGGAACAGATCCCAGCCGAGCTAGATGAGGCATTCTGCATCACCGAGAACATGGCTATGTTCGAAGAGGAGAACGAAGAATAACCCTCATTTCCTGAGGGGTTTGACTTTAATTCAGGATTATCGTATAATCAATGTATTGAAGGAGAAAAGTATGACTGTATTTGTTGCTGTTGCTGTCACTGAGTCTAGCGATCGCTATGTGTGGGTCTATGCCAAGGAGCCAACCCGTGATGAAGTCATTGAGCGTGTCTATGAGCTAGAGATGTGCGAAGATCTCGACTGGTACATGGACACCACGTCCGTGGCTATCTATGAGACGGAGGTTATCGAATAACCATACGAGCATGAGGGGAATGGGTTTACTTTAATTCCAATCCCTGTTATAATTCTTATATGATGATTAGAAAAGGAAATGAAATGACTGCTCGTATCGTGTTTGATAAGTCTTCTGAGAAGTTCGTTGGTTATGTTGGTAACAAGGCTGTTGTTCGTTCTAAGTACAAAGCAGCTGTCGAGAAGCGCATTGCTGAACTCGGTGGCAATGTAGACTTTGCTGCAGCTGAGAAAGCAGCAGCTGACCGTGATGCGAAATTCGGTATTAATACACGATTCGAGTTTGTTGAGAAGTTGGTTAACATGGTCGCTGCTGGCGTCCAACCCTCTGCTGTGATCACTGGTGAAGGTGGTCTGGGCAAAACCTATACGGTGACCAAAACCCTTGAGTCCGCTGGTTACAAAGACATCAGCGACATGGGTGAATTCCAAGTTGGTCAAGTGGTCAACACTCGCAAGTGCTTCACCACTGTCAAGGGTTACTCTACTGCCAAGGGTTTGTATCGTACCCTCTTTGAGAACAACAAGTCGATCATTGTGTTCGATGACTGCGATGCCGTGCTCAAAGACCCAGTCGCTCTGAACTTGCTGAAGGGTGCTCTTGATTCCTACGGTAAGCGAATCATCAGCTGGAACGCTGACATGCGTGACGAAGATCTGCCTCGTTCGTTCAACTTTGAAGGTCGTGTTATCTTCATCTCCAACATGGACCAGAACAACATTGATCAAGCGATCCGTTCGCGTTCTATGCTGATTGACTTGTCCATGAATGCTGATCAAAAGATTGAGCGTATGGAAACCATCGCCAAGTGTGATTCGTTCATGCCTGAGTACGATGCCAAGATCAAGACCGATGCATTGAACCTGATCCGTGAGTTGAAGACTTCAGCCAAGGAAATCAGCCTCCGTACCCTGATCAGTGTTTGCAAGATCCGTGCGTCCAATCCCAAGGACTATGCTGCTCTCGCTGAATACATGATCTGCCAATAACCCTCATGCCCTGAGGGGCTTTACTTTAATTAGACATTATCGTATAATTAATGTAATGAAGGAGAAAAGATATGACCAAAGTTGAAGCGATCAAAGAACACATTGCCCTCCGTGAGCAGTTCTGGGGAAAGTATAGCAAGATGAAGTATGCATATGGCTTCTTCCGTTGCTTGTTCCATAAGCAATCACTGATCGAAGGTGCTTCCGCTGGTCTTCGTGTTTACATCAAGGACTATGGTACAGCTGCTAATCTGAACAAGGCTCTCTAATGTACACAGTCATCTTCCCCTCTGGTCGTATAATGACCTTTCACATCGAGTCGGTTGCCCGTATGTATGCAATGACCATGGAGTCAAAGCCAGGACAACTGATTACCCCACAAATTCTAGAAACACTGAAAAGGATGCAAAATGTTTGAAATGATGATCGCAATTCTCCAAGGACACTCAGCCAAGGTCGTTAAGGCAGTTGAGAAAGAACTCAAGCCCTATGTTAAGGAAGTCCGAGTGATCCGTAGGAAATAACCCTCAATCTCCTATGGGCTTTACTTTAATTACAAGATGCCTTATAATTACTGTATTGATTAGGAGAAAATGATGTACAGTTTCCAACCCCTCGCCACTATCCCAGTTGACCACAAAGGTTTCGTGGTCTTCTGTTTCATTGTTGGTGTGATCCTGTTGTTTGCACTGTTCAATGAACCAGAGGCATTCTTCGTGTACTTCTTCATTGGCACTGTGTTCCTGGGAGGCGTATATTACATCAGTTATCATGTCTGCGACCAAGAGCCAAAAGTCTTCAAGAACGAAGTCGTCATCGGTGAGTTCGTTGGCTATGAGTCCGAAGGGTACAAAGAGCGTTCTGGCAAGAGCTATGTTGACCGTCACTATACCTATGTCATCTACAAGACACCTGAAGGCAACGTGATGCTCCCTTGCGTCGTTGGTACACCATACCCACAGCGTGCTACTCTCTACAAGAATTAACCCTACACACCATATGGTTATCGCTTTACTTTAATTCGAGATCCTGGTATAATAACTGTATAGATTGGAGAAATATATGACTGGTTCTATCCGTGCTTTCGTTGGTCTTGTAATCACTATGGGTGCTGCTGGTGGTATTGACACTGCCACTGATGCACAACTGTTCAGCTGTGTTGCTATGGCAGCAGTCGGTCTTGCGATCATGGCAAGTGGAGTATCCGCTATGCAACGAGCATAAATTGGAGTTATAATGCCCATGCCTCGCGTATGGGTATGCGGTATGCGTCGGGTCAAAATTGGAGTTAAATGCGTCGTCTGGTGCGCCTCCCGTTGCGGTATGCGCATCGGTAAAAATAGATTTCAGGGTCCCCTTTTCTTATACCTAAACACGACCTAAACTCCCCCATCATATTATTCTCTCGCCAGCATAATCTCAAAAATACTTCCCACTTTTCAATGTGTTTTCTTTAAAAAATTTCCCGCAGAAAAAAATTATGCTTAAAACCTCATTCTCTAAACAAGGTCTTTGGTACACCCTTTCTCATAAGGGTGAGACCGTTAATCACCTATTCCGTATTGGCACCACTACAAAGGATGGTATGACCATTTACGAGATTATCGTATGGCGTTTGGCTATACAATGGAGTTTCAAATGATTTTACTTAATATGTTCCTCGTTATCTTCTGTGCATATATTGCAGGAGAGCTAAAATGTTCCATAGATATTGATCGGTTAGAAGATCGAGAAGTTCCGTGGTATCGCTATGCATTGGTCTTTACGAACCTTCTTGCAAGTTTGCTTAACCTCATTATTTGTATTGGAATACATCGATGAAATACCGTGTTTATTACTGGAAGAAATTCCTTCAACAATTGGAGATTACTTGGCTCATTCTTTGGCACGGTGTAATTCGTAACGAAGGACATCATTCTGGTTGGGGTAAGGGTTGGTTCTACGGGAAGAAGAAATGACAGCATTATTTGGTTTCTTTATGGCAATTGCCTATGACGCACCCTTCTGGGTATTTTTAGTTGGTTTTCTTTGTTTAATGGCGGACTCATGAAAGAATCTACTATTGGCGGGATTATCCTTGGATATATCCTAGCATTTATTTTAACATTTGGGCACGCTTATCACCAGATTCCCGATTCGGAGCAGCGTGAGTTCGCAGGGCAGATGTATACTGTGCACAACGGATTAGGTGCTAAAGCAGCTGGTGCGTTTCTTGCATCTATCTTTTGGCCATTGTATTGGTCAGCAAAGGCTTGGGAATGATTGAACGTTGTTTAGAGTGTGGTGCAAAAGCCACTTGGATGCGGTCAACGCAGTTTGCAGGTGACCATCCTTATTGTGAAGAACATGCTAAGTTGGAGAAGGACTTTGGTGTTTCGGATTCTTATGCTTACTGGTACGAAATAAAAATTTCGGGTTCCCCAGAGACAGAGACAACAGAGTAATTTCGCTTGCCTTGCAAGAACTTTTATAGTATAATAGTGGTATGAATGATAAAGAAATAGAAGACTTCTATAATGAGCTAGTTGAGCACTATGGTGATGAACTGGTTAATTTTGAACATTATCCTTTGCAGTTCGCCATGCAGGTGAAACTGTACAAATATTACAAGGAAGATAAAAATGAAAATAGCAGTGTGTAGTGACGTACACTTGGAATTTGGTCCACTTACTCTTGAGAACCCAGGAGGAGTGGATGTACTCATTTTGAGTGGAGATATCTTAGTTGAACGTGACCTAGACGAGTGGAATGAAGCTCAAGCTGGTCAGGGTTTCATGCGTTATCGTTCGGAGATGTTCCATACATTCTTCCAAGAGTGTTCTAGAGCGTTTCCTCACGTACTTTATGTTGCTGGTAACCATGAATCTTATCATGGGGACTTCGCTTACACCACTAAAGCCTTGAAACGCAAGTTCGCTTACCTTGAGAACGTTCATGTTCTTGATAAAGAGGTATTCAAGCTGGGTGATTACACGTTTGTTGGCTCTACTTTGTGGACTGACATGAACAATCGCGACCCTTTGACCTTGTATCACATGAAAGATTACATGAACGACTTTAGAATCATCAAGAATTCTAACCGTTCGGTGTTCAGAAATGTGCCAATCTATGAATATGACTCAAATGGCAACGTTGCTCGCAATGAAGCAGGTCAACAAATTCAAATTGGTATGAAAAAGAAGGAAGACCCAGCTACTTTTACCCCTGAAGACGCTGTTGAAGAAAACGAAAAGTGTTTCGAGTTCATCAAATTTGTGGTTTCAGAGGCTAAAGACCATGAAAAAGTCATTGTTGTTGGTCACCACACCCCTTCTCATCAATCTTGTCACCCTCGCTACAAGGATGATCAGATAATGAACGGTGGTTATCACAATAACTACGAAGACTACATCATGGATCACCCAAAAATCGCTTTGTGGACTCATGGTCACACTCATGAACGCTACGATTACATGATCGGTGAAACTCGAATCATCTGTAATCCACGTGGTTACATGGGTCACGAGGCAATTTCCCGTGATTTTGAATTGAAAGTGGTGGAAGTCTGATGATTCGAACTGAAGAATTTGATAAAACCGATAAGGAGCGCGACGACGCATTAGAATATTACATGCGTCGTTGCTCTGAACTTGAAACTGAGAATAAAAATCTCAAAGAGCGACTTGCTCGTCTATTATGGAGTATGGAAGAACATGACTAAATTTACCCTTGTGTGTGATCATTCTTGTGATCTAGATACACACGTTGTTACTCACACATTTAATGCTGAGTATTTACCCGATGTTCTTTTAAACATTGAACAATTCCTACGTGGTGCTGGTTATCACTTTGATGGTGTATTAACTATTGAAGAACCTCACTCTGAACACTATTACGATACTGAAAGAAACCGATGAATCCTTTTAACGATGTAGAAAAATTCCTAAACGCTGTTGGACAAAACCCACCTCCGTTCACCGTTGGCGAAAACCCTCAATCGCTTTTGTATAAAGAGTTGATTCGCGAGGAAATCAAAGAGTTCTGGGAAGCTGATGAAGCTAACGATGATGTTGAACGCTTGGATGCTTGCTTTGATATGATTTGGGTTATCGTTGGATATGCCCGTTCACGTGGTTGGGACTTTGACCTTGCTTGGGAAGAAGGTGCTGACTCTAACCTATCCAAAATTGATCCAGAGACTGGTTTGGTTCGTCGTCGTGAAGACGGTAAGATTCTGAAACCAGAAGGCTGGAAACCACCTAACTTTGAGCAATTTGTAAAATGATTACCTTATACCTAGACATGGATGGTGTACTCGCCGACTTCAATAAAGAGTACACAAAGTTTGACCCTGAAAAGGCTGACCGCAAACGTTTTCGCGAATCAGTCCTTCAACATCATATTTTTGAGAAGCTGGATTTTATGCCAGACACTCAAGAGTTACTAAACCACGTGTCTAGGTTACATGGGGTAACTATTGAGATTTTGACCTCCATGGGTACTCATGAACCACTTCAAGCTCAAGAAGCTAAACATCAAAAGCTGAAATGGTTAGCTGCTAAGAATATCCCATACAAAGCTAACTTCGTACACAATAAACAAGAGAAAGCAAAATATGCCACTCCTAGAAGTATTCTTATTGATGACTCTGCTGGCTGTATTTCTCCCTTTATTGAGGCTGGTGGTCACGGCATTCTTCATACTAATGCTTCTGATACCATTCGCATTCTTGACTCAACTATTCTTCAACTGAGAGCATTAGATGTTTGATATTTTAGCACCAACCTTCGACTGGATTAAGAATGACTTCAAAAGTAATAAACTTCGTTTTTGTCTTGAGGTCACTGCTTGGGTTCTTTCTATTAGTTGTTCTCTCGCTATGGCACTCACCGTTCCAAACCCACCTCTCAAGTATCTTTACACCCCTTGGGTCATTAGCACTAGCATATATGCTGGGTGTGCTTATAGTCGTCGTTCCTTTGGTATGTTGGCTAATTATATGCTTCTCGCGATCATCGACGGAATCGCATTAAGCCAGTGGTGGTTCTAATGCAACTAACACAAAAATATATTAATTTACCTGTACCTCAACCACAACCATCAACTGCGCCATTTGTTAAACCTTTATCGTATGAGTTTCGTGTTGCAGAACTACTAGACGAAGAAGGTAAAATTGAGAAGGTTCAATTACAGCTGCAAATTTGGGAACATGATGAATATGGGTCAGGTATTGTAAAGCAGCATTGGAGCGCTGTCCCTCGTATTAAAATTGATAAAAATGGGTCAATAATCCCTTGACTTTAATTCCGGATTAGGGTATAATTATAGTATGAATATCTTTTATGTACACCCCGATCCTGTCATCTGTGCTCAACAGCACGTTGACAAACACGTGGTCAAAATGATCTTAGAATATGCCCAACTTCTTAGTACTGCTCATCGTGTTCTTGATGGTTCCATTAGTGTTGGTCTATCCCCTAAAGGACGGAAGAAAACCAGTTACAAACTTGCCGATGATCGCGATGCCGTTCTGTATTCTGCTACCCATCTTAATCACCCGTCTGCTAAATGGGCTCGGCACTCACTCTCCAACTATCAACATCTTTTCAAACTTTGGATTGAATTGATGCGCGAGTATCATTATCGTTATGGCAAGATTCATGCGTCAATGCGTCTTGCTAAACACCTCAAGAATCCACCAACTAATATCCCCACATCAGAAGGTTTCTCTGCTCCATGGCGAGCAATGCCTGATGAATACAAATTTGACCGCAGTGAACCTAACTACACTGTTAGATCATATCGTGCATATATCCTTGGCGCAAAAAGTCAAATGCTTAAATGGAAAAATCGCGAAACACCTGAATGGGTTCGCTAAATAGGTTTGTAAGGAGTTATAATGCCAACATATGATTTTAGAAATAAAGACACTGGCGAAGTGTTTGAGAAAATTATGAAAATTGCTGAGAAAGAGCAATATCTCATTGACAATCCCCACATCGAACAAGCAATTGTGAGCGCACCAGCGTTCACTGGTGATCACATCATCATTAAAAAGGATTCAGGTTTTAAGGAGGTGTTACAGAAAATTAACGAACGAGTGCCAGGTGGCATGAAACAAAGCGGATCTTCTCAACTATAATAAGGGGTATGCATGGCGACAAAGACCAGAGCAAAACTTCTAGATAATGATTTAAGTGACAAACCAAAAGAGGTTAAAGTAAATAACTCTTTGAAAATTAGGATCGATGATTTAAAAACTTTTGATCCATTAACTGCGCATCAAAAAGACTTTTATGACGCTTACAAGCGACAAGATTATTTTATTGCATTACACGGTGTAGCAGGTACAGGTAAAACTTTCATCGCTTTGTATAAAGCATTGGAAGAAGTATTAGATAAAAGCAATCCGTTCAATAAGATTATTATCGTTCGTTCGGCAGTACCATCTCGTGAAGTTGGTCACCTTCCTGGGGATTTAAATGAAAAAACAGAAATCTACAGACAACCTTACCAGCAAATCTGTACCACTCTCTTTGGAAGACCTGATGCCTACCAACGGTTGGAAGAGCAACACCACATTGAATTTATTTCTACATCGTTCATCCGTGGGATGTCCTTCGACGATGCTATCATCATCGTTGACGAAATGCAAAACCTAACATACGAAGAAATCGACACAGTTATGACTCGTGTTGGTTATCGTTCTAAAATTATCTGGTGTGGTGATTATCGCCAAACCGACTTGAATAAGAAAAAGAATGACATGTCTGGTATTCTTAAGTTCTTTGAAATTGCTCAACACATGAGAGCTTTCACTAGAATTGAGTTCACACCTGATGACATTGTTCGTTCATCACTAGTGAAAGATTATATCCTCGCCAAACTACGATATGAGGATTATGTAGAGAAATAATGAAAACATTTATACATCATGATTTTGCGAAGTTAGAAAGGGATACAGCTGCTGACGGTCGTCGAGTTTATAAGACGCCAGAAGGTAAGCTGTATCCTTCAGTCACTTCTATCACAGGTGTTAATAGCACCTTCAACAAGAGTGCGTGGATTCAGCGTGTTGGCGTTGACGAAGCCAACCGTATTACTCAGCGAGCACTTGACCGTGGCACTCGCATCCATTCTCTCTGTGAAAACTTCTTACTTGGTAATGAAGTAAAGATTGATATGTTTGATCAAGACATGTGGAGCACTATGCTACCTTTGTTGAACAAGATCGACAATATTCATTGCCTTGAAACTCCACTGTATTCTGACTTTCTACAAGCAGCTGGTACAGTTGACTGTATTGCGGAGTATGAAGGTAAGTTATCCGTCATCGACTTTAAGACTTCATCTAGGGTTAAAGAGCGTGATGATATTCACAACTACTTCGAGCAGACTGCAGCTTATGCCGTTATGTTTGAAGAACGAACAGGTATTCCAATCGGTCGTTTAATTATCTTGATGGTGATTGACGATGATGCACCAAGAGTGTTTATTGAGAAACGTGATGGTTGGATTGCAGGATTCCGTAAGTCACGTATGGATTATCGTCAAAAGTATAATATATAGAATATTGCTGTAATCCCTTCAAAGCGAAGGACTTCTGGACGGGGGTTCGACTCCCCCCATCTCCACCAAAAGAGAATTGACACGGTGTACAACGTGCATCACTGAGTAATCAAATGGTTCAGACGTAGAGCTGAAATTCAGTTTTCTTTTGATGGGGATGCCATGGTTTCGACAGGGGTAGATAGTAGCGACGGCAGCACGACAGGAGTAGTCGTTAAAAGCAAATCAAAGTAAATGCAAACGATGAAGTTTTCGCATTGGCAGCCTAAACGCTGACTAGGGTTTCGATGGGTTTCCTCGTAACAGAATAACCCATCACTAATTCGGAGATATTATGATTGGTGTTGTATTAGGTAATGGTCCGAGTCGTGAACATTACGACAGAAAAGGTGATATTGTTCTTGGATGTAATATTCCCAATGAAGAACATAGCGTAGATGCCACTGTTATTTGCGATGAAGAGATTGCGTGGATTATTAAAAATGACTTGACTTTAATTCAGGTTCCAGTTATAATATCTACTAAGGTGTTTGAAAAGTTTAAGGAATTCCGTATCGAGGATCAATTCATAATCTTGGATGTTTTCAAACCCAAAGACTGGTACAATGCTGCCCACTATGCAGCCGAGTATCTAATTAAGAATACTGAGTGCGACGAGATTCATTTGTGGGGGTGTGATTCTATTTTTGAGAATACAGTTTCCTCTACAACTGGTAAACTAATCCAACAAACAACAATTGGCGATACTAGGTTTATCAAGAATTGGCGTAGAGTTTGGAATGAGATTCATATCGACAACCCCGATGTGCATTTCGTAGCTATGAGAATGCCTAAATAATATACCAGCTTGACGGTTGCTGGCACACACTGAAACCGTTTTTACACACACAAGGAGTTAGTTATGTCAAATATGACACCGTTCGAAATTCGTCTCGAACTATTAAAAATGGCGAAAGATATGCTTGTTGAAGAATACCACGGTAAGAAAGAACAAGTATCACAAGATTGGCACGTTAGAGTTGAAAATGCTCGACACGCTGGTTCTGTTCCACCAGAACATCCTGCTATGCCATCTTATCCGACTGAAGCTGATGTTGTCGCAAAGGCAACTCAATTAAACGGCTTCGTCTCACAAATCCCACAAGCTACATTAGAAAAGGCAAGCAAAAAGTCCACCTGATAGGGATTGGGATGTGCATCCGCACATCCTTTAACTTACAAAGGAGATAATTATGCGTAAAGCAAAATTAATACTACTTGGTTCATTCATTGCAATCTGCTCCATCATTGGGTTAGGTTCTACGATTGAACAAAACAAAATAATGGAGATTGCTTATAGCGATCTAACAAAAGATGCCAAAAAGCAAGTAGACTGCTTGGCTGAAAATATCTACCACGAAGCTGGTTATGAATCTGAAACGGGTAAACAAGCTGTTGCTCTGGTTACTCTAAACAGAACCCAAGATGAACGTTTTCCTTCGCAAATTTGCGAGGTAGTAAAACAAAAGACACAAGGTACATGTCAGTTCAGCTGGTTCTGTATGCCTGTTAAATTAAACAGGAACACTGATGCGTATAAACAGTCACTAGAAGTTGCGCTGTTTGTATATGCTAACTATGAGAAGTTAAAAGATGTCACACATGGTGCTCTTTACTATCATGCCGACTACGTCAACCCTCGTTGGCGCAATGTTGAAAAGACAACCGTTATTGGTCGTCACATTTTTTATAAGGAAAAACTGAAATTATGATGAATAAATTAAATCTACAATTAACTGATGGTGGTGATTCGAAGCATTCGTTTTTCCTCATGATGGAAGAAGTTAGCCTCCCGACTGTTAAGTCTGCAGTTGAATGGATTCTTGAAGCTAACTTTACCGAAGAACGACCAGAGATGCTTAACCTCATCATCACTTCTCCAGGAGGTGACTTGAATGCAGCGTTTGCATTGATTGACGTTATGCGTGGATCAGCTATTCCAGTTCGTACCATTGGGCTTGGACAAATCGCTTCTGCTGGTCTAATGATTTTCATTGCTGGTGAAAAGGGACAACGTATCTTGACGCCAAATACTTCAATTCTATCTCACCAATATTCATGGGGTGCTATTGGTAAAGAGCATGAATTGTTTGCTCAAATTAAAGAGTTTGACCTCACTACTAAAAAGGTTATTGACCACTACAAGAAATGTACTGGTCTTGCGGATAAGAAGATTCGCGAAGTTCTATTACCACCACAAGACGTTTGGTTATCCCCAGTTGAAGCCAAAAAACTTGGTTTGTGTGACGATGTTAAGGATCTAAAATGAAAACTGATTACATTGCAACCCTAGTCGCTATTACTATTTGCGTCATCTCTGGGATCTCAGCTGCTGTATGGCATCAAGATAAAGAACTAGAAGCCATGAAATCTAACATTGAGTCTGCCATTGTAAAAGGTATTGACCCAATTGCTGTGAAATGTGCATACGGGAAGGCTGATTCCGTGTGTATCGTTTATGCTGCTAATAAAAAATAACTTGACTTACAAACAAATTTGAGGTATAATTATAGTATGAAAACAAAAAGTGAACTTCTAACGGAACGCGAAACCCTTTATATTGAGAAGATGAAACTTGATAGATTCTTCTCTTTATTTTTGGATAAGTTTGGAGACTCGATGGATCCCAAGTCTCCAAACACAAAGGTTTGGACATTATACAAAACCAAACTTAACGACTATGAAAAGGTTTCGCAGTCTATTAAACGATTAGATTATTGGATTTCAAAATAATGTTTAAAACCTCAAATGAATTCTCGTTGTTTATTGAACAACAAGCAAAAGCAAACCGTATGACTCATATGGATGCAGTTCTGGAATATTGTAGAGTGAACTTTCTAGAACCTGAAGATGTTGCTAAGTTAATCAACAAATCACTCAAAGACAAAATTGAAATGGATTTTCGGGATGTTAATATGCTCCCGAAGCAAGCACAGTTAGATATTTAAAATGGATGGTTTTAAAGCATACAAGTATTACATGGCTGTAAAACTACACTTTACATCTAAGAAGTATAATGTGTTTGAAACTCGTGGTCATGTTAAAGGTACTCGCGATACATTCAACTCGCGAAACGACAGATATATTTTTGAGAAATTGGCTCAGAAGTATCCATCCGATAAGGATATGATTCAGTTCTGTGTTTCCAACTTTGCATATGGTAACGATACCGCAATTTATGGAAACGGTGAAGCTGATGAGTTATACTCAGAATGGCAGAAAAGAAAACAATCAATCAGTAAGATTTTTGTGGACGATTTAACAAACATCATGAATATGTGCGATGTTCACAAATTCAACACTGATGGGATTTTCAAAGTTGTAGATGGAGATCTACCAGTATTGACTTCCATGTTTCTTTCAGGTAAAATATCTATTGAGACATTAAGAATAATTGATGACATTGACCCATTCTTAGATAAGTGGGAAAATGATTCAACAATTAAGATCGTTTTAGGTGACAAACTTCTTCGTGTTGAGAAACTTAAAGGTTTCGTAAAATACGATAAAGAAAAACTCACTAAAATTTTCAATCACTTTAAACAAGAACTTTCTTTATAATATCATGGGTAAGACCTACCATAAATCATCTAGTCGTTACGACGAAGAACCCTCAAGCCGTTCAGGGAAACATTCTAAACACTCAAATAATCGTAAAAGTGGTGGAATGAGAACGCTAAATAGTTACGTTGAAGAAGATATTAACTTTAACGACGAAGACCTCTTTGATGATGACTTCGGAGTTGAAGATGAGATTCAGATTCAGCATATACAAAACAATAAACCGTAATACAATTACATACAAAGGAAAATACAATGGATATTCAATCTCTACGCAAAATGCGCAATAACGACTTCGGTAGCATTTCTAATGCTTTTGAGAAGATCGCAAACCCTCAATCAGAAACTAAGTCATACGCTGACGACCGCTTCTGGAAACTTGAAGGTGACAAAGCAGGCAACGGCACTGCTACTATTCGATTCCTACCAAAGACAGATGCAGATGAACTCCCATGGGTTCGTATCTTCAGCCATGGTTTCCAAGGACCAACTGGTAAATGGTATATCGAAAACTCCCTTACCACTCTCGGCGAACAAGACCCTGTTAGCGAACTCAATACCACTTTGTGGAACTCTGGAGTTGAAGCTAACAAGAAGATCGCGCAAAACCAAAAGCGTCGTCTGTCTTACATCGCAAACGTTCTAGTTGTTTCTGATCCGAAGCATCCAGAGAACGAAGGTAAGGTATTCTTGTTCAAGTTCGGTAAGAAGATCTTTGATAAAATCATGGATAAGGCTCGCCCAACTTTTGAAGACGAGAAGCCAGTCAACGTGTTTGACTTTGATCAAGGTGCTAACTTCAAACTGCGCATGCGCAAGAAAGACGGCTTCACTAACTATGATGAGTCTGTTTTCAGCGACCCATCTTCAATTGGTGATGACGATGAAATCTTGCGTGTATTGAATGCACGCTATGAACTTGCTGAGTTCACTAATCGTAAGAACTTCAAGTCTTATGATGAATTGAAGCGTAAGTTGGATGAGGTTCTTTCTGGTAATGGCTTCAACGCCAAGTCTGCAGCTGAAATGTCTGCTGATGAGCCAGCTTCTATGGCTGCACCAGAACCAGCGAAAGCTGCACCAGCGTTTACTCCAAAGGCATCTGCTAAACCAGCAATGGATGAAGATGATGAAGACGTAATGTCTTACTTTGAGAAGATCGCTAAAGAAGACTAATAAGTCTTAGGCAAAATAAAAGGGAGCGTTAAGCTCCCTTTTTCATTTTAGTATCTAGTGGCGAGATACTTAGAGAAACTAGATTCACTATTTCTAGCCTGTTGTTTAATAACGTTGGTTTGGTTATTGCTAGTTTGAATAGAAGTCTTAGGTGCATTAACAATATTGCTACCACCTTGAGTCTTAGCGTCAGCGTCAGCATTACCCTTTGATGCGCTATACACAGAAGCACCAGCCACCTGCATTGCTCCACCAGCAGCGGCAAACTTAGTTGCTTGTTCCCAAGGGAAGTCCTTCAAAGAAGCCATCGACTTTGGATCAACCTTAGAGAACCCAGCCATTGCGCCAGACATTCTCTCCATACCATCAGCTGCATCCTTAACACCTGAACCAGCATTACCAATTTTGATCAATTGATCAACTGGAGAACCACCAGGAGTTACAGCGCCCAAGAAGCCACCAACTAGGTTTCCAAGACCACCAAGGGCTTGTCCAGCACCGAAAGCAGCGATAGCAGCACCTAAAGCAGCTACACCACCAGCGACTGCTAATAAGTTACCACCATCAATGGCAGCTAGTCTTTCCAAACCATCAGTGAAGTTCTTTAACCCATCACCCATGGCGTTCATTGCTTCACCAATAACCCAAACAGAAGCACCTAAACCTGCTAAAGCAAGAGCACCAAGACCAAGCATTGGAGCAATGGAACCTGCCAATGCGCCAGCACCAATTAAAGCAGCAAGAGTGATACCAGCTTTAGCAAGCGTATCCCAATCGAGGTTTGAGAAATTATCTAGTGCCTTACCTAAACCCCAAACGACGCCAGTTAGTAATGCCATAACAGCGATACCTGCAACTGTCTTAGCTGAAGCAAAGGTCTTAATACCATCGGATAGACCACCAAGAATACCAGCGAAGATAGCACCAATGCCTTGACCGATACCTTTACCAACTGCAGCCACACCTTGACCAAGTGAACTCATGGAATCGGAAAGACCAGATACAATACTACTTCCACCGCTTCTAGGTCTAGCAGATTTACCAGAATCTTCACCACCGCCAGCAGAAGAACCACCAACTTGAATCAATGATGAAGTGTTAGTCGCGATCTGTTGTAGTAAGTCAGTTTGCATACCAGTCAAACGAAGCATTTCTACTTGGTTTTCGTGAGCTGCTTGTTGTTCTGCCGCTAGGTCAGTTGTAGATTGCGAAACTTGACCTTTGTCTGAAGGTAATTGCGTCAACCCAGCGCTCTTATATGAAACGTTGCCACCCATAGAGTTTTTAGCATCTCTATCGGATGGGTTAACTTGATTCATTCGGTTATAGTTGTTCAGTGCAGCATTACGATTCTTCATCGCTGCGCTGTTGGCGATCTGGTCGTCAGTTGCCCCTAATTTCTTCAGACGGTCAACACCTTCCTGGGATCTTAGTGCGCTTTCTTTATAACCACGCTGCTTCTGTGAGTCGGCTTTTAATTCTTTATCCGTTTTGGTAGAACCAAGAGCTTTCATTCTCTTAGTATAGTCAAGGTCTTCCATTTTATTACGGACGCCCTTGAACATACTAAATGGTCCAAGCATTGCTTTCTTGATAGTATTTGGGTCAAGCGCATCAGCTAAGTTGCGCTTCATGTCCTTAAACTTATCCCCTACAGACTTCCAGTCTTTGTTACCTTTTTGTAAGGCTTCAATCTGTTTATTCTGACTATCGCTGATTTTCTTTAAAAAGGCTGTTGAGTCTTTTTGTAATTCAAGTTGAGCTTGTTGAATCTTAATAGACATTAAGACTCTAGAGTCATTCTGATTAGATCTGTTATCATCAGAACCAGCAGCCTGAATTTGTTGAAGGGCTTGGGACTGTTGATCTAAAACAGCCGAGATTTGACCAAGGGCATTATTGGCTTTACCCATGCCTCTTGCTATGGTTTTAATTGGTCCCTTACCACCTCTTTTTGGCATTCTTATATCCTCTTCTTGGATTCAATCCGTTGTTTTTCTTCGTCAAGGTACTGAACTAGCATATGCACATAAAGCTCTCGTTCAAATGGCAGCATATCTTCCAATTCTGCTAACGAATATTTATGATATTGCATAAGCGCAAAGTTCATACGATAATAGTTTTGCAGAGATTCATGCCCGAGAGCCATTAGAAAAAATTCTGTAGACCTTCCAATACCTTATGATGTTCTCTACCACAGATAGGGCACTTATATTCCACTTTAGTTGAGATCTTTGGCATAGTCTCAAAAAACTTTTGAATTTTAGCGAACTGTTCTGTTGTTAGGTTATTCAAGAACTGCAATAGTTCTTCTTTCTTAGTCTCATGAGCGTAATATACATCATCGCCGTCATAGATGCAGTCAATTAAGTCTGCCACTAAGTTAAATACTTCTTCAATACCACTAGCTTCCTGCAACAAATCAGTTGCGTCTAATGTTGGGTATTTCATGATGATACCAACGTTATTGAATAGTGGAATGTTATTTGTGTGTTCTTCTGGTTTAATAACCTTAATATCTTGAATATTAATTGTTACCTTTGAACGAGCTTTTTCATTTTGTTCACCATGGTCTTCGTCGCAGTTGAACAATAGATCAATAGTTTCACCAACTGACTTACCACGGATCTGTAAGAACATGTATTCAATATCAAACGTTGCCAGTTTATCAACGTCGATCTTATCTTGAATTACACTAGTGAATACGGTTTTCAACGTATCAACCATAACTGTTGGGTCTTCAGATTGCTGAGCAATCAAAAGAGCCTTTTCTTCTTTTACAACGAAAGGTCTAAATTTAACACTCTTCCCAGTAGATGGAATGACCATGTTAAATGTTGGTTGTGTATTCATCGGCAAAGCCATATTATTCTCCTGTCATTTTCTTAATCATTTTATTCAAATCAGCCGTACTGCCAACAAAGATAGCATTGTTAGTAGTAACTTCTTTCGTGGAACCCTTTGTAGGTTCTTCCAGTTTCTTTTTCTGTTGGTGAACATCCATCAACTGTTGGTTAATATCAGCAAGTTGTTTCATTAACCCACCAACAACTTCAAACGCACGTGGGTGTTCAGAAGATCTAGCAACCGATAAGGCTGTTTCTAAAGCAGCCTTACCTTGAGATAATAATTCGCGCAAGTTATCTCTAGCGTGATCATAATCATCTTCTATTTTAGCGGAAGTGTGTTTAGGCTCTTCCGTCGGCGGCAGAACTTCAACTACTTCTTGCTCTTTTATAGGTTCAATATCAAATATCTTTGACAAAGACTCATCAGTATTCATATACAAATCCAAAAATTAAAAACGAATAGTGGGGATTCTACTTGTAAAATTAGAGAACCCACGTTGCGCGAATTGACCAACGGCACCAGTAAGGAAGTTACCAGCCTCACCAAGCCCTTTAAGATATTTCTGTTGGAAGCCAGAAAAATCATTAATGAAACCAGCAAGTCCACCAGCGCTCTTTTCTAACTTGGTGAAGTCATCTTGCGCGATTTCAGTGGCAGTCCAATACTTATATTGGAAAGTAACATCTAAACGCATAGTGTCGTTATTGTTCTGTGAATCTAGAGGTACAGGAGCGATAGTCTTAGGGTATGCTTCGTAGAGTGTGACTAGGTATGTAACTTTGTCTTCCAAATCCTGAATACGGATAGTCATTGGAGTGACATAATCGTTATACCATCCGATTGTGCGGTTGCTTGGGTTTACGATATACTGAGACCAATCGTCGAAGATAGACTTAACTGTCATTTTTCTATCAACGTGGAATGTCAATTGTACAGGGTCAAACATTCTATCATAAACCACTTCTCTACCTTCACCAAATGATCTGTTAGTAACAGTGGCGAAGTTGATACCAGGTAACGATGCTTTTTCACAGAATAGAAGCATGCGTTTAGTTTGCGAAGGTACAGCTTTTGGTGGAGTAAAATCTACTGTGAAGCGGTTGGTACGAGCGATACCTTGCGTTTTAATTTCGGCGATAAAGTCTTTTTGTCTATTTTCAGCCATTTTATTTTCTCTTCTTTCCTTGATTCATTCTGTTAACATACTGACGAGATTTATCCCAAATTCTATCATCAGGCATCTTAACAAATTGTTCAACGGGTAATAACACAGCAGTTGCCCAGTCGTACGCACGGATTTCTCTGAACGTAGATCTTAACCCACCGAAGTTATAATTGTGGAATGCTGGGACTGCAGCTGCGAATTTTCTAACTCCCTTGATGGCTGCCCAACTATATTTGATACGAGTTGATTCATCCATCTTAGCGTTGGTCTTGTACTGCATCAAGTGGTAAAGCAAGTGCATTCTCATCTGATATGGCAGATAGTGGAAGTTGATTCCACTGAATCCGCTAATAGAACGCTGATATAAAAGCGTACAAGGGAAACGGTCAAAATATGGGATAGAAGACTTGTATAACGGGTCATAGATATACATGTACATTTTCCCAGGCATCAGCTTAGTTGTTAGCTGGGTTGGGTTACCCTTCAGTACTGTCCATGGGCTGTTAATTTGCTTCATAAGCAAAATCATCTGCTGTTCGTACCAAGCCTTTGATTTACGAAAGGCTGTTTTCAGGTCGTATTTGTTCTTCTCGAAGATATCGAGAGCAGCGATCTGGGCAGCAGTGCGAGATTGTTTAATTGCAACGGGCATAACTACTATTTAGGTGTTATAGCCCAAGTTCTTTCTCTGTAATAACTTTAAACTCCCAACCACGATCTTTAGCATATTCAGTGGCAGCTTTCCATTTGGCTTGGTTTTTCAAGAAACTGTATGATTCAGCTAAATACTTCTTGGTTCTTCTGCCTGGGAATTCTGGCGGAGCAGTATATTTTAGTGGTTTAATCTCTATTAGATACACCCTAATAGATCCATCTCGTTGTTGAACCCTGATCTTAAAATCTATAAAGTAACGGTGTAATTTGCCATCAGTTGGGCAAACGTATGGGATAACAGTTTCTTCTGAACTCCACCTTATTATCTGTGGATTTTTATCGCACCATAGAGCAAACCTTCGTTCCCAACCAGAACGGCATATAATATTAGAAACATCACCTGAGTATTTTTCAGGGTGTAACGGAGTGTACTTTGATTTATGGAACATAAATATAGAAAGCAAAATAACCAATATTTAGGAAACCCAGATGGATTTACTTGGTGCTATTAAAAACAAGATTCAAGGTGGCGTGGACAACGTGCAGCAAAAAGCTGCTGGCGTGGTAGACAATTTCAAGGACGCTGGTAAAGCGTTCGAACATAACTTGGCTAAACCCATGACTATCAACAAGATTGGTCCAAGAGCCTATGATGAGACTATGGCAAAATACAGTATGGCGAGCCATATGTACCCAAACGATCTTTTAAGCCAGTCATATGCAGGTAATTACGCAGTATTCTACATCAATGTGTCTGATGAGTCTAAGCTATTCACTCCAGAAGAAACAGTAGAACTCGACCCAAAGGTTGAAAAGAGATATAGAAGTAAATTCGTTGGTGGTTCTATTAACACAGCTGGCGTTGTAGGTGCAGCTGCTGCAGTTAACATTGGTGGTGGTATGGTTAAAGGTACTATCAACACTGTTGCTGGTAATAAAGGTAAAGACTCAAAAGATAAATCTTCGGTTCTTGGTGGAGCACTTGGTGGCGCTGGCGATCAATTGGCGCCAACGATCGGTCTAGGTTTTGCTGCACAACAAGCTCCAAAATCATATAGATTACAACGTAGATTAAAAACTGCTATCGCTCTTCACGTACCAAACCAATTGTCTGTTAGATATGGTACTCAATGGGGTGAAGAAGACACTGCCGCTGTTCAAGCAATTTATGACGCAGGTTCTAGTGCATTCGCTGCAGCTGCGCAAGAAAAAGGTGGTCTAGCAAAAATGGCTGGTGCCGCTGGCGCAGTTACTGGCGTTGGTACTGAAGCCATGGCGAACTATGGTTTAAGCAAGGCTAATAATGCGGGTGCTGTTTCTGCAGCCATGGGTATTGCCGCGAACCCAAAGAAAGAACAAACATTCAAGGGTGTTGATTTCCGTAAGTTCACGTTTGATTATCAGTTCTACCCACGTAGTGCTGCTGAAGCTAGAAACGTGTTGAACATTATTGAAACATTCAAGTTACATATGCATCCAGAGTTCAAAAGTGAACTAAACTATATCTGGATTTACCCTTCTGAATTCGACATCATCTATTACACAAACCATACAGAGAACTTAAACCTTCACAGACATACATCATGTGTTCTTGAAGAATTAAGCGTAAACTATACACCAAACGGTGTTTATTCTACATTTGAGAACGGTATGCCGACTCAAATTAATATCTCAATGTCATTCAAAGAACTACAAATCCTTTCAAAGGAAACTGTAAAGGAAGGTCTATAAAATGTACTTTAAAGATTTCCCTAAATTCTTATATGATTTTAATTATGGTGATGGTAAAACAAAAACAACTATTGTTTCTGATATCACCCGCAACGTTCGTCTTAGAAAAGAGATTCTAAGAAACGTAACTATCTTTGATGAATATGATATCCAAGACGGTGAAACACCAGAGATTATCGCAGAGAAGTTCTATGGTACTCCAGAGTACCACTGGATTGTTATGCTAACAAATGACAAGTATGATTGGATCACTGATTTTCCATTAACAGAAACCCAATTAGTCAAACATACACAAGACGTGTATAACCCCCAGCTGTCATCTAATGATTGGTATTGGGACGTGCATGAAGATGGTATCACGTATATTCACATTAAGATTACAAGCACGGACGTTCCATTTGAGCTTGCATATCTAACTGCTCCAGTGAAGATTACTTTATCTGACGCAACTAAACAATTTGTTAAGGTTATCAATTTCCCAACTGATCCAATTGGATTAGAAGAGACTACTCAGTACTTCTATTTCCCATACATCGAACCATGGGATATTACTCAATTTGGTAAACCAGGAGCTACTGCAACATCAGGTGTTGGCGCCATTACAATTTACGTTGATACAGAGGGTAGAGAAAACAACCCCGTGATGTATGTTAACCAACAAGGTTATGTTGTGAATGCTGATCCAACAAATACCAACTTGATTCCACTTTCTGGCGAAGAAGTTGTTCGTATTGAGAACGATTTGAAGCGTCGAATCCGTTTAATTTCCCCAGAACTAATTGAAGTTGTTATCCGAAATTATGAAGAATTGCTATGAGTTTTAATCCTAAAAATACATTAAGGTTTGCTGGCGACGTTAACATTGAGAGCGTCGTCATCACAACACCGAAAGGTGTTTACCAGAACGTCACTGGGCAAACTTTAGCTATTAACGTGTATGAAGATATCTTCTCACCGTTTATTACAGGGTCACTAATCCTGAAAGAGTCATTTGACTTCTCTAACATGTTCCCATTAGTTGGCGAAGAAGTTCTTGACTTGGTAGTTACAACACCACAGATTCCAACTGGTAAAATTTCAGGCAGATTCCATATCTATAAAATGAGTAATAAAACTCAAGTTGGCGATAAGACAACCATGTACGAGTTGAATTTTATTTCAATCGAATCGCTTATTGATATGAACAAAAAGGTCAGTAAAGTTTACAGTGGTAAAATTTCTGACCTTATCAAACAGTTCATCGTTGACCAAGTTGACGGTATGGAAAGCGAGAAACAGTATGTGATCGAGAATACTAGAAACTCTATCAAATACATTTCAAACTTCTGGAATCCAATTAAGAATCTAACATTCTTGGCAGATAACGCCATCTCCGAAACTCAATCTCCATCTTTCCTTTTCTTTGAAAACAGAGATGGCTTTAACTTTAGATCTCTGGAAAACCTCTACAAAGGTAACGTTGTTCAGAAGTTTACACGTGACCGATACACTCGTGATAACTTTGACTTGGGTGGTAACGCACTTAACATCACGGAAGATTACAAACGTATCGTTGATTATACAATCGTTGATTCGTATGACTACATTGATAGATTGCGTTCTGGTATGTTATCATCAAAGTTGATGTCGTATGACTCAACTAAGAAGACTTATACTGTCAAGAACTATTCAGCCACAAGTAGATTTTCTTCACAGATTCACTTAAACCCGCACCCACTGTTCAGCGAAAAGCCAGTATCTCGTGCGGTATCTAAGTTCTTCTTATACCCACGTGCGTTTGAAACATTTACTTCTTTCGGTGACACAACCAACGCCAGAATTATTCAAGAACGAACATCGTTTCTTAAAATGGCAGAAGCTCAAAAATTAAACATCACAGTTCCTGGGAGATGCGATTATACAGTTGGTCAAGTAGTTGAACTTTTCCTAACTAAAAATCAACCAATTAAAAAGAGCGAAACACAAGATGAAATTACCGATAAGATTCTATCAGGTAAGTATTTGATTTCCGCAATTAATCATAGCATCAAGCACAGCGGTCATGACTGTATCCTTGAGCTAGTAAAAGATTCTTCAATGAAAGCAGCGTAATTATGCAAATTTATTTTGGTATTGTTGAAAATAGAAACGACCCACTAACGCTAGGACGTTGTCAAGTTCGCGTGGTGGGTTTACATACTCACGACAAGAACTTACTTCCAACATCAGACTTACCATGGTGCGCTTCAATGCAACCAACCACATCCGCTGCGATGAATGGTATTGGATATACTCCAATTGGTCCAGTTGAGGGTACTTCCGTTGTTGTAACATATCTTGACGATTCTATGCAACAGGGTCTTATACTTGGTTCTGTTGGTGGTATTGCTACTGAACCAGTACCGATTGACTATGATGACTCTGGACCAATTTTAAAATCTGATGATGTAAAATCAATTTCTTTACGCTCAGTTCCTGGTCCAACGAACGGAAATTCTATTAAGTTCTACGATCCAAACTCATCTAGAACTAACCTTACAACTGAACTAAAAGCCAACATGCGTGTTATTGGTTATGGTATTCCCGACGGTACTACAATCGTTTCAGTTGATAGCGGCACGCAAATTACAATCTCCACACAGGTTAGAGATTTTGGCGAGAACATCATTGACTTCATGCCGCCACCAACTAACGCTGCGGCTGTTGTTGAATCAAAGACTCTAGTTTCAGCCAGCACTGTTGCTGATAAAGCCGCAGATGTTAAACCTTCTGCTGTTAATAGTTCAATTCCAACTATCCCTCCACCAAAATCAGTAAGTAACCAGACAAAGGCTTCCGAAGGTATTAAGGCTCTTATTGCCGCATGTGATAAAGTTGGTCTAACAACCAAAGAACAGAAATGTGCGTTGTTGGGTATTGCTGGCGGTGAATCTGGATGGATTCCGCAAAAAGAAAGTTACAACTACAGCCCAACACGCCTCAGAGAAGTATTCCCGAAGGCAACTGACGAACAAATTCAGAAATATGCTAATGCCCAAACTAAGGGTATGGCCAGAGAAGAATTCTTCTCTTTCTTCTATGGTCCAACATTCCGTGGAAAAGGATTCTTGGGTAACAAGACTGATGAAGACGGTGGAAAATATTATGGTCGCGGTTTCATTCAACTGACTGGACGATCTAACTATCTACAGTTTCAAAATGAAGCAAAGAAGAATGGCGTTGATATTAATCTAGTTGATGACCCAGATTCTCTTGACGCTGATATTAACGTATCAGCGCTTGTGGCTGCTCTTTACATTAAAAAGAGAACGCCATCTACAGCTAACCCAAACGCATCCCCTGGGTATTTTGAAGCTGCAAAAAATGGAGTTGGTGTAAACCCAGCAAACATTGCTGCTAAGAAATTACGATTCTATGAGTATTTCTATGGTGATGTTGGTTCTGGTTCTCACAGAAAAGACGCAGGTGCAGAAGCACCATCTGCACCAGAAGATACAACAGCTATTAACAATTTCCAACCTGGTCCATCAGAGAAGTCTATTACTTCTGGTTCATTCTCAATTGGTTTCCGTGACCCAAATAACAAATATCCATTGAAAGATTACATTGGAGAGTCTGACGTTAACCGTCTAGCCCGTGGTGTAATCGAGGGCACTATTATCGGTGATAAAGATGCTTCCAGAAAGATGGGTATTCCACGTGCCCTTGGTGGTGGTGAATGGAACCAACCAATGGCTCCATTTGGCGCACAATATCCATACAATAAAGTATTTGAATCTGAATCTGGCCATGTTCAAGAATTCGACGACACACCTGGGCAAGAACGTGTTAATACATACCACCGTTCTGGTACATTTACTGAAATTGACGCCAACGGCACACAGGTCAATTACATCGTTGGTGACAATTACATCTTGATGGAATCTAACGGTTGTATTCACGTTGCTGGTGAGTGTAATATCACAGTTGATGGTAATGTTAACCTGTTCGCTCGTTCAGATTTGAACGCACAGGTTTCTGGTAATGCCACTGTTGAAGTTGGTAATAACGCCAACGTTGGTGTCGCTAATGATATAACTCTTGCAGTTGGCGGAGATATGCAAACATACGTTGCTGGTAAATATCAAGTTACTGCTGCGGAAGGTATTGAGTTCGTGTCAAACAAGAGCGTTAACGTTCAATCTACTGAAGAGATTAGTATTAAATCCAAGACAATTAAAGCTGACGCTTCTTCTGAATTCAACGCAAAAGCTGGTTCAGCTGTAAAAGTTTCTGGCTCAACAGTTAATGTTAAAGGTTCTGGCGCTGTCAACGTTGACTATGGTACATACAACCTTGGCACTGGCGCAGCGCAAGCTGCCTCTGAAGCCACTGCAGTTACTGCTCTGGAATTAACACCTCCAGCAGCTGGCGATGCTTTATATACATCACCAGAATATTTGGTTCCACCACCAAGACAGTTTGAGAATAATAGTCCAATTGAAACGCCAGACGACTGGAATACCCCAGAAGGTAGGGCAGTTCTTGGCGCCATGGCTAGAACCGAAGGTGTGGAAAATCCACCCGCTGCGAGTTCAGAGGAAACTTCTGCGCCAACTGGTGGTAGCCAGTCTGCTGCAGTTAAGGCTGACTGTGCGATTATCTACACAACTAAAGACTTCACGAAAGACTATCGCTTATCTAAGAACTTCACTCTTGGTATGATGATTGCAGATAACAGACACTTGTTACAATCCCAAATGTTGAAGCCTAATAAGCAATCTAATGAACGTCTATACACTGTACAAGAAATTGTATGTAATATGGCGCACTTGGCTCAGAACGTTCTAGAACCAGGGTTAGCATTCTTCCCAGAAGGCTTGAATGGTTACAAGAAGCTATGGCATATTACATCTGGTTACCGATTGAAGGGTGTTGTACCACACGAGTCGCCAACATCTGATCACTGTAAGGGTCACTGTGTGGATATTTCTCTTGGTAACGGGTCATCTATGTTCCAGTTCAACTACAAGTTAGCCAAGCAACTTGAAGCTGCTATTATCTACGACCAGTTGATTCTAGAATACCAATCCCCTGATAAGTGTTGGGTTCATATTGGTTATAAGCCAGAAGGAAATCGTAGACAAGCATTTACGATGATCAACCACGTGTATGATCCAAACAGTAAAGGGTTTGTACTTTTATCTGGTTCAGTACCTCAAGTTTCAAAGAAATAATAAAGTGGAAACCTAAATAAGAGATATGGCAAGAAATACAAGAATCTTCTCGGATCTAGATCTGAATTTTACCCCGCACCCTGTGACGGGGGATTTAGTCCGCAAGTACGACGAGAATGCTATAAAGCAATCTATCAAAAACCTCATCATGACTAGGCACTATGAGAGACCGTTCCATAGTGAAATGGGTTCTCCGATTAGAGAATTACTATTTGATTTGATCACACCCGTGACAGCGTTAATGGTTAGAAGAGCAATCATTGACTTAATCTCTAATTTCGAGCCAAGAGTTAAACTGCTTGGGGTAGAGGTTATCCCGTCAGAAGAAAACAACTCACTGTATGTCTCTATTACATTTAAAATTGTAAATACAGAATCACCACTTTCCCTAGAGTTTTTACTTGAAAGAACACGATAATGGCTTTCTCAAAAAGAATTAAAGTAAGCGAACTAGATTTTGACACGATTAAGTCAAACCTTAAAAATTTCCTTAGAGGTCAAGAACAATTTCAAGACTATGATTTTGACGGCTCTTCGTTTTCTATCTTATTAGACTTACTAGCATATAACACTCACTACAACTCGATCTATACTAACCTTGCAGTCAACGAAATGTTCCTTGACTCCGCAAGTAAGCGTTCTTCTGTTGTTTCGTTAGCTAAGATGTTGGGTTATACCCCAAACTCTGCAACCTGCGCGAAAGCGTATGTTAATGCTACTGTTACTGCCCCAACATATAACCAAGACGTTGTAACCTTACAAGCGGGTCAACCATTCTTGACATCTATTGACGGTGTTTCTTACACTTTCTACAACCAAGACGACGTTACAACTGTTGCTGCTGGTGGCTTCTATACCTTCTCTAACATTGAATTGATTGAGGGTATTCCACTTCGCTATAATTACTACATCGGCAAAGGTCAGAAATATGTTCTACCTAACAACAACGTTGACCTTACTACACTGAAAGTTAAGATTCGTGAAACTCCAACAGACGATACATTTACTGTATATACGTTGGCAGATTCTATGACATCTCTAAGTGCCACAACGAAAGCATACTTCATTAAAGAATTAGATGATGGTTTATATGAAATCTATTTCGGTGATGGTGTTGTTGGTTTCAAACCAGAAGATGGTAACTACCTCTCTTTTGAATATTACGTTTCTTCTTTAGAAGCCCCTAATGGCGCAAACACATTCTCATATGCTGGATCTGCTATTTTGGGTTCTGGTTTAACTGTTGTTGCTAACACTCCAGCTTTGGGTGGCGCATCGCCAGAAGACGTTGACGCTATCAAGTATAATGCACCACGTATGTTCGCTGCACAGAACCGTGCAGTTACAACTGAAGACTATAAAGCCTTGATCTTCAAGAACTTCCCGCAAGCAGCTTCAGTTGTTGTTTGGGGTGGTGAGGATAATGATCCGCCGATTTATGGCAAGACATTCATTTGTATCAAACCAACTGATACTAACAAACTAACTGAAGCCCAAAAAGACTTCATTAAAAATAACATCATTGCTCCAAAGTCTATCGTTTCTATTACGCCAGAGTTCGTTGATCCTGAATACTTCAACGTCCAAATTAACGTGACTGCATATTATAATGCTAAGATTTCAGATAAAACTCCAGCTCAGTTGGAAACAATTATTCGCGACTCGATCACAGCATACGATGACGAGAACCTGAAACGCTTCGATGGTATTCTTCGTTACTCTCAGTTAGTGCGTTTGGTTGATGATGCTGATCAAGCTATCGTGAACAACACAACCAAGGTTCTAGTACGTCGCGAGTTTACTCCACGATACAACCTTTCTTCTGAGTATAAGTTGAACATGATTAACCCGATCTATCGTTCAACTGTTCCTGATGAATCTGTACTATCAACTGGTTTCTATATCCCAGAATCAGCGAACGTTCACTATATCGACGACGATGGCCAAGGAAACTTGCGTTTATTCTACTTTGATGCGAACCAAAATAAATATATCGTAAACCCAACAATCGGTAGTGTAAATTATGATAAGGGTACTTTAGTTATCCGCAACTTGGTTATTACTTCGATGGCTGAAGCAAAGTTTGAACTTATCTTGAAGCCTGAGTCTTATGACGTTATCACTGCTTACAACCAGATTGTACAAATTGACCGTGCTCACTTAACAGTGAACGTAATTAACGATATGACAGCAGCTGGTTCGAACCAAGCAGGTAAGAACTATATCTTTACTTCAATTAGAAACACATAATGGGTAAGTATAATAATATCCGTACAAAAATAAGCAACGTTGTTGCTACTCAGCTGCCCGAATTCGTGCGCAGCGAGTATCCAACATTCGTTGCTTTCGTTGAGGCATATTATGAATTCCTTGAAGCCAACCAAGTTGATATCAGCAAAGTTAGAGATATTGATACAACTCTAGACGAGTTTATTAAACACTTTAAATCTGAGCTTGCGCACAATTACCCAAACAGCGCCAGCTATGATACTGAACGATATCTTTTAAAACACATTAAAGACCAATACTTGGCAAAGGGATCAGAGGCTTCTTATAAGTTGCTATTCCGTTTGTTATATGGTAAAGACGTTTTCATGGAATACCCAGGAAAACAGATGCTTCGTGTTTCCGATGGTCGTTGGCAGCAAGATATTTCTCTATTCGTTAGAGTTGACGTTGGTAACCCGATTGATCTTATTGGTAAGATTGTTGACATCCAAACGTCAAAGAAGATTTACATCTCAACACCAGTCGATGGTTATTCTGCCAGCGGCAAGAACGTTACAAAAGTTACAGCTAACATTGAAAACGTTGTACCGTTTGACGCAGATGCTAATATCTATGAAGTATTCTTAAACAGAAACTTCTATGGCGAGATCTTCCCAGGTGACGTTGTTAAATATGGTTCAGTATTCCAAGGTCAGATTTTACCAGTAACATCTAAGATTAAGATCCAGAACAGAGGCGTTGGTTTCAAACCAGGTCAAGTGTTCCAAGTTTCTTCTGGTGATGGTACACCATTGTGGTTTAAAGTTCTTACAATTCAGACATACTATGATAAGAACGGTGCTAAGGTTGAAGGTGGTTTAAAAACTATCGACTTGATTCGTTTCGGTCTAAACTACAACACCGACTTCTCGCTTACAGTGTTACCTTCTTCTGCGGTTTCTACCAACAAGAAGATTAAACAACAAGCAGTTGCGATTACATACTCCGTTGAAACTGGCACGATTTCTCAAATCAATATCAACTCTGCTGGTTATGGTTATCTAGTACCACCATCAGTTGAAATTGGTGGCGTTGGTGGCACTGGAGCAAGTGCCCATGCTGTAATTGAAGACGGCGAAGTTGTAGAAATCATCGTTGATAATCCAGGATTTGGATATGAAAGTGCTTTCGTAAATATCGTACCGCAAGTTGGCGATCCAGGATCTGGCGCTGAAGCTGAGCCAACAATTGGTTTTATTTACAACTATGCGTATTCTGATTCTACAAGTGGTTTCAGTGAAAACGGTTATCTAAACTATGGTGACTATTGGGCTTCTGACTTCTCTGACGGTGCCTACGTTGGTACAATCTGCCGTCAGTTCTTCGTTGACGCTAAAGACACTGCATCAAATGACTCTGCATTGTTGAACGTTTCTCTTGGCGCACTTGCAAGATACCCAGGATATTACAAAACTAACGACGGTTTCTTGGACGACTCAATGTTCATCCAAGACTCATATTACTATCAAGCGTTCTCATACGTTGTTCGTATTGACCAACAGTTAGAAACATATGCCGCTGTGGTTCGTACTATGCTACACCCTTCTGGTATGGCTATGTTCGGTGAATACTCAATCAATAACAAGATTGACTTAGCAGTTGGATTGCAATCTCTTGTCAAATCTCTTGGTATTACCTTATACGATACTATGGTTGTTTCTGATGACCAGAAGTTTGACCAATATGGTAATGTCATTCGTGGTGTTTATTATACATTCTCTAAGGATCTAAACACCGCATCTGAAGTACCAGTCGATGAGATTCAAAGCCTATTCTTTGTTAAGAAAGCGCAAGACGACTCAGTTGTGGCAACTACACCTGAACTATTCTGGTATTTTGTCAAGAAGATAGGTTTTACTGGTCAGGCTGAATCTGTATTCGCTATTGATGATGGTTCTAAGAAAACCTTGACAAAAGATGTCAGAGATACAACATCATTGGTTGAAAACTATGCAAAGATCTATACGAATAAGGCATTTACAGACCCTCAGCCAATTGCAGATGTACATAGTTTATTTTATACCCTAAATACCATTGATGATCCATTAACTGGGGAATACCCAGAAATAGGATACGTTGTATTGAACCCATATGACGAGGGTTCTTATCAAGCTGAACATTATTCAAATAATCGAGACGCAACATTCTCAACATAAAGGAGTCCTTATGACTGAACAATTTTCTGAAAGCCAAGTAGCCCCAAAGGGATGGGTTACAATTACTAAGACTAACGAACTAGGTCAAATTACAGATCAGTTCGAAGTCCCTAACCTAGTTGTTACTGCAGGTAAAATTTACATTGCAGGTAAGATGATTGCAACTGATTCCAACGTGCCAATCGCTATGTCTCACATGGGTATTGGTACTGGTACTGCATCCCCAGTTGCTGAAGACACTGGTTTGGGTACTCAAACTGGTCGTGTTCTATTGAGCGGTTCTCTACAAGATAACAACTCTATCACTTACACTGCTACTTTCCCAGCAGGTACTGGTACTGGTGCTATTACTGAAGCTGGTATTTTCAACGCTGGTACTGGTGGTACTATGCTTTGCCGCACAGTGTTCCCAGTTGTTACTAAGCAAGCTGGTGATACAATCGCTGTTACTTGGAAAGTTACAGTAAGCTGATTTATCGCAATATATTATGCGACTATCAACAGGTTATACGGAATAAAACAGAATGGCAAATACATCTTTAATTAAGAATATCCTTTACAAGTCTTTAGCTGAGGGTGTTTTTAAGGACGTGGTTACACGTTCGTCTTCATACTACTATTACCTTGGCAAAACATTGTCATGGGAAGATGAGACCAAACCACCGTTACCTGTTGATAGTTATACTTACGAGCGTGCTGCTCGTAATGAGATCATCACGATCAAAGAAATTAAGCCATCAGACGTATCTTTCGTTATCCCAAGAAGAGATTGGGTTTCTGATATCGTCTATGACATGTATGATGACAGATACTCCGACGAAGTTCTTGGTATTAACATTGTTTCTGGTGGTTCTGGATATATTAACGTTGATGACATCAATATCACTATCACTGGCGGTGGTGGTACTGGAGCGACCGCAGTTGCTGTTGAAGCATTCCGTGGTGGTATATCAAAGGTAATTTTGACTGAACCTGGTTCTGGTTATACTTCAGAACCAACTGTCACAGTAACATCGGCATCTGGTCAAGGTGCAGTATTAAAAGCCACCATGGGTATTACAATCAATGGTGTTCAGAAGATTGAAGATACAAACTTCTATGTTGTTACTGATGATTACAACGTGTACAAGTGTCTAGATAATAACAATAATACACGTTCTATGTACAAACCTACTGGAACGCAGTTAGACCCTATTACAACTCTTGATGGTTATGTTTGGAAGTTTATGTATAACATTCCAATTAACCTACGCAACAAATTCTATACCGATGAGTACGTGCCAGTAGTTTCTGCGTTGACTAACCACTTCTACTCTAATGGTACAATTGACAACATCTTTATTGCGAATAAAGGTAAAAATTATACTTCTGCCGTGGTTTCTGTTACAGGTGATGGTTACAGAAGTTCTGACCCAATCTATATCAACGACGCACGTGTTGTTGCTGAAGGTACTGGTTATACAGCCCCGCAAATTGAATTTAGCGCACCATTCGGCGCAGCTTCTCAATTTGTTGCAAACAGTAGCGTAAATTTGGGTCAAGTTATTTACACTGAAGATTTTGATTACTATGAGGTTGTAACTCCTGGTAGAATGTCAGCAGTCCCACCTTCTCATAAGTTTAACGTTGTGCAAAACAACGAAGCTGCTCTTAAGTTCGTTGGAACCCGTTTAAAGGGTAGCGTATCATTACGCAACGATCAGAACATCACACGAATCGACTTAACTAATCCTGGCGTTGGTTACACTTCTGTTCCAACAGTTACAATTACTGATCCAACTGGTGTTAATGCTATTGCAACTGCCAGAATCAGCACTTCAACTATTTCAAACGTAACAATCGTTGATGGTGGTACTGGTTATCTAAACCCAACAGTTGACGTTGTTGGCGGTGGTGGTAATGGTACTGAATTACAAGCAATTGTTTCTGGTGGTGTTATTACCAGCGTTGTTATTTTACAATCTGGTCAAGGGTACACAAGTGTGCCTAATTTGGTTATCACAGACGCTGCTGGTACTGGCGCAGAATTAACTGCTGTTCTTTCTGGCTCCCCAATTACAAGTATCGTTGTTTCTAATGGTGGTACTGGCTATACAGACCCAACAGTAACTATTACTGGTGGTGGTGGCGCTGCTGCGGTAGCTGAAGCTACAGTTGAAACTGGGGTTATTGACGATATTACTTTATTCGGTTCAGTCCGCGAAGTTGTTGTTTTGAACTCTGGTTCTGGTTACAGAGAGCCTCCTGAAATTATTATTGGTACTGCTTTAGATTCTATCGAGGTTCAAGATGGAGGTTCTGGTTACACTTCTGAACCTGATGTAATCTTAACTGGCGGTGGTGGTTCTGGTGCTACTGCAGCTGCTATTTTGACAGGTGATGTTGTAACATCAATCGTCGTAGTTGACAGAGGTACAGGCTACACTCAGGCACCATTAGTTACAATCACTGGCGGTGGTGGTTCTGGTGCTACTGCAGTTGCGACTCTAGCAAGCGGATCATACGCTGAAGTGAAATCTAAATTATACGCTGATAAAGTTATCTCAACATATGTTGTAAACCCAGGAGATAATTATAACGAAGTACCTTCTGTGACTTTCGGTAAAGCATATGAACCATTCTTAGAAGTTTATACCAACCAACAATATTCTAACGGTAATTATCTGTATACTGTTATTGAAGATGGCGTATTCGGTACGTTATACCCAACTTGGGCAACTGCTAATGATATTCGTTATACATCAAATCCATGGGAAGCTGATATGCCAGTCTCTTATGGTGAAACTGTATACGTCGCAAACAGATTATACAAAGTTGTTGTAGCTGGAACTACATCATCTACTGCTCCAACGCACACTACTGGTATTGAAGTTGATAACACAGCTGAATTAGAATATATCGGTAAACCTGCAAGTGTTAGAAAAGACGGTTCTGTTGCCACTGGTTATGCCGTTCTACGTTACGGTGCTGGTTATTCTGTAACACCAACAATTGCATTTAATGATCCAACTGGTACTGGCGCAGAGATTAACTTCTTGACATCAAAGTCTGAAGCTAAGATTTCTGCCATTACTGAAGATGGACAGATCGCATACCTAGTTATTGACGATCCTGGTGTAGGTTACACTAAAGCGTCTATCACTGTTTCTGGTGAAGGGCAAGGTGCTTCTTTAATCCCTGACTTGAGCCTTGGTGCTATTTCGTCACAACAAGCCAACAACGAGATTTTAACACCTCCTGGAACTATTGACGCTATCGCTATCGTTTCTGGTGGTTATTCTTATGGTGTTGCCAACGTTTCTATCGAGGGTGACGGTACTGGAGCAACTGCTGAAGCAGTTATCAACCCAATTACTAACTCAATCACTAAGATTATTGTGACTAATCGCGGTCAAGATTACACTTACGCTAATGTTAGAATTATTGGTAACGGTCAAGGTGCTGAGTTGCGTGCTATCATCTCTCCATATGGTGGTCATGGTAAGAACTGCCCTGAAGAACTATACGCACGTTCATTGATGTTCTACTCAAACATCTCAACCGACTTGAACCAAGGTGTTGTAGTTGGCAACGATTATCGCCAAGTTGGTATTATTAAGAACCCTCGCGTGTTCCAAGGATATGAGAAATATCAAGGTTCTATCGGTTCTGCGTGTTATATCGTTCAGTCACCTATCAATACTGCTAAGTTTATAAAGGATGATGAGTTATTCATTGAGCGAGTTACTACTCCTGAGATTGAATGGGCTTCTTCCATTAACCTAGTTATCGGTGACTTTATTTGGTATGAGGATAGAATTTATACTGTTGTTGTTTCTGGTGTCACTGATTCTGTACCTCCAACAACAGTTACTGGTTCTGAAGAAATCGGTTCTGCGGTTGTAACATACGTTGGTTCTACAAAGTCTAAGAAGCGTTATCGTATTGTTTCAGTTACAGATACTACTGCTTTGGTGCAATCTCTTGATAATGACATCCCTTCATCAAACGACGTTTTCATTAAGACTTCTAGTATCACAGATAACTTTACTGCGGTTACAGTAGGCTATCCTTCGTTTGATAAATACTCTGGACAGTTAATGTACATTGATAACAAACAAGGCTTCACACCTTCTGGTGATGAAACAATTACTTTACGAACAATTATCAAATTCTAACTAAATAATTGTAAGTTTAAATTTTTAGAAGAGACACAGAATGGCACTAGACTTTAATACAGAACCGTACTTTGATGATTACAGCGACGCGAAGGATTTCTATAGAATCCTTTTCCGTCCAAGTTATGCGGTTCAAGCCCGAGAACTTACTCAAATCCAAACTATTCTCCAGAATCAAGTTTCTCGATTCGGAGATCACGTTTTTAAGAACGGTTCGCAAGTTATCCCTGGCTCTGTAAACGTCAATAACAAAGTACACTTCATTAAACTTGAAAAGTTTACTGGTACTGAAGACGTTACAACATATATCAAAGAATTTAAGAATAAAGTTATCAGAGGTGAAACCTCTGGTGTAAAAATGGTCGTTATTGATACATCAGCTGATTCTTCAGTTGTTGACAATCTAGACGAACCGACATTATACTGCCAGATTGAAGGTACTGCTGATAACAACGAAACATATCGTTTACAACCTGGCGAAAACATCTGGGCTGAAGTTGAAGACAACTTGATCAGCACTAACTTCCGTTTGACTGAAGATCAGTTAGTTCGCCGTCAACTTATTATTAAAGCCACTGGTTCTGAAGGCGAAGAGCCTTCTACATATCTAGAAGCTCCGACAATTGATTTCCCAAATCCAGCTTCTTCTAACGTTCTTGGCTATGCTTACAGCGTAGAAGTTAAGGCTGGTATTTATTACGTTGATGGTATCTTTGTTCGCAATGACGACTTAAAAGTTTATGCGGGTCGTTTCTCGAACACACCAACTTACCGTGTCGGTTTTAAAGTAACAGAAGAATATATTACTCCAGAAGACGACGAGTCAATCCTCGACAACGCAACTGGTTCTTATAACTTCGCCGCACCTGGCGCTCACCGCTATCAAATTAAACTTTCTCTAGTTAAACTACCTCTGGTCAGCACTGATACATTCAAGTTTATTGAATTGGTTCGTGTTGTTGATGGTCGCATTCAATCTAAAGTTGATCGTGCTTCTTACTCAGAATTAGAAAAAGCTATGGCTCGCCGCACACACGATGAGTCTGGCAACTATGAAGTAAACAAGTTTAAACTATCAATCCGCGAACACTTAAACGATGGTACAAACCAAGGTATGTATCCAGAGTTAATCGGTACTGCAGTTCCTGGAACAACTTATGGCGATGCTGATAAGTTCGTTCTTGTTATGGATCCTGGTAAAGCGTATGTTAGCGGTTACGAGATTGAATCTACATCTTCTCAATACATTGAGTTCGATAAAGCTCGCGAAAACAATGGCTTGGAAAACGGTCACGTTCGCCGCATTGGTCTACAAAACATTGGTTTGAATTATGGTAACTATGTAAAGGTTAATAACCTATTCAGAGTGCCAGATATTAAGAACTTCACTAAGGTTTACCTAGTTAAGAAGTTGCAACCAAAACCAGCCACATTCAGAGTCAATCTTTCTGGCGGTTCAGTATCATCAGTTGATGTTATTGACGGTGGTATTGGTTACAGCGGTAATGGTACTGTCGTTATCAAACCAACTTCTTCTTTCTCTGGTACTCCTGCAGTAGCAACTGCAACTGTTACTAATGGTAAAGTTGTTTCTGTTTCTGTTGGTACTGCTGGTTCTGGTTATTCAACTACACCAAACGCATACTTTATTTCTAACCTAACAGGTTTGGGTGTTGCACCATCAGCTTCTGATATCGTTGGTACTGCTCGTGTAAAAGCCCTACAACTAGCTTCTGGTTCATACTCTAGCGCAGCTACTGTATACAACCTTGGTCTAATTGACATCAACATGAACAGCGGTTATTCTTTTGACCTTGATGTTAAGTCTATCATCGGTACTGCTGGTTCTGGTAACTTCTCTTGCGATGTACAACCAACTCTAGTTAGTCTAATCGGTACAGGTACATCTTCAACATCTTCAACTACTATTACTGGTTCTGGTACTGCGTTTATCGGATTTGTTAAAGCTGGCGATATTATTTACTTGAACGACAAACGTGTTGGTACTGTATCTACATTCACCAATACTGCTATCACTCTAACTGCTAACGCTGAATTTGCGGTAACAGATGGACGTATTAGCGTATTTACTTCTACACTATACGAGCCAAAATTTGAATCTCTGTTATTCCCAGTTGGTCAAGCATATGTTAAGACTCTAAAAGGAAGAAACGCTAACAACACAGCTGATACTGAGCCAGTATCTAGCACTCTAGTTCGCCGTCTATTCGGTTCTAAGACTTCTTCTAACAACATTGTTGAATTCAAAGTAACAGATACTGACGAAACTATCGAACTAGATACAGATTTGTCAAACTACACTCTAATCAATAATACAACTGGTCTTCCAGTTGATATTAGCGAAACTACTGTAACTTTCAACTCTTCTGGTCCACGCCAAACTGTTTATATCTCTGGCGTTGCTGATACAGAATCATATTCTCTAATTGCTTCTGTTGCTCAAGAACAAGCTGCTGCAAGAGCGAAACAAAAAGTTCTAGTTGAGAACTATGAGTTTGATGGTGCATTCAAGAAGAATATTGCAGCCACTTCGGCTATTACGCTAGATCACTGCGATATCTTTAAATTGAAGTCAGTTCTAATGAATCCTGGCGAGTTCGACACATTCGATGAACTTGCTGCTATTGATATTACTGACCGCTATACTCTAGACAACGGTCAACGCGATACATACTATGCTGCTGGTCGTATCTTGTTGAAGCCAGGTTTCCAAGTACCAAACGGTGCTATCCGTGTTGTGTATGATTACTTCGAAGGTGGTATTGAAAGCGGTAACTACTTCTCAGTGGATTCTTACACTCACGCTTCTGGCGTTCCATACGCTGATATTCCTTCTCACTATGTTACTAACCAAGAAAATGGTAAGCGTGTTCAAACATCTCTATCTGATGTTTTAGACTTCCGCCCATATATTTCTGGTTTAAACGCAAGCACTTTCAAACCAGAATTGCCGAAGTTTGGTTCTGGTATGGTTTCTCCAATCGCGTACTATGTTGGTCGTATTGATAAAGTTTCCCTTGACTCTGTTGGTAAATTGAATGTTATCACTGGCGTGCCATCAGCAAGCCCTAAAGAACCTTCTGATCCAAAAGAAGGTATGGTTATTGCGTCTATCATCGTACCACCATACACTAAGACAGTTAAGGAAATTGTTGTAAAACAACAAGACAACCGTCGTTACACTATGCGTGATATTGGTAAGTTGGAACGTCGTATCGCTAACCTTGAATACTATGTTACTCTTTCTTTATTGGAAAAAGATACAGCCGACTTACAAATCAAAGATGCAACTACTGGTTTGGATCGTTTCAAGAACGGTTTCATTGTTGACCAATTTACTGGTCACGGTATCGGTGATGTTAAGAATCAAGACTATAGAATTTCTGTAGATAAGGAAACACGTACACTACGACCAATGCACGATTCTCAAGCATTGGAAATTGTTGAAAACCTAGTTTCAGGTACAGACCGTTCAAACAAGTCATATAAAAAGACTGGTGATTTGATCACTTTACCATACACTGAGTCTGCGTATATTTTCAACAATAACGCATCGCGTGCTATGGACATCCACGCTATGTCTTCTGGTGCGTTCAAGGGTCAGATTACTCTAATCCCAGAAGGTGATAACTGGAAATCTACAGAGCGTCGTCCAGATTTGATCGCTGTTGACGATAACAACTACGATGCTATTAAATACATCGCAGAAAATGCTATCATTGATACCAAAGGTAATACCATCGTTGGTACTAAGTGGAACGAATGGCAAACTAACTGGACATCTGTAAAGAATGAAGTTGTTGGTAAGTTTGAAACATGGACATACCGTGGTTATGCTAACTCGTATGATGTTCGTGGATATGAGAACGTTCTAACAACTATGGAAGGTTATAACTACCGTGATGGTATTTCAACTTCCATGGCGAACAATGTAAACGCTCAAGATTATGGCGATCGCGTTGTTGATGTGTCATATATTCCATATATGCGTTCTCGTCCAGTTACTGTTATCGCTCAGAACTTGAAGCCAACAACTCGCTTCTACCCATTCTTTGATAACATCGCTGTAACAGATTATTTCAAGCCATGTGATGTATTCACTGTAACACGTGATGGTTCATCTCTAATGTCATTCAGTTCTTTAGACCTAGATGACAACATCTTGGCTGATAGCGATAGAAGATCTTGGAATAACAAGATTGAACAAGCATTCTCTGTTGGTGACGTTTTAACTAACGCATCTCACACTGCTGTCAACATTGAAACTATTGATCAATTGACAACAGAAGCGGCATCGTTCAACGTATATGTTACTTCTACTTCTGGTGTGCGTGCTGGGCACCACGTGTTCTTGTATAACCTTAACAACCACTCTGCTCTTAAAGAAATCACTCTTGGTGATCTAAAAGAGAACCAAGATATCCCAGAGTCAATCGGTCTAAATGACAACAGCGCTTCTGCAAGCGAATTAAACTTCAAGAAGTTTAAGGTTCTATCAGTGTCTGGCACTAAGCTAGTTCTTGGTAACATCGACGGTAGCTTGGTACAACCATTTAGCGCATACTCTACTGGTTCTTATGATTCTGGTTACTATGGTAAACTGTTGCGCTTGAAAGCATCTGGCGTTGTTGTTTATGGTGGCGTTGTTGCTGCAACCGACACAAACGGTAAGATTGTTACTCAAGACATTCACGTTGCTAACATCAAGAATGGTTTCTCTATTGGCGAAACTTTGACTGGTTCTGTTAATATTGGTAACACTTCTTCTTACAACGGTGTTTCTATTGATTCCATCAACGGTGCATCAAGCGGTGTAGCGACTATGAAGGTTGAGGGTGATAAAGTTATCACTGATATTGATGGCACTGCAGTTGGCGTGTTCTATATCCCAGAATCTGATACTCTATCATTCCGTACTGGCGAACGTACTTTCAAGTTCACTGATAACTCAGCGAACAGCAATGCTTCGTTTGACTCTATTGGTTCATGCGTATACTACTCACAAGGTATTAGCCTAAGCAAAGAACGCACTATCGTTTCTTCTCGTAGCGTTGAGTTTGTACAAGCCGCCACTTATGAAGATACCAAGGCACTTCCACCTGTCCGTCGTTCTTCTACAACAGCACGTCAGATTTACTATTGGGTGTATGATCCACTAGCGCAAACGTTCACTGTAAGCTCTGAAGGTGGTTGCTTCATTACTTCAGTTGACTTGTATTTCGCCGCTAAAGGTAATCGTCCTGTTTCTATCGAACTTAGAAACACTGACAATGGAGTACCTTCTTCAAAGGTTATCCCATTCTCTAAGGTTACTAAACCAGTTGATGATATTATCGTTTCTGATGACAGCTCTTTGAAGACAACATTTAAGTTCAAGTCTCCAGTATACCTACAGGATACTGAAACATACTCTCTAGTTGTTATGACTGATGAGCCAGGAACTCAATTATATGTTTCTGAAATGGGACAAGTTGACTTGTTGACTTCTAACACTATCGCAGGTCAGCCTCTAACTGGTTCTCTATATGCTTCTCAAAATGCTAAAGAGTGGGAAATCCACTCGCTATTGGATATGAAGTTTGCCTTAAATAAAGCAACTTTCGATATCTCTGTTAGCCCAGAAGTTGAGTTCAGAACTGTTGCTCCTGGTATGGCTAAACTACCATACAACCCGTTTGAAATTACCCCAGGAACTAATAAGGTTCGTGTGTATGCTCCAAACCACGGTTTAATGGCAGGTCAAACTGTTACAATCGACAACGTACCAGAAGGCTTCTATGGCGCCAACTCTGAGACTGTTGGTATCCCGCACACTTTGTTGAATACTAAACACACAGTTCTATCTGCTGGTTTGGAAAAAGACTCATTCGTTATCGCAATCGTCACAGCTGTAAATGGCGAAAACGTGTTGGGTGGAACTGTTAACGATTTCATCAAAGGTGAATACGGTGGTGCGGACGTACAGTGCTCTCGTGGTATTCCAATGGACGTTCTATTCTTGAGAACTTCTGATTTGAACTTCCAAGACACAAGCATCAAATACAGCGTTATCTCTCAAACTGCGGCTGGAACCTTTAACGATTCCAACCCATATGCTATTGTTGCTAATGCTAACCATAACTTCGACACACGCATGAACATCCGTTCTGTTGATAACCAAGAAACTGATATCAACAATAACAAGCGTTCTTCGTTACAAGTTAAGGCTGCATTGTATTCTTCAAATAAGAATCTTTCTCCAGTTATTGACTTACAACAAGTTTCAGCTTACGCTATCGCTAACATGATCGATGATCAAACTGCTGAAGATATTAACGTACCTGAGATTGATACTCGAAAGATTATCGGTGCTGGTGATACAGTTCTTTCAAACTATGCAGTTGTTGGTACTGGTACAATCAGCGTAAGCAACGGTTCTACTTCAGTTGTTGGTGCAAGTTCTCTGTTTACTGTTGAAGTTGCTGTTGGTAACATCTTGACAAAGAGCGATGGAACTGTTATTGGTACTGTACAGACTATCACTGATAACACTCATATCACTCTAGCTTCAAGCTACACTGGCACTACTTTATCTGCAGTTGCCTATGACATTGGTTCTACTCCAAGCCTAGTGTTTGAAAACATTAACGGTGTTGGCGTTATCAGAACTAATATTGACTCCGCAGATAACCTATTGGCTTCTGTTGGTATTGGTAAGTCGTTGACTATCTCTGGTGTTGCTTCTGGTATTGATGGTGATTATGTTGTCACTGACGTACAAGTATCTGAAGATACAAGCATCTATTATGGTAATACTGAGCTAGATAAAGTTAAGGTATTCTTGAATGCAGCCTTCGGAACTACAACTACTATCGATATGTCACAAGACGTTGATTTCGATATCAGCGTACAAAATAAGTTCGTGAATGATTTTGCTCCATCTGGTTCACACAATGCAGCAAACTATATTACTAGAACTCTACAATTGACATCGGCAGCTGATAGCTTCAAGGTCATCTTTGATGGTAATATCGTTAACAATACTGACGTTAAGATTTACTACCGTACATGGACTGGTGACGTTGATTTGTTGAAGTTGCCATACAAAGACGCTGGTGCAAGTTTCGACAACTCTGATCCAGAAGGTAAATTTGTTGAGCGCACCCTTGAAGTTGGCGGTATTGAACCTTTCTATAACATCGCTATCAAGATTGTTATGAAATCTTCAAACCCTGTTGCCGTTCCAATGATCAAGAACTTACGTTTGTTGGCTCTATCATGAGTTTAGCTCAGATTGAAGGGTTCTCTAGTCTAAGAAAAGACACCGCCAATGGCGGTGTCGTGAACGTCGATACTAAGATGTATGAGAATCATAAAGCTCAGAAAATGCTTGCTCTTAGAAATATGCAACAACAGAAATCAACGCAAGATACTATGTCCAACTTGCAGAGCGAGATAAATATGATTAAGAATGACATGAACGACATTAGAAGCATGTTGATTCAACTATTAGAAAAAGGTAACTGATGGCTGCTATTCACTTAAGACAAGACAAAGAACGTCCACTAACAATTCAAGAAGTTGACGAGAACTTTGACTCAATCAACCGTGAGGTTGGACAGAAGCTGGACACGTTGGCGTTTAACGCTACTAACATCTTACAATTATTGAACGGTAACGCTGGCGCTGGTTCAACTCTTGATGCTGATAAAGTTCAAGGTAAGTATCCAACATCTGCCGCTAACCCAAACACAGTGGTAATCCGCGATGGTTCTGGTAACACTTACTTCAATCAGGTCTATGGTCTACACATTGGTGATGTTGTTGGTGACGTACAAGGTACAGTAACTGGGGCATTGATCGGTAACGCAACCAACGTTGATGGTGTTGTTCAAGTTGAGCACGGTGGTACTGGTGGTACGACTCCTTCGGCAGCTAGACAGAACATTGGTTGTGGTTCTATGGCAGTTCAAAACAAGAACACCGTTGATATCACTGGTGGTACTATTACTGGCATCACTGACTTAACAGTCGCCGACGGTGGTACTGGTGCTTCTACTGCATCTGGCGCACGTTCTAACCTTGGTTTAGTTATCGGTGCTGACGTTCAATCATATGCAGCTATCCTTTCTGGTATTTCATCCACAGCAGGTGATGGTCTAATTATTAGAACTACGACTAACTCTGCAGTATCTCGCAAGTTTATCCAAGGTAACTCTATCGAGATCACCAACCCTACTGGTAAAGATGGTGATATTACAGTTGCTTTGGCTCTAGCACCTTCTGTCTCAAGTATTACTAAAGCTGGTACAGACGGTACTGGTGATATTGGACAATCTAATAATAGATTCGCGACTATCTATGGTACAGCTACTTCAGCAAAATACGCTGACTTGGCAGAAAAGTATACAACAGATAAACATTATGAGCCAGGAACAGTTATTGTAGTTGCTCACGGTGGCGATTCCGAAGCCACTGCATCATTCCAACTAGGTCAACGTGTAATTGGTGTTGTTTCTACAAAACCAGCGCACATTATGAATGATGAATCTACTGGTCAAGCTATCGGTTTGACAGGTCGTTTACCAGTTAAGGTTACTGGACCAATTAAAAAAGGTCAAACTCTTATCGCTTCTCCAGACGGTTATGCTGTTGCGGGTGAAGGTCAAAACGTGATTGGTCAAGCGCTGGAAACTAACTTGAACGCTGGCGTTAAGCTAGTGGAATGTATTATTAAATAACACTGGATTTTTGTTATGAAAAAGTTCCTGTTGGTGAATTACTCGCCAGCTACATCCAACGATGGGTCACAAGAGGTTCCATACCTCTGGATGACCCTTCATTCATACTTCAAACGTAATTCTGTAAACCCAAATGCATGGGAATGGTTAGAACCAATATATTCACCATTAGCAGAAACCCCAGAAGAATTAGTAGATAAAATTGTATCTCAAACGCCAGACGTTATTGGGATATCTTGTTACATCTGGAACAGCTCTCTTACTTTTTGGGTGGCTGAGCAAGTTAAATTAAAGCTACCTAATGTAAAGATTATCGCTGGTGGACCAAGTTTAAATTATTGGAAACATCAAGATTGGTTTAAGATATACTGGTATATTGACCTTGTTTGTAATTACAATGGATACGGTGAACCCTTTATAACATCATATTTGGATGGTGCTTCGGTAAAGGAAATTCCATATGCGATATATCCAGACCTTGGTCGGCACGTGTGGAATGAATCAACTGCAAAAATTACTGTAAAAGAATTTAAGTGGCCAGCACCATATAAAGATAATATTGAATATCTAAAACAGTTTAAAATAAAACACCCTGATGTTAAGGGGATAGTTGATACTTCTCGTGGATGCCCCTATGCTTGCGTATTCTGTGAGTGGGGTGGCGGCACTTCCACCAAAGTGGCATTTAGACCACTTGTAGACACGCTAGAAGAACTAGAAATTATGTTTAGTATCTTACAGCCGAAATACGTTGATATTAACAATGCCAATTTTGGTGTTATTAAAGAAGATTTAGTATGCGCTGAAAAGATTTGCGAATTGCAAGAAAAATATAAATGTGTACAAGACGTTAATGTGTATGGACCAACTAAGTCTAATAAACTAAGGTTGAAGCAGATATTAAATCTATTTGCGAAGGTTGGTATAATCCAAGATATGAAACTTTCCGTCCAGTCAACTAATAAACAAATCCTTGATAATATCAAACGTGTTGATATGACATACTCTGATCAAAAAGATTTGTTTATCTCAGTTGCAGAAGAAAATAATATCCAATTAAAATTTGAAGGTATTTTGGGGCTTCCAGGGGAAACCGTTGAAACATTCTATCAAACTATATCTGATTTGGTTGACGATCAAACTCACCCAATGATGTATGAGTGGATTATGTTAGATTCATCTCCAGCTGCAAGAGAACCATATTTCAGCGAAATGGGTATTGTAACAAAAGAAGTAAAATTCAGAAGAAATGCGTATCTAAACCACACAAAACCTAAGAAAGACGAAGCTATCGGTGACGTTGGTTATCGTAATATTTTACACGATACTGTATTCGCTAATATAGAAGCTCCAAGGTATGTTGTTGGTACATATTCATACAACTCAGTAGATTGGGTTGAGATGAAGATGGCTCGTCACGTGTTCTATACTCTTTATAAAACACATTTGATTCAACCATACATTAGACACCTAAGATCTATTGGCGTCCCTATCAATGAATTCTTCAAACGTTCATTTAGAGGATTCTTCTTAAGAATCCCTCAAGTAAAAATAGCGCATGATGTAATGTTGAAGCAGGTACAATCTGATGAACTACTAGACCCATATTATGTAAGTATCGCTGATAACTTACCATACTTTAGCTACTATTCTACTATTAAGTTTGCCATTCTGTTAGACCCTAAGATGTTCTTTAAACTATTTGGAGAATGGTTGGTGTCAGCGTATGGTGATACTCACTTTATTGATATTTCTAATGCGATTGGCAACGCTGTTCAAACACCAATGTATAGTGAAATGCCACCAAGAGAAAAGATATCATCAATCATCGCAATGTGCGAAATGGTAGAATTACCTTTGGTCTAATTTCTTATTGAAAATCATTTCAAAGGCTTTGTTTTGAATAGCCTTGTGATAAACTTTTTCAATCGCGCAGTTTGTGTAGAACACCTCATCAGGTACTTCGATTGGGCAGTTAGATTTACACAGTCTAAACACCTCACATGAGCGACAGTGACGTTCATAGCGATCCAAATCTACCCTTGCTAAAGAAACGTTCTCGAGTTCATCAATATGACCGCCGATGAATGATTCATCTGTATGCGGGCAAGTTCTAACATTACCCTTCATATCAACGGATAATACTCCAGAGTCATCAACCCCACACGAAGTAATATAAGTTGGGAGGATCTGTTTACGCAGAGTCTTGGTGTATGGTAAAACTCCAAGGTGTGACTCTATCAAGGAGTTGTTTAATAGTTTATGGTCTACACCCTTAAAGCGTTGTTCAATGCTATCGTCAATGAAGCGTTTGATGATATCTTTGAACTTTGCTAGACTTTCACCGTGGATGACATGGTGAGAAGAACCACCATCATGATTGTGACCAACTGTCCAGCTGATCGCAGTCTTTCTTAAATCAATACCGTTCTGTGTACAATATTCATAGAAGAACTTATTGATTTCGTACAAGTCATAGTTCGTGTGAGAAAGAACTGGGTTAAAGCTGAATTGTATGTTGCTATACTTCTGAGCTTCTTTAAGAATATCAACCTTCTTGTGTAGGAATTCTTCACCACGCAGTCGTTCGTGTCCTGGACCATCATGCGACAAACCAATAGAAACAGTACCTTTAAGAGTCTTGAAGAACTCAATATGTTTCATCTGTAGAGGTGTACCATTGGTTGGGATAAACCACGTCAACCCCTCGCGATCAAACTCGCGCATTAACACTTCCATCGTCTTCCAATATAGAAGCGTTTCTCCACCCCACAAATCAATCTTCTCTAAACGAGATAAATCAAGTCGTTTGATTTGTTCAATAAACGTGTCAACTGTTGTTATCTTCTCACGTTCGTCTGGATTGCCAATATCCTTCTGCATGCAATATGAACAATCGTAATTGCAAGCGTGACCGAGAAGAACCCTAATCCAGAATGGCTTGTTTGATTTAGCCCTAGTTCTTACTTCTCCATTTACACTCTCATAGAAAGCATCAGGTTCAGTTGGTTCAGAAAGCGGTTCTTTATTACTATTGTAGATACCGTTGGTGTAGTTATCATAATAGAACTGAGTTCCGTCTTCAAATTTGAACTGAATAAAACTCTCAGCATCTCGTGCAAGAGGAGTTCTTTGAGTTTCCTTCTTTAGCTTACTGCGTAGAGAAGCGAGGCTGATGCTGTATGTGTGGCTCATTTTGATAAGATAGAAACTACTGGAGTTTGTCCATTGTGTAAACCATATGGTGTTTTAGTCCACCCCTCTAGAGAATTAAAGAAAGAACACTCTCTGGGATACATCACATATGGTATGAAGTTAAAATCTCTATTCACTTTCGTGTTTAGAGTCGTCGTGAAATACTCTTTAAACTTACTTATGTTTGACTGGTTCGCCCAATCAGCGTATAACTCTTGTTTCCCTTTTACAACTCTATACAGGAATTCGTTCATATCAAACTCTTCAGCAAATGTATAGAATGGGTCAATAGATAAATCGCAAGCATCATCGCTTGCATAAAAGAAGTTATTGTAATACAAATGCAACGCTTCTTTATTTACCCTGATTATCTTATCATCTGTTGTCTCAATCCAAGTGTTTTGATACTCTGCCCAAGGGTGATTCAATATCTTACGCTCTTGTCTAAAATCATTATGTACACAATTGTAGACACGGCTATTATAACCCCATTCTATGATTTGGTCAAATATTTCTGAGTCTCCACAATCAATGTATTTGATCTTTTTTATTGTAAACCTATCATGTGCCCGTTTGATAAAATCAAGAAGTTTATCGACCCCAATATGCTTTACAAACGTTGAACTAATAGATAAGTCAGCGATACCTTTAATTTGTAAATCTTTTAATTGCAAAGTTCTAATTAGGGAGTTATCGGTAACGCAGAGTTCAAACATATTACCGTTGGAGACATACCAATTGTAATCAGCTTTATGGAATTGCTTTAGATAGTATAAGTCGTCGTTTGTTCTAATCGAACCGAACCTTGGCAAGAAGTCCATCCAAACTTTTTCATACTTCTTTAAATCATTCCCATAGTTTGGTAGGGACTTTGTCTTTTGTAGGTTGTTCTTGATGTAACAAACCTCGCATCCAGCATCACAATAGTAGCGTTTACCAAGGCTGAAGTTTATATCATAATCCAAAGATCTAAGCGCATCTTCTTTTACCCAGTATGCGTTTAGATCGGTGTAATTATCAAAGTCATTTCTGTCCATCGGCGATCCAGTGGTAGAAAGATTTCTTTTCATGTAGCTTGGTTGTATAGTGTACCATTGCGTTTTGAATCTGATAGAACTGAACGCATTTAGTCCCAGGTTCAGTATCAAACATCTTATGTAGATATTTCAATCCGCATAAAGTTCTAGAAGGGCAACCTGTGCACTTCTCTGGTACAACCTCGTCTGGTTCGCCGTTTCTAGTCAGGCTGATATCACCAACCCATTTACCGACTTGATATTCTGGACGCTTATATTCGCAGAAGTCATACTCTGAGTAAATGTAACCATCTGGTGAAAGGATAATTTTGTAGTGATCGCCGAAGTAGTTCTTGTCAGTAACTCCATAGTTTCCGTCAATGAATACCATAATATTGTAGTTGTAAAGAACGTTCACGAAACGGATGAAAGCGTCAGCGTATTGAGCCATATCCATATCTTCAATTAGAGTCTTAAACTTCTGCCCACCTCTATGATGACGTAGAGGTATAAGGTTGATTGATCGAACCTTGCAGCGAGAAACTTTATCTAGGATATCTTTGATACAATCTAGACTGAACACCTTACGGTCTTGAACTGGCATAACGAATTGCCAGTGAATGGGGATATTGTAATACCCGCACAACTCAATAGACTTGTAAATATCAAATTGTTCACGGTTGGCTTCTTGGTAAATGAAGTCATATGATATGGTGAACTTTAAATACTTGCGCCATTTCTCCAAGAACCATTGTTCCTTTTCAAACAGAGCAGCATTAGTTGTGATTGATACATATAAACCCTTGCCGTCTAAGTATTTGTCTTTAAGGGTTTCTAGGATTTCATCCATTCGCTTTACATAGAGGAATGGTTCTCCGCCATGTAAAGCAATACGGTCTACTTTATTTGGTTGATCAAATGCCCACTCAAAAAATGTTTCCAGTTCTTGGATGTATTTCTTTGACATATTCTGCCCACCGAGACTTTTAATATAGTCTCGGTCGCAGTAAGTGCAGTTGAAATTACAAGTATCTCCAAGATAGATGGAGATAGTATTCACATTCTTCATAATCCCATTGATACTTTACGATAATTTCTAGCTGATTGTTTTTTAGCTACATCGTCTTGTAGATCTAGGTATAACTTGACGATCTTTTGACACATATCGTCTGGACGGAATAACGGTGTTCCAGTGGACACGTTTCCAGCTGGGCATTGATAACAGTAGTTGCGATAATCGCAGGACTTACATTGTTCTTCCTCTGTGTGCATTTTGTTGTAGAGGTCTTGGAATGTAGTATAACGATCTATGTGAACACGGTCTTCAAAGATATTACCTAACACAGTAGGTTTAACTGCATCTACTTCTTTCATATTAGTGAAGAAGTAGCAACCAGTAAAGTCACCAGAACCGTCGATCGCGATCATATCGCTTCCAACTAAACAGTTGTTTTCAACCTTTTGACCAACACCTTCTGAAAACGAGATTTCAAAATCAGCGTATTTGTCGATAAGGTGAATAATATCTGAGTGTAAGTTAGACCAAGTGTCAGTATTCCAGCTGATATAACCAACGCTAGAATCGTGAACTAGCGGATGAACGATGATATTACGGATACCAATTCCATATAGTTTCTCCATATATTCTTTGAAGTATGGAGCGTGTTCTTGCGCAAGAGTACATCTAAAGAAGATACGGTCTTTAGCGTGGCGTGGTAAACCAGAAACCGTGTCGATGATGTGGTCAATTTGTTCTTGTTTTAACTCACGGTGATCCAACTCAACTTGTAGTGTATCGAGGGAAATCATCATATATGTGAAGTCATACTCGAAGTATACCTTACAAAATTCTTTGTTTAAAAGGATACCGTTAGTAATCATGCTAACAGCTTGTCCCTTATCAAAGAAAGTCTTTGTTAGGTATTCCTTGTTTCTTTCCAAGAAATTAACAATAAGGTCTTTGTGAATTAACGGTTCTCCACCAAAGAACTGGAATCGTTTATTCTTAGCTTTGGAGTTATCCAATAACCAGTTGTATGCTTTTAGTAGAGAGTCTTCTGTAAATCTACCATAATCTTTCTTATGCTGTTCGTAGCAATATGAACAAGAAAGGTTACATGCATTGGTTAGAATCACATTCATATGTCCAATATCTTGAAATAGATGTTGGACAGCTGAGAATGAAACAACCTTTTCTTCAGGTGATGGAAGAATGGAGATTAGTTTGTTTTGCTTGGAAAGCCCCTTCGGAGTGATAATATCTTCAGTTCTAAATTGAAGAGTCCCATCAGGGGAAACCCCGACCGTCGCTTCATGGTCGGGGTTGATTGATTTTCTAGACTTGTGAAATACCAAAGGATATTCGCTCATAATATACCTCAAAAAGTTAATGTCGGATAATCACAAAATCGTATCTTAGTTGTTCCTGTTTAGAAGAAATATAATCCAACTCAGTACCTGTGACCCAACGATATGAAAGTGTCGTTACGTCTTTATTTAGTGAGATTGTAATAGTGTTGCTGTCACGTTGATAATTGCCAGAACATTCAACATCCAAACGGATACGTGGAAGTTCATCATTACCTAAACGGCGACCAGCGATCTTATGGAATTTAGAGTTGTAACCAAATAAATCAATCACAACAGTATCGCTAGTCGTAGCAATAATGTTTGGACCAATAAACTTAGAGTTAGAATCTAGACTCGGAGTAAACACTGAATCTCTTAGATTACCGTCGTGAGAGTTTAAGAACTCGATAACGTCAGTTCTATCTCGTAGATTAATTTCAGACTCGTCGCTCTTAATGATAGAAGACTCTAGCAAGTTATCATTGATCACAACGTAGTATACATCAGTATCAACCATCTTGTAGAACGCCATCCAAATAGCTGCAAATGGATTACCTTCTAACACGCTTTGGCGAGTTAGGTTAGTTGGTCGTTTATCTAGAACATTTCTACCAAAGAAGCAAGATTGTTCAATAACTGTATTCTGAGAAACCATTTCATCCGTGAAAAGGTAGCCAAAATAAACAACATCCAAACCGCTATCTAAAAATGCCTTTGCTTTTTCTAAGTCGATTTCCTTGATGCCCATAGTTTGGTTTTCAGTTGGCATAGCCATGGCTAAAAGTAGCTTGCCCTCGGCATCGTTATAGATGCCTAGCTTTTTATCAATCTTGATGTAAGAATTAAAGAAGTTGTCGTACTTCTTAATCTTAGTTAGATCTACCTGACCAAGACCAGGTGGCAATCCATCATAATAAACGTTCAACCCTTCGGCTACGTTCGCCCAAGAGTGGTTGACTGAGTTCTCAGTGTTAAAGAAAAATGTACTCATTAGCAAGATCCTCTTCCGCAAGCGCAGTTACAATTGCAGTTGCAATTAGTTGAATAGTCGTCGTAAAATAGATGAGTGTGGTCAGTTAGCGAATCCAACACTTCTAGCATTTGTTTATATGTATCAGCGGTTACGATATCCCCCGCTGCTTTAGAGTCTACGGTTAGACCAGTGGTCACCGTGCTTAGGTTTTCAACTGCCATTTATTAAGCTCCAGTTCTATCGTCGATAGAATGATAGTGATCATTACCAGACAGAATACTAGATCTTAGAGTCTGGTGTAAAGATGCTGTTATGTCATCACCTGACGCAACTGTTGTTGAGATATCAGCCGAAGTTGCAAGAGAAGCAGAAGTATTCTCTGGGTTATTATCGTATGATGTACCATACGGTGAAGTGTTACCATACGCTTCCCACCATTGATCCGGAACAGTGTGATAGTGATTATTGAAGCTGTTCCAGCAAGAAATTAGAGAATTAATCTGAGCCGCAGTGATTGTACTGCCAGCTGCGATCGCTGCCTTCAAATCGGTGATTGTCGTTTGAAGACTAGCTGAGGTAGGACCAACCATACCTGATGTAGTTCTCGTTATTTGAGGCATTTTATCGTTCCAAGGTGTTATACATCTATATTTAGCCCTGTTGGATTACCTAAATAAAAGGTAGCTAAATATAAATATATTTATTGAAACTCTCATTTTAGGGATCATAGATGCCATCTATTATTACAAGAACGACCTCCGGAACCGACGCAACGGTCAAGGGGTTGCCATTAACCAACGCTGAAATTGACGGTAACTTTATAGCGATAAACCACGCTATCATTGCAACTGGCGATTTAACTGGGTTTACAGACAGATCAGCCAGCACTCTCGTTTGGAACAACGCCACTAGAACTATTTTTCTAGCCCCAGTGGTTGGTTCTTTTAGCGTGTATTATAGAGGATCAGAACTAACTGTATCTGACTCTCTTCAGTATCAAATCCCAAATAACACTGGTGGTCGATGGATTATTTTAAACCCATCAACGCTGCAGTTAGAAGAGTCTTTAACGATTGATTTCGAAACTGACCTCCCAGTTGCTTGGATTTATTATAATCACGTTGACGCAGTGGCAATTGTAGCTTCTGATGAAAGACATACTGCTTCTAGAGATATTCAATGGCACATCTCCAAGCATGCTGAAGTTGGAACTACATGGTTATCTGGCGGCGACTGCACATATAATCTAAACAACCAAACATCACTGTCCCTTGGTTTCACTGATATCACAATTGCTGATGAAGATATTAACCACGATATATCTCACAGCATAACACCAAACGGGTTCTACCAACAAATCCTTTCATCAAACGCGATGATCCCAGTTGTGTATAAGAACGGTTCCGTTACAAGCCAAATCGCTGCAGCGAACCCACCGTGGCAAGTTAACACAACTGCTAAGTATAATCAAGTCATTGGTAACAGTGGTAGTCTTGTAGATGCGCCAAACAACACTTATGTAAATTATTACATTATCGCCACTAATGACATGACGTTCCCAATCAAGGCTGTGGTTGGAACTGGTAATTATGCAACCTTATTGCAGGCATTCAATGAACAATTTGATGTTGCCAACCTTCTTATGGAAGAAGTTGTTGCAATGTATCAAATCACTCTGCATACAAATACCGCATACACAAACAAGGTTGTTATTGCTTCTGTTAGAAAATTATCTAGCCAAGCAAACGTCTTACCAGATCAAATCTTAAATGGTCCATCCCACGCTGGATTGAGCAAGCTATCAAATGATGATCACTTACAGTATGTTCATATTTCTAACGCTAGAACAATCACTGCAGCGCACACGTTTAATGGCGTTCAAACTTTTGTAAACGGTATTAAAATTAACTCAAAACCAGTTGTAAACCTTGATGGTGCTAATAAACAATACGTTGATCAGCAAGCATTACTGATGTCATTCTTAAATGCTTAATGCAACTAAATAACCTAAATATATGTAATCGGAGAAATTAATGGCAACAGGAAGATTAGGCACTGCTAACATCAATACCGCTGCAACGTACTTTACACCATACACTGTACCAGCGAACACATTTACAATGTGTTCAATCTCAGTGTGTAATAGAGGTAACTCAGACGCTGGTATTAGAATCGCTTTAGCGGCATCAACAACACCTACTGACGACGAATGGATTGAATACAACGTAGCCGTTGGTGGTGGCGGTGTATTAGAAAGAACTGGCGTATTATTGAGCGCTGGTCAAAGAATCATTGCGTGGTCAAGCACACCGAACGTTAGCGTTGTAGTTGTCGGTGTAGAAACATCAACACTATAATAGGATAAATTTATGGGACGCTTTTTAACATCTCAAGGCACTCTAGGTATCGTTCTGAAAGAGAACGTTGTTACCTCACAAAGTATTAATGCTAATGACCGTATTTTAGCAAACACAGCTGGTGGTGCTATTACTTTAACATTACCAGTCTCACCATTGGTGAACGACATGGTACAGATTATTGACGTCGGTAACGTTGCGGCTACTAACAAAATTACAGTAGCAAGAAACGGGCAAAAGATTCAAGGTCTTAACGAAGATCTAACAATTGACTTGAACGGTTCTGTTACATCTTTAATCTTTACTGGCTCAACATACGGTTGGATCTACGCTGCTGTTTAATAGAATAAGGATAGAATCGTGGCTTCATTATCACAATTACTAGAATCAAAAAGAGGCACGTTCAATTCTGCAGAAGAAAATATTGAACAAGGGCAGATTTGGGTTTATACCTCTCCTGCTGGTTATACTGGTTACTGGAACAACTTCTGCTGGCAAGCGCCAGGATGCGGTCATGTAACAGTTGAAGTTTGGGGTGCTGGCGGATCAAGCGCAAAGATGTGCTGCTGCGGATTCGGTATCCCAGGCAACCCAGGAGCCTATGCCAAGAAAACTATTCACGTTCAACCAGGCGACTGGTTGTGCGGTGACGTCGGTAAAGCATGTAACAACTCAAACGATTTATGTTTCCGTGGTTGTTCTTCACCAAGCTGGGTGGGTTGGACTGGACGAGATTGCCGTGGTAATACCACAGGTTATATCTGCGCTCAGGGTGGTAAAGGTGGTGTAACGCTATGTTCCACTGGCACTTCTGCCACTTGCTGTTTCGGTCTACAAGGTTTCTGTACTACAATATATCCATATGGTTGCGTTTATGCAGGCGTTGTGTGTAACAAATGTTCTGGTGAATGGATAGCCCAAGCATATGGTGGTGATATTAACTGTTGCGGTGGTTTCTCTTGTGCGTCATTTATGCTTTGCGCTCCAGAATGTATGTGTACATACCACTACCATTTGGCGACTCCTCCAGGGTTATACTCTAAAGAAGGTGGCGTTGCAACTCATACTGTAGAAAACAACAACGAATTCTCTAACTGGTCTGGTCAAGGGCACAGCGAGGCATTATCTGCAATCAACGCTCTTGGTAGATTCCCGTCACAGTCAAATAACTGGGCTTCTTGCTGGGGTTTCTCTGGACAATGCGGATGTTATGATTCAGACGGATGTACTAGAGGTATGCCAACTGGCGTTCCAGGAACAGCTCCGCATCCATGCGCTGGTGTTCGCGATCACGCTCATACTGGCGGTAGTGGTGCAGTTCGAATCAAATTTATTGCGGGATAAAATATGGCGTCATTAAGACAAAGTTTATTAGTAAAATATGACACAATCGTTAATAACGAACAAAACCTAGAAACTGGTAAAGTTTGGGTATATAACGAAGCGACTGTTCGTACTAAATTTTACAACTGCTGGTGTTGGAAATCACCAGGAGTTGGTAAGGCTATTATTGAAGCATGGGGTGCTGGCGGATCTGGTGCTCGTATGTGCTGCTGCGGGTCAGGTTTGCCAGGAAACTCTGGCGCTTACTCAAAGAAAACTATTTGCGTAGACGCTAACACTAACATCAGAGGTTGTAACGGTTGGTCTTGCGGTAACGCTGATGCTCTATGTTTCCGTGGGTGTTCTGAACCTACAATGTTATGCTGGTGCGTGAGCGCTTCTTGTAACGGATGTATGTGCGCCCAAGGTGGTATGGGTGGTTCAGCATTCTGTTCTACTACACCATCAATGTTCTGCTGCTTCGGTGGTAACGGTTTCTGTACAACTAAAACCCTAAATGAAAACTGTGGCGTTGTTTGTAACTTCGGTACTGCTAGACCACATATTGCATGCGCTTATGGTGGCGATGTTAACTGCTGTGGACAATTCAACTGTAAGAGTTTCTTCGGTTGCTACCCTAACTGCGTATGCCAATTCCAGCAACACATTTATGTCCCTCCAGGATTAATTGCCGACGGTGGCGCTTGGGTTACATTTAACCACGAAGATACTGGATCATGGGAAACATGGACAGGTTCTGGTTTAGGTGGTTTCTTTACTGCCCTTGATGGTGCTTCTAAGAACCCAACTGCTGGCCACCCATATTCAGCTTGCTGGACTGGTAACAGAGCTTGCGGTTGCTACGAAGCAATGGGATGTATTGGTTTTATTCCAACTGGTATTGGTGGCGTTGGTACTAATGCTTGTCCAGATCACAGAACTCATGGTTATCGTGGTGGTCAAGGTGCTGTTCGTATTAAATTTATTGCGGGATAAAACATGGCGATTTCATTAAAATCAGCTTTACGAGATAGACATCCACAGGATTCTAGAATCGAAGAAAACTTAGAAACAGGTACAATTTACATGTACACTGGTGGTTCATCTAGCGCCAACTTATGGAGTGGCTTCTGCTGGAGAGCTCCTGCGAACGGTACAGCTGTAATCGAAGCATGGGGTGCTGGTGGTCCAGGATCCCGTATGTGCTGCTGCGGCTTCGGTCTTCCAGGAAACTCTGGAGCCTATGTAAAGAAAACTATTAGCGTAACAACTGGTTGTTACGTTTGTGGTACAACTGGTAACCCACCTTGTTCATCTGCCTTATGTTTCCAAGGTTGCGGCGATTCAACTGGTCTTTGCTGGTTCGGTAATTCTGGAGCTTCTGGTTGTATCTGTGCTGAAGGTGGTAAAGGTAGTGTATCTATCTGTTCTACTGGTAACTCAATGTACTGTTGCTTTATTGCTGCAGGTTTCTGTGGCAACAGAAAGAACCTATCAGACTATTGTGGTATCTTATGTAACTACTGCTCTGGTATGTGGATCGGTTGCGCCTATGGCGGCGATGTAAATAAAAACAGTTTATTCAGCTGCGTTGAAACACGTCAATGTTTGGGTAACTGTCAATGTTACTTCATTACTCACGTGCCTGTTCCAGCTGGTTTATTCACAACAGATGGCAGTTGGGTAATTTATGAGGCTGACTCTGATGGTGGTGATGCACCAGGTCACTGGTCTGGTAACCAATACCCATCGTTTATTTCTGCTATGAGTTCTCTATCTAGAAACCCTAAGCGTGGTTCTCATAAATATTCTTGCTGGCGTTCTGATAAGGTCTGCGGATGTTATGAAATGGTTGGTTGCTCTCCATTGCTACCTATTGGTGTTGGTGGTCTACCACCACAGCCGTGCGGTGACGTGCGTGACCAGGGATTCCGTGGCGGATGGGGTGCTGTTCGTATCAAATTTATTGCAAGTTAATTAAAGGATAATTTAACATGAAAAAGAATTTTACATTCGTTCTTCCAGACGAACCGTATACAAATAAAACTACATTGAACAATGTTATCAATGCAGTTTACGAAGGACCAAAGTATCTGATTTGTAGAGTTAATAAAACTACTCGAATCGTAGAAGGTGTTGTGCGCGAAGCTGATGACCTAGAAACTTTGGCAAATACTCCAGCAGAAGAAGGTTATGATCACATTACTCTTAATGCTGACGTGAATACATTTGAAGCTGCGTATTTGACTGATTACTATACTCACGATGTAATCGAAGATCCAACATTCATCCTACCACGTGGTTTGGGTGAGTGGACTTATCATTATGACGATTACACTGGTGGTATTAACCAAGCATTCTATCAGTTTACTCTAAAGTTCCAAAATAACGTTTTCTCTAAACCTGAGTACCGTTTGCACGCTCTTACTCGTGAAAGCGTAATGGCTGGTTCAAAAGTTACAGCAAAAGCTATTAGAGACTCTTTGAAGAATAGCGATCACTCAACTGAAGATCGTACTACTTTGGAAGAATACGCTACATGGTTGGAAAACCTAGAAGAGACGTACCACGACGTTGAACACTGGAAGATTCCTTTCCCAACTACTGTGCCTAAGTATTAAAACAAAGCCCTCTTCGGAGGGCTTTTTAATTAGCCTATATAATATATCTGAACTGAAGTTCGTTATTGTGGAGATAAAATTGGAAATTACAAAAAGACCTAAAGCATTTTTTATGAATGGTGGCGCTGGCAGACTATTATGCTCTATCCCAGCCTTTGAAAAGTATGAACAGGAATCTGGTGATAAAGACTTTATCATTGTGTGCGAAGGTGGCACAGATGTATTTAAAGGTCACCCAACCCTTGATGCCCGTACCTATGACATTTGGCACAAAGGTTTATTCCAAGATAAGTTAAAACACATGGACATCATGTCCCCTGAACCATATAGAGTTTGGGAATACTACAATCAAAAGTGTAACTTATCCCAAGCATTTGATATTGAAATCAACAAAAAAGGTGTTAGAGATTTACCTAAACCTACACTTCGTTTGTCAAAAGAAGAGCTTCTTACTGCTCGCGAGTTGATTGCCAATATCAAGAAACAAATCAAAAAAGAAAAGGTTATCGTGTTCCAACCATTCGGTCGTGGAATCACGCAGAAGGATGGTTCATTCGTTGACCCTTCTAACCGCAGTTTTGAGTTTAAAGATGTAAAAGCTATTATTAAGAAGTTACAACAAAAAGACTTTGGTGTAATTATGATGGCTGAGTTTGGTATTGACCTTAAAGGTGAAAACCTAAAGGATGACGTTGCAATGCCAGAAATCCCAAGCATTAGAGTTTGGGCTGCTGTTATTAAATACGCAGATTATTTCTTAGGTTGCGACAGTCTTGGTCAACACTTAGCATATGCTGTTGGTAAGAAAGCAACTGTTGTTACTGGTCCAACAGACCCTATAAATATCACGTATCCTAACTGTAAGGATTTTGATATTATCGACATGGGTGAACTTGATCGCGAATATGAACCGATTCGTATCACTCAAGATGAACGTCTAATGCGTAAGCATGAGTTGATCATGACTATGACCGATGATATTGTAAATATTGTTATTAACTCTGTTATGGGAAAGAAAACTAAATGAGTGAAGTAAAAACTGGATTACCCTTGAAGACTGGTTATATTGCGGCAATTGCCCGTGGTCATAACGCAGGTGTTTGTTTGCTTAAAGATGGCAAGGTAGTTTTCTCTATTGAAGAAGAACGTTTGTCTCGCCGCAAATATGATGGTGGACCATACGCATCAATGGTTAAGATTTTGGAATATACTGACAAGATCGACTACTTGGTAATTGCCCACACCCAATCCCTAAACGAATCTGCAGGTCGTGTTGACTTCTCAGGTGATGACGTTTATACTGGTCTTGCTAGAAAGTTAGGTCTTATTGACCGTAACGTGTTTGGACCACACCCTCAAGTTGTTGACTTGAGTTTCATGCACCATAAGTTACACGCTGCTTGTGCATTCTACCGTTCTGGTTGGGAAGACGCTGTTGCTCTTATCGTAGACGGTGCTGGTACTTTTATTGGCATGAACGTAAACAACAACCCGATTACTGTTTGGGAAGTTGAGTCTATCGTAGACTGCGCATATCCTTCTAACTTTACAACTCTGTACAAACACTACGGTACTCGTGAGCCAGTCCCAGGTGCTTTGACTAGATTAGATTCAGCTATGTTTGGTGAACATGGTTCTACGCACGAAGCGTTGATTACTGATCGCGCTGGTATCGTTAAAGTGTATGAAGCTGTAACTGAGTATTGCGGTTGGTCTAGTATTGAGGCTGGTAAGACTATGGGGCTATTCCCATATGGCGTTGAGAACCCAGCAATTCCAAAGTTGTTTGAGACTAACAGTATTGCTCCACTATCAAACCGTAACTTGATTGTTCCAACATACCCTAACGGTGCTCGAGTAAACGGTGAATTGTTTGAGTTCTTGAAGACTGACGATTCTTGCGTTGTTGAAGAATGTGATGATTGTTCTTGCGGACCAAAGGAAGACGTAACTCTCCTACAAAACCGCAGAGATCTAGCATACGCTTGTCAAACTCAAACCCAGGAACAAGTTGTTGCTTTGATTAGAAAAGCTGCAGAAATGTCTGGTAAGAAGCGTGTCGTTATTAGCGGTGGATATGGTTTAAACTGCGTTGCTAATTACCACTACCTAGAAGCATTGAAAAATGATGGTATCGAGATTTATTGTGAACCAGTTTCTAATGATGCAGGTACTGCTCTTGGCGCAGCATTAATGTTCCACCGTGGTATTACACACGACATGGAAGTTGAACAACGTGCTGATACTTTATATCTTGGACCAAAGTATGATTATAGCGAAGCTGATATTAAAGCAATCGCTGACAAATATGAAGCTGAAGTTCTTGATGCCACTCACGCTGATATCGTTGAATTGTTGATTAAGAAAAACATCGTTGCTCAATTCCAAGGTCGTTCAGAAAATGGTCCACGAGCTTTGGGTAACCGTTCGTTCTTGTTTGATCCACGATTTGAAGATGGTAAAGACTTCGTGAATAGTGTTAAGCACCGCGAATACTTCCGCCCATTCGCTGGTTCTATTCTTGAAGAACACGCTCACGAGTGGTTCGATCTTCGTGGTATGAAGTCATCGCCAACTATGATGTATGCTGTAAACTGTCAGCCAGGGATCGAAGAAAAGATTCCTTCTATCATTCACGTTGATGGTACTTGCCGTATTCAAACTGTTACTCCAGAGCAGAACAAGCACTACTATGACTTGATCAAAGAGTTCCATAATAAGACTGGAACACCTATCTTGTTCAACACCAGTTTTAACTTAGGTGGCGACCCTCTAGTGGAAACCCTAGAAGATGCAGTTGCTACTTTAGCTAAGAGTGAAGTTGAATATCTCTACCTGCCAGAATACAGCAAATTAATCAAAGTTTCTAACTACGAATAATATGCGTCTTGAAGGTAAGCAAGATAGAGGTTGGGGATACGAAGACATCTGGGTTACTAATGACAAATATTGCGGTAAAATGCTGCACTTTACTGTCGGTAAGAAACTCAGTATGCACTTCCATCGGGAAAAGGAAGAAACTTGGTTCGTTATAAACGGCAAGTTTCTTGTCCGATATATCACCACCCAAGACGGTGAACTCCATGAAATGGTATTAGAGCCAGGAGATGTTTGGCATAGCCCAGCTCTATTACCACACCAAGTTTATTGTATGGAAGCTGGGGTTATTTGCGAAGTTTCTACCGCAGACTCGGAAGAAGATAATTTCATAGTAATGCCAGGAGACGTGCAACAAAGTTCAATGTAGTATAAATATACAATAAGAACATAACTTGGATACTCAAAATGGCTGTTGCGTCAAGAGAACAACTAAAACAATATGCACTCCGTGCCCTTGGTGCGCCAGTGTTAGAAATTAACGTCGCAGACGAGCAATTAGAAGATCGTCTAGACGAAGCGTTAGATTACTGGAACCTATACCACTACGAAGGTGTAGAACAGATGTATTTGAAGCACCGTATTCGTGCTTCCACTCTAAACCTTCAATCTAATAACGGTACAGATTTCGTTATTGCCGAGAATATTACAGGTGCCACTTCTGGCGCAACTGCACAAGTTTGCCGCGAAGAAGGTAGCCAGCCAATCGACGCTAAGATCTACGTTAGAAATGTAGTCGGTACATTCGTTGCTGGAGAAACAATCAACGGTTCTTCTGGTCACACTGGCACTTTAGCAGCTACAAATCCAGTTACTCTTGGCGAGTACGATTTAAAATATGTTACAACGCCAGACTATGTTTACGGTGTTACAAAGTTATTCAATATCGGTCAAGCATCGTCATCTAAAAATATCTTCGATTTACAATACCAACTTCGCTTAAACGACTTATACGACCTTACTTCTACATCTATCGTATATTACAAAACAGTGATGTCGCACTTAGCGATGCTTGACCTTGAATTAAATGGTCACCCTCTATATCGTTTCAACCGTCTACAGAATAGATTGTACCTTGATGTAAACTGGGAAACTGATATCATCATCGGTGACTATATTCTTGTGCAAGGATATAGAGCTTTGAACCCCGCTGACTTCACCAAAGTGTATGGTGAGCCATGGTTGAAGCACTATGTAACTGCCCTCTTCAAACGCCAATGGGCATTGAACATTAAAAAGTTCTCTGGTCTACAATTACCAGGTGGTGTAACACTCGATGGCGATAAGCTATATGCTGAAGCCACTAAAGAGATTGCTGATCTAGAAGATGAATTGAGAACAAAGTCTGCCCCGTTAGATTTCTTCTTGGGGTAATTAATGGCAACAAATCCATATTTCACGCAAGGCACTTCTAACGAGCAAGATCTAATTGAAGACATCATCATTGAGTCTTTAAAGATCTACGGTAAGGATATGTTGTATATCCCAAGAACGCAAGTATCTAATGATAGAATCTTCGGTGAAGACCGTCTATCAAAATTCGAGCACGCTTATCCAATCGAGATGTATTTTGATAATATCGAAAGCCTTGCTGGGCAAGGTGCTATGATTCAAAAGTTTGGTCTATTAATGGATCAATCTGCGACACTAACTGTTGCTCGTAAACGTTGGAATGATTTGATTGCAGTTCATGGAACAACATACCTATCAAATAGACCAAACGAAGGGGATTTAATTTATTACCCTTTAACTAAAGGTTTGTTTGAAATCAAATTCGTAAAACACCAAGAACCATTCTATCAATTAGGTCGTCTGTATACTTACAAACTTGATGTTGAATTGTTCCAGTACTCTTCCGAGAAAATCAATACTGGCGTTCCAGAGATTGACATATTCGAAGATCTTAAGACGTTCGACGTTACACAAAATACGGTTGAGGAAGCTACGGGCTTCGCTGATAACCAAACATTCAAAGATAAGGCAGTTTCTGAAAATGCGCTGTTCGATGAAGCTAACCCGTTCGGAGAAGTCTAATGTTAAACAATAGCGTATTCTATCATGGTATTACACGAAAGTGTATCATCGGTTTTGGTCGTTTGTTTAGTAATATTTTTATCGACAGAAAAGCAATTGACCCTGTAAATGGTCAAAATATTCAACGTCTACACGTTCCTCTATCATATGCTCCTAAAGAAAAATGGTTAGTTCGTTTGGATGAAGATCCAACGTTAGAAAACCAAACTCTAACATCTCTTCCTAGAATGTCTTTTGAAATTATTGCGTACACTTACGACTCTCTGCGTAAAGTGAATCGTATGCAATTTATGAAAAATGACGCAGCTGGTGGAGAGACTAGCACTGCTATGGTTAGAACCCCTGTTCCATATAACATTGATATGTCTCTGTATATCGTTACAAAAACTCAAGAAGACGCTCTTCAAATTATTGAACAGATTCTTCCATGGTTCACCCCAGAATACTCTATGACAATTAATGCCGTAGATGATATGGGTATTAAACTAGATGTTCCAGTCGTTCTAAACTCAGTTATTGTATCAGACGAATTCGAAGGTACATTCCAAGAAAGACGTTTTGTAATTCACACTATCAACTTCCAAATGAAAGTCTCTCTATTTGGACCAATTTCTCAACAAGGTGTAATCTTGAATTCCAATGCTCATGTTTCTATGAGTATGAATGAGGGAGATAGCCCCGAGTCCCACTATCAAGCGACTGGCGAGTTCGGTCAAGATGGTGCACAAATTATTAATTCCGATGGGTGGCTAAACGAATTCTAAAATTATGGCTGAAATTTATAATAGTAATGCGAACTTAAAAGCTGCTGGTATTACCTTCCAATTTACTCCTGCCCAAGTTCAGGAGTATCTTAAGTGCGCCCAAGACCCAATCTACTTTATCGAGAACTTCTGTTACATTGTTACACTTGACTACGGTTTAAAGCTGTTCAAGCTATACGATTGTCAAAAGAAGAAAATCGACATCATTCACAATAACCGTCGTGTTATTCTTATGGAAGGTCGTCAGCAAGGTAAGACGACTTCTTCTGCTGCCTACATTCTTTGGTACACCCTATTCCATGATAACAAAACAGTTGCTATTCTAGCTAACAAAGCTGCAGCTGCCCGTGAAGTTTTGGATCGTTATCAAACGATGTATGAGAACCTACCTAAGTGGATGCAGCAAGGTGTTACTGGTTGGAACAAGGGTGACATTGAACTAGAAAACGGTTCAAAGGTATTCACTGCTGCTACTGGTAAGTCTGGTATTCGTGGTAAGTCTGTTAACATGCTATACGTTGACGAAGCTGCGATTATTCCAAACAACGTTGCCGAAGAATTCTTCACTGCGGTTTACCCAACTATTTCTGCGGGTCAAACAACTAAGATTCTACTGTCTTCCACTCCACTAGGTTATAACCACTTCTGGCGTTTCTGGAATGATGCTGAGAACGACCGTAATGGTTTCGTTCCATTGTTTATTCCATACTGGGAAATCCCAGGACGTGATGCAGCTTGGGCTGAAGAACAGAAGCGTATGCTTGGTGAGCTCAAGTTCAACCAAGAGGTTTTATGTAACTTCCTAGGTTCTAGCTTAACGCTAATCCGTGCCGACGTTATTGCTAAGATGTCCGTTGATCAGCCTATCTTAAGCAAGGATGGTTTAGACGTATTCCAAAGACCACAGAAGAATCACACTTATTGTGGTGTTATTGATATTGCAGCTGGCGTGGAAGGTGACTCTTCTACAATTCAGATGATTGACATTACTGAAACGCCATATCGTATCGTAGCGAAATATAAGAGGAATGACATTACACCGTTGTTGTTCCCAACTGTAATTTTCAAAGTCGCGACGGAATACAATAACGCATTTATCTTAATTGAAACTAACGTCTCTGACCAAGTGGCTCAGATTATGCACCAAGAACTAGAGTATGAGAATATTCTTATGGTGTCCAGAGCTAACGGTGTGCAGTCTATCGGTGGTGGTTTCGGCGGACAGAAGTCTCAGTTAGGTGTTAATACTGACAAACGTGTAAAACGCATCGGTTGTCACAATTTCAAGGCTATGGTTGAAGAAGATAAACTCTTAATCAATGACCCTGATACTATTTCTGAAATCTCTACATTTATTGAAAAACGTGGCTCTTATGAAGCCGACGAAGGTTATCATGACGACTTGGTTATGCCTTTGGTTCTATTTGGATGGCTTACAACTCAAAGTTATTTCAAAGAACTAAATAACATTAACATGCGTAAGATTATGTACGAAAAGCAAATTAAGGCTATCGAAGAAGATTTGACTCCGTTTGGATTCTATGATGACGGTAAACCTGAAGCCGATCCTTTGAATTTTTGAGTGAAAACAACTAAAAACTAAATAAAATTGTAGACAGTTTTTGTCTAGGCAATCATTATAAACAAGGAGAACAACAATGCCGTTTCAATTATCTCCAGGCGTTGCAGTCGTAGAAAAAGACTTTACTTCTATCGTTCCTGCCGTAGCAACCTCCATTGGTGCGTTTGCTGGCCAGTTCGACTGGGGTCCAGTTTTGGAACCAATCACAATTACCTCAGAAGATGAGTTAGTTCGTCGTTTTGGTACACCAAACAACAATAACTTCCAGTCTTTCTTTACTGCTGCTAACTTCCTATCTTATTCTAATAATCTTCTATTGGTACGTCAACAGACTACTAACATGAAGAATGCGGTGGTTACACCATCTGGCTCTTTGAGCGCAGTTACTTTAATCAATAATGGTTATGGTTACAATTCCCTAGAAGCTGCCCCAGCAGTTGTTATTCACACTCAAGGTCTTATCGACTCTATTGAAGTGGTTTCTGGTGGCTCTGGTTATTCTTCTGCTCCAACAGTTACTGTATTAGACGCAAACGAAGAATTAGTAAGCTGTGTAGCTACTGCTCAAATTTCTAGCGGACACGTTATCGCTATCACTATCTCTAATCCAGGTGCTAATTACACTAACCCAACTGTACAAATCACTGGTGGCGGTGGTACTGGTGCTACTGCAGTAGCAACAATTAAAAACGTACAAGAAGATGGTGGCGTTCAACCTGAAGCTACTGCAGTTCTTTCTGGTGGTGCTATCACTTCTATTGGTATCACTAGCGGTGGTTCTGGTTATACTACTGAACCAACTATTTCTGTTGTTGCCGCAAGCGGTGATGATGGTGTAGGATGTACTGCTACTGCAGTTCTTTCTGGTTCTGCAATTAACTCTGTTACTGTAACTAACCAAGGTTCTGGTTATACTTCACCAACTATCGCGTTTATCGGCGGTGGCGGTTCTGGCGCTCAAGCTAGTGCAGTTCTAGCAGGTGCTGTTACATCAGCTGTTGTTGTAAACGGTGGTTCTGGTTATCTAACTGCCCCAACTGTTACTATCTCTGGTGGCGGTGGTTCTGGTGCTACTGCAACAGCCACACTAACAGGCGACGCAGTTACTGGTATCTCTATCGTTTCTGGTGGTTCTGGTTATACTACTGAACCAACTATTACATTCACTGGTGGTTCTGGTACTGGTGCCGTGGCGGATACAGTTGTAAGCTATTCTGTTATCAAGTCTATCTCTATCGTTTCTGGTGGTTCTGGTTATACTTCTGCTCCAACAGTAGATATTTCTGATGCTACTGGCGATGGATGTACTGCTACTGCAGTTATCGGTTCTAGCTCTATCGCTTCTATCTCTGTTACTGGCGGTGGTTCTGGTTACAAGAAGACTCCAATTGTTACTATCACTGGTGGTGGTGGTTCTGGCGCTGTTGCTGGTTCTATCGTTGTTGGTCCATCTTCTATCCAAAGCATCACTATCACTGAAGGTGGTACTGGTCTATCTGCTCCTCCAACTGTTGTTGTTGCTGATGCACCAGAAGGTGGCACAAATGCTGTTACTTCAACTTCTATTACAACTGCTGGTGTTGCAATTCTTAACGCTCAGTATTACTCTGCTAACTTCATCAACGGTGGTGGTGTTACTGGTGAGTGGGCTGCTAAGTATCCAGGCAAGTTGGGTAACACTCTAAAAGTGTCTATGGCTGACGCTGCAACTTACAATAATTGGGCTTACAAAGATGAGTTCGACGCTGCTCCAGGAACTTCTGAAGGTGCTTCCCGTATCGGTGGTTCTAATGACGAACTACACATTATCGTTATCGACGAAAAGGGTTATATCTCTGGTGTTGAAAACGCTGTTCTAGAAAAGTATGCTTTCGTATCTAAGGCTTCTGATAACAAGAAACCAGACGGTACAAACAACTACTACAAAGACGTTATTAACGGTCGTTCTGAGTGGTTGTGGTGGACTGACCACACTGACTCTGTTGTTGGTGGCTATGAAGCTACTAACTGGGGTGGTGTAATGGCTGGCACTGCATTCAAGTCTATGACTATGCCGTTGACACAGTCTCTATCTGGTGGTTTTGACGATGCTGTTTCTACTTCTGGTCAACGTATGACTGCGTATGAGTTATTCTCTAACGCTGAATTGTACGATATCAACTTGATCATGGCTGGTAAGGCATCTCCTGATGTTGCTAACTACATCATCGACAACGTTGCTCTTGCTCGTCTAGATGCAGTATTGTTTATCTCTCCAGAAGACGTGGACACTGGTGAAGTTATTATCGGTGATAACTCTTCAGCAGTTAACAAGATCATTGCTTACCGCGATGAACTAGGTTCTAACTCTTACACAGTGCTAGACTCTGGCTTCAAGTACCAATATGACCGCTATAACGACGTGTATCGTTGGGTTCCATTGAACGGTGACGTTGCTGGTCTATGCGCTCGTACTGACTACACTAACGATCCATGGTGGTCTCCAGGTGGTCTAAACCGTGGTCAAATCAAGAACGTTGTTCGCTTGTCTTGCAACCCTAACCAAACTAACCGTGATAACTTGTATCGTAACTCTATTAACCCAGTTGTTACTTTCCCAGGTCAAGGTACTGTTCTGTTCGGTGATAAGACATTGTTGGCTAAACCATCTGCGTTTGACCGTATTAACGTTCGCCGCTTGTTTATCGTTCTAGAGAAATCTATCGCGACTGCAGCTAAGTATCAATTGTTCGAATTTAACGATGCGTTCACTCGTGGTCAGTTCAAGAACCTAATTGAACCGTTCCTACGTGACGTACAAGGTCGTCGTGGTATTACTGACTTCCTAGTTAAGTGTGATGAGTCTAACAACAGTGGTGAAGTTATCGATCGTAACGAATTCGTTGCCGATATCTTCGTTAAACCAACTCGTTCTATCAACTTTATTACTCTTAACTTCGTTGCCGCTCGTTCAAGCATCGCCTTCAGCGAAATCGGTGGCTAATATTAGATGAGGGGAAGAAATTCCCCTCGTTTAAAACGAATAAATAAAAGTAATAACAAGGAGATTTTAAATGGCAAATATTGCTGACTTTAAAGCCCAGATGATCGGTGGTGGTGCACGTCCGAACCAATTCAGAGTTGAGTTGACATTCCCATCATTCGTTACACTAGGTGTTATTGCTGGTCAGAGAGCACAGTTCCTATGCCGTGCTGCTTCTTTACCTGCATCAACTATTGAAACAATTTCTATTCCGTATCGCGGTCGTCCAGTGAACTTCGCTGGTGAGCGTTCATTCCAGCCTTGGACTGTTTCGATCTACAACGATACAACTTTCAACATCCGTAATGCTCTTGAGCAATGGCAATCTGGTATTCAACAATACAATACAACTAACGGTCGTACTAACCCTACTGACTATCAAGTTGACTTGTCTGTTCACCAACTTGACCGTAACGGTGCAACTATCAAATCGTACAAGTTTACTGACGCTTTCCCAACTAACATTGGCGCGATCACTCTTGACTACGAACAACAAAACGCTATTGAACAGTTCGACGTTGAATTCGTTTACAACTTCTTCACTTCTAACGAAGGTGCTGGTGCTAACTTCGGTATTAACGTTGGTATCAATACTCCAATTGGTACTTTCCCAGTTTAATCTTAGAAGGATAAGTATATAATGCAGCTTTTTGGCTTTGAAATCAAACGTGCGAAAGATGAGCAGGTTCTACCGATTCCTTCGGTAGTTCCTCCATCGAACCAAGACGGCTCCACCGTAGTAAACACTGGCGTAAATGCTGGTGGTTATTACGGCATGGTTGTCGACTTAGATGCATCCCTTAAAAACGAAAACGACCTTATTCGTCGTTATCGCGAGATTGCCCAATATACTGATTGCGATGCCGCTATTGAAGACATCGTAAACGAGGCACTTATCTCTGATGAATCTAAACAACCTGTTGAAATTATTCTCGACGAGTTGAAAGTTTCTTCTGGTATTAAAAATAAAATTACAGACGAGTTCAGAGAAGTCCTTAGACTATTAAAGTTTAATGACCGTGGACATGAGATCTTCCGTCAATGGTATATTGATGGTCGTTTGTATTATCAAGTACTGCTTGACGAAGCTAACGTCAAAGCTGGTATTCAAGAATTACGTTTTATTGATCCCCGTAAGATCCGTAAAATCAAAAACATCAAGAAGGAGAAAACTCCTCAAGGTGTTGAAATTATCAAGACAATGGAAGAGTTCTACCTTTACAACGATAAGGGTATGAGCGAACAATCTACACAAGGTGTAAAACTTCCTTTGGATTCTGTGGTTCATTGCCCATCAGGTGCCATGGACATGAACTCTGGTATGACGCTTTCTCACTTACATAAAGCGATCAAGCCAACTAACCAATTGAAGATGATTGAAGACTCTTTAGTCATCTATCGTATTTCGCGTGCCCCAGAACGTAGAATTTTCTATGTTGACGTTGGTAACTTACCAAAGCTAAAAGCTGAACAGTATGTTAACGACATCATGAACAAGTTCCGTAACAAGATTGTTTATGACGCAACTACTGGTGAAACACGTGACGATCGCCGTCACCTATCTATGATGGAAGACTTCTGGATGCCTCGCCGTGAAGGTGGTAAAGGTACTGAGATTTCTACTCTCCCAGGTGGTCAAAACTTAGGTGCGATCGAAGACATCGAATACTTCCAGAACAAACTATACCATTCATTGAACGTTCCTGTTAGCCGTATGCAACAGTCTGAAGGTTTCAGTATTGGTCGTTCTAACGAGATTACTCGCGACGAAGTTAAATTCAATAAGTTTATCGTTAGACTTCGTAAGAAGTTTGCTGTGCTATTCTTGGAATCTTTGAAGGTTCAATTAGTTGCCAAGAATATTATCAACATTAAAGATTGGGATGAAATCCGTCAGGGTATTCGTTTCGACTTCTTAGAAGATAACCACTACGCCGAACTAAAAGACGCTGAATTGTTAACACAACGTGTTACTTTGTTGCAACAAATCGAACCGTTCATTGGTCGTTTCTACTCTGACGAGTGGATCAAACGTAACCTATTGCGTATGACTGATGATCAAATCGAATTGATGGACAAGCAAATTCAAGCAAGTCTACAAACTAATATCACGTTCGCTCAGAATAAGGGTGACCAACAGTTGGCTCAACAACAGCCTACTATGGAATTCCAAGCTCAACAGCAACAGGCTCAAATGCAACAGCAAGCTGCTATGCAACAAGGTCAAGCTGCTCCAGCGGCATCTAAACCAGCTGCCCCAGCTCAAGCTGCCGCTCAACAAGCTAAGTCTCAAGCATCTGCTGATAAGAGCGAACAAAAAGCCGAAGGTAAAAAGAAACCTACTGGCGAACAAAAAGATTCATTTGATTGGAATTAAGGAGTTACTATGACTACAACATTAGAATTAATTAACGCAATTGCAACTGGTGATGCCGTTGCAACTGAAGACGCTTTTAACGCTGCAATGGCAGAGAAAATTTCTGCAAAGCTAGATGACCTTAGAGTTACTGTAGCGCATAATATGTTTAACGCTGTTGCACCGCAAGAAGAAACTACTACTGGTACCGAACAAGAGTAATATGCACTTCAAGCAATTCTTAGAAAGACACAAACTCAAAGAACAAGAGGAACAAATTGCTTCTCTTGTAGAGGAAGTCACAAAAGAAATTTACGAAGAAATCCCAAATACTAAAGTAGCCGAGATCATTAAAGAATATCACGAAGTAAAAGTAACTGATACTCTTATTGAATCATACTTGGAATTGGCTTCTTCTAACATCTTCTCAGTAGACCCAGTTATCTGTGAATTGCGCAAGTACAACAAATTAGACCGCTTGGTCGAAGGTAAGTTGAATTATACGTTGAATGACGGTACAGTTATTGCTATCAGCGAGTCAACGCAAGATTACCTAAATAACTTATTATGTAATCAAAACGAAATAATTGAGTATATGAGAGAGTCAAAACAGAACTTTTTATATGTACTCGAAAGAATCGGAGAATAACAAATGGCAATGACATTAACTACTGTCAAAAATACAAACCAAGAGACTGTGATTCATTTCACATCTTCAGCTGCTGAGTCTGGTACTATTACCATCGCTAACTTAGCTGCAGCTTCTCAAGCACGCAACTCTGATACACCTAACGTCAACATCGTTAAGTTCAGCGTTATGGGTGAACTTGGTTCTAAAGTTACAATCAACCGCAATAGCAAAATCGTTATTGCTTGCGCACCAGAGAACGCTCCATATATGGAAGCTAACTCTTGGGGCATCCCAATCAACCTAGACCCAACTTATGATATCGTTATTACTAACGGTGTAGCAAAAGACGTTTCTGGTTTCTTGGTATTGCGTAAAGTTGCTGGTTGGTCTACTAAAGTTGAAACTGCCACTTATGGCGCATATGATGATACGTCACGTGTTGGTGCTAGCACTACATTAGACGGTTCACCAGATAAGGCATAACCATGAAACTAATTAAAGAAGTATTCGATACAACTAATCTTATCGTTGAAGATAAGAAGACTGGTAAAAAAGAATATTTTATTGAAGGTATCTTCCTTCAATCAGCTCTAAAAAACCGCAACGGTCGTATGTATCCAGAATCAGTTATGGATAGAGAAGTCGGTCGTTATATGCAAGAGTCAGTAAAAATGAATCGCGCATACGGTGAATTAGGTCACCCAGATACTCCAAGCATTAATCTTGACCGTGTATCCCACATGATCGTTGACCTTCGTAAAGAAGGTACTAACTACATTGGTCGCGCAAAGATTATGGAAACCCCAATGGGTAATATTGCACGTGGTCTTTTAGATGGCGGCGCAAACCTTGGTGTTTCATCCAGAGCACTTGGTTCATTAAAAATGAACAATGAAGGTGTTAACGTAGTTCAAGATGACTTCATGTTATCTACTGCCGCTGACATCGTTGCTGACCCATCTGCTCCAGACGCTTATGTCCGTGGTATCATGGAAAGCAAGGAGTGGGCTTTTGTGGATGGAAAATTTGTGGAAAGAGATATTGAGGAAACTCAAAGGTTTATCAGAAAAGCATCAAGCAAGCAATTGCAAGAAGCCAAAGTGTTAGCCTTCCAGCATTTCCTGAGTAAAATTAAATAATTTATAAATAATCTTATAGAACTATCCAGTTAGGAGAACAACCGATGTCAATCGAACAAAAAATCGCTGAACTTCTTGCTGAGTCTCGCAAGGCTCAGGAGATCCAAGAAGAAAAAGTTAAACCAGACGGTAAAGAAGGTGGTAGCAACTCTACTACTGAAAATGCTAATGCTGGTGATAAATCTGGTAACCCATCTAAGGGTGACGCAGTTAAACCAACACATGCTGGTGAGAATCCAGACGTAGCACGTAACAACGTGACTGACGAAAAGCAAGCTGAAGAATCTCATACAGCTGGCGCATTCAATCCAAAGAATGGTGACCGTACTTCTATCCGTAAGGGTGACGCAGTTAAGGCTGGCGTTAAAGAAGACATGGACGCACTATTCACTGGTGAAGAACTAACAGAAGAATTCAAAGAAAAAGCAACTACTATTTTTGAAGCAGCCGTTATGGTTCGCGTTCACGAAGAAGTTGCTCGTCTTGAAGAAGAATTTGCAGCAAAGCTAGAAGAAGCTACTGCAACTCAAATTGAGGGTCTTGTTGAACAAGTTGATGGATACCTTGGCTATATTGCCGAGCAGTGGATTGCACAGAATGAATTAGCCCTTGAAAATGGCATTAAGTCCGAAATCGTTGAGAGCTTCATCACTGGTATGAAGGGTCTATTCGAAGAACATTATATTGATGTTCCAGAAGAGAAGTATGACGTACTAGGTGAGATGGAACAAACTATTGCTTCTCTAGAAGCAAAACTAAACGAGCAAGTAGAAACTAATGTTGCTTTAACTAAGCAAGTTTCTGAGTCTACTAAAGCTCAAATCGTAGCAGAAGCTGCTGAAGGTCTATCTGACGTTGAAGTAGAAAAATTCCAAGGTCTAGTTGAAGAACTAACTTTTGAATCTGCTGAAGCATTCTCTACTAAGGTTAAGACTTTACGTGAGAGCTATTTCACTAAACAAACTACTGAAGTTAAGTCAGTTGTAACTGACACTCCAGTCGAAACTCTAACTGAAGAGAAGAAAGTAGAAATCGATCCATTAATGGCTCGCTACGTTTCTGCTCTAACTAAATAATCTTTTTATCTTAAAGGAAAATAGAAATGACAACTCGTCAACAACTAATGGAAAAATGGGCACCAGTCCTTAATCACGAAGGTGCACCAAAGATCGCTGATAACTATCGTAAAGAAGTTACTGCTGTTCTTCTAGAAAACCAAGAGCGCGAAATGCGCAAGCAAGCTGAAGCGCTTTTCGAAACTGCTCCAACTAACTCTACTGGTGGCCAAATTGGCGTAGTAGGTTCTGGTGCTGGTATCGGTGGTGTTGCTGGTTTCGACCCAGTGTTGATCAGCTTGGTTCGCCGTGCTATGCCACAATTGATCGCTTACGATATCGCTGGCGTTCAACCAATGACTCAACCAACTGGCTTGATCTTCGCAATGAAGTCTCGCTACGGTACTCCAGGTGGTGCTGAAGCTCTATTCAACGAAGCTGACTCTGACTACTCTGGTACTGGTACTCACTCTTCTACTTTAGATGGCGACGTTCTTTCTAGCCAAACTAACGGTACTGGTATGGCTACTACTGCTGCTGAACGTCTTGGTCAAGGTGGTTCTGGCGACGGTACTTTCGGTCAAATGGCATTCTCTATCGAGAAGACTTCTGTTACTGCAAAGACTCGTGCTTTGAAGGCAGAATACTCTATCGAACTAGCACAAGACATGAAGTCTGTGCATGGTTTGGATGCTGAAGGCGAATTGTCTAACATCTTGTCTGCAGAAATCTTGACTGAAATCAACCGTGAAGTTGTGCGTACTGTGTACCGCACTGCTAAGGTTGGTGCTCAAGTTGGTACTGCTACTGCTGGTACTTTCGACTTGGACGTTGACTCTAACGGTCGTTGGTCTGTTGAAAAGTTCAAGGGTCTATTGTTCCAAATCGAACGCGAAGCGAACGCTGTTGGTCAATTGACACGTCGTGGTCGCGCGAACTTCATCATCACTTCTGCTGACGTTGCGTCTGCATTGGCGATGGCTGGTGTTCTTGACTACACTCCTGCTTTGAACGGCAATAACAGCTTGAACGTAGATGACACTTCTACTACTTTCGCTGGTGTTCTAAACGGCAAGTACAAAGTTTATGTTGATCCATATGCAGCTAACATCTCTGCTAACCAATACTTCGTTTGCGGTTACAAAGGTACTTCTGCTTTCGACGCTGGCTTGTTCTACTGCCCATACGTTCCTCTACAAATGGTTCGTGCTGTTGATCCAAACAGCTTCCAACCAAAGATTGGTTTCAAGACTCGTTACGGTCTAGTTGCTAACCCATTCGTTAACTTGGATGACGGCACTTCTGGTCAAGACAACTTGACTTCTGATGCAAACTACTACTACCGTAAAGTTAAGGTTACTAACCTAATGTAATCGGCTAAGTCGGTTTTAAAGAAGCCGACGTAGAAGCGGTAATTTCAGGGGATCTTTCGGGATCCCCTTTTTCATGGAGTATAAATACTTGTATGCCTATATCTGATTCACTATACCCAAACAATCTTAACCCGTTATCGCCAAACGGATTTAACTTCAGCATCACTAAGTTGCCAGGAGTTTCATTCTTTTGTCAACGTGTTACGATTCCATCAATCACCTTGGCGTCTATTGATAGAGCAACACCGTTTATCAATACACCAATCCCAGGTGAAATTATGTCATTCTCTGAATTGTCTTTACAGTTCTTGATTGACGACAAGATGAGTAACTACAAATCCATTTTCAATTGGATGGTAGCTTTAGGTTATCCAGAGGACAATAGTCAATATTCTAATTACATGAATACCCAACAAGGTACTGTATACTCTGAATTGGCTAAGAACTATTCTGATGCTACTGTGTCAGTTTTAGACGCTCAAAACAATGCAACCAATTCATTCAAGTTCTATGATTTGTTCCCTATCTCTTTAGACCCTATTCAGTTTGAAGCGACAGCGATGGACGTAAACTATGTAATTGGATCAGCAACTTTTAAATATTCATACTTTACAATCGACAATACTTAATTTCGCCGAAGGCGTGGAGATATTATGACACTTGATGAGATACAAAATGAATGGGACAAAGATTCCGAGATCGACGATAACTATCTTGGAGAAACAACAGTAGCTACTCCCAAGCTACATTCAAAATACTTGAGGTTGCTTATTGGTGTTAAGTTGAAGTACACCAAACTTCAAGCAGACTACAACCAACTCCGTAAAAATAAATTCCGCTATTACCGTGGTGAACTCGGTAAAGAGGAGTTGCAACAACTTGGTTGGAATCAGTGGCAAGGTGTTAAACCCCTGAAGAATGAAATGGATGAATTCCTTCAAGGTGACACTGATCTCAATACACTCAAGGTTCGTGCAGAATACCTTGAAACAATGATTTATCTTTTAGAATCTATATTAGGACAGCTTAAAGCCAGAGACTGGCAAATTAAATCCGCCATTGAGTGGAAGAGATTCTTAGCTGGAATGTAATGTCTACACTATACGCTGAAAAACTAGACGAAGTCTACATGAGAGTTTTTGGCGATGCTTCTGTTGAAAAGGAGCTCGCTGATTTCTTCACATACGAATACCCAGGAGCTCGCTTCACTCCACAATTCAAAGCACGTCTTTGGGATGGTAAAGTTCGCCTATATGATCATATCCGTAAGACGTTATACATTGGATTGTATGAATACCTAGAGAAGTTCTGTGAACGTAATGGCTATGAACTACAAACAAAAGGTAGAGTGTTTGGTGGTAATGAAGAAATTAGCATGGACATCATCAAAGAGTTTACTGATTGGTTAAACTTAAGAGGTCGTGGTAACCCAATTGAAATTCGTGACTATCAACTTGAAGCTGTACATACTGCGTTAAATAAACAGCGCACGTTACTGTTATCACCAACTGCGTCAGGTAAGTCGCTAATCATCTACAGTACAATGCGTTGGCATATTAACAATAAGCGTAAATGCGTTTTGATTGTACCAACTACTTCGCTTGTTGAACAGATGTACGCTGACTTTGAAGATTACTCTTCAGCTAACGGGTTTGATGTTAAGAACCACTGCCAGAAATTGTACAGCGGTTTCCCTAAAGAGTTTACCAAGGACGTTTTGATTACGACTTGGCAGTCTATCTACCTTCAACCTAAATCATGGTTCAAGCAGTTCGATGTTATCTTCGGAGATGAGGCTCACCAGTTTAAAGCTAAGTCTTTAACTACCATCATGGAAAAACTTGACACCGTTGAGCACCGTATTGGTACAACTGGTACATTGGACAATAAGAAAATTCACCAGCTAGTTCTAGAAGGTGTGTTTGGTCCAGTCCACCGAGTAACCACTACTAAGGCTCTGATGGATTCAGGGAAATTATCTGCGCTAAATATAACGTGCCTGATAATGAAATATAGCGACGAGATTCGTAAAGAACGTAATAAGAACACGTACCAAGACGAAATGGACTTTCTTGTTGGCAATGAAAAGCGTAACAAGTTTATCCGCAATCTGGCAGTAAATTCTAACGGTAACACGCTGGTTCTTTTTCAATACGTTGAAAAGCACGGCAAAGTTCTCTACGATCTTATTAAAAATAAAGTAGCCGAAGGACGCCATGTATTCTTTGTACACGGTGGTACTGACGTTACGGATCGTGAATCCATTCGCCATATTACAGAAAAAGAAACTGATGCGATCATCATCGCGAGCTATGGAACTTTCTCGACAGGTATTAATATTCCTTCGATTGAGAACGTTATCTTTGCTTCGCCAAGTAAGTCTAAGATTCGTAACCTTCAATCTATTGGTCGAGGTTTGCGTTTGAAAGATGGAAAGACAGCTTGTAACTTATACGACATAGCTGATGACTTGCATTGGAAGTCATGGAAGAATCATACGTTGAATCATGCAGCTGAGCGCTACAAAACGTATGTTGAAGAAGAATTTAAATTGAAAATGGTGGAAGTGAATTTATATGGATAAAAAATATGTCGTTGTGAAACTGGTTACTGGTGAAACAGTTATGGCAACGTTTGAAGGTGAAGATGAACATTGCGTGAAGATTGATCACCCTATCCAAATCAGAACTACGATTATCCCAGAGTTGGGAAGAGAATCTATATCGGCATCTCCACTATGCCAATTTTCTGATGCTACGACTTTTGTATTTGAAAAGAGTCACATCGTTTATATTAAGAAATTGCATCAACAGTTTGTAAAACATTACAACAGCTTTTTGCAGTCTTATGAGGAAGCCCTCATTCCAACTACTCGCTCCGAGATCCAAGACAAGTTAAGCGAATACTTCGATGACGCACAGCATCTCACAGTAGATGAAATCAACCGTCGAATCGAAATGCTTGAAGCTATCGCTGAAGGGGACATGTCAGAAGAAGAACTAGACGTTATGCTTTCCGTTATGGAAGGTAACGATACAGTACATTAGAATCACTCATATCAAACCCGACATGGGTATTATCCTACGATGTCAAGTAAAAGGCAAGTTTATTTTTGACTATGGTAATCTTGTAATCTCAAGAAAATAAAACTTGCCTTTCAACATGGTTTGAACTATAATATGAACATGCCTCTATATTAAAAGAGGAAATATATTTAATGGCACACTATGTAAACAACGCAGACTTTCTTGCTGCCCTTATTGCCCATAAGGAAAAAGTAGAAGAAGCTGAAAAATTAGGTTTACCAAAACCGATCATCCCAAACTACGTGGGAGATTGCATTCTCAAAATTGCTAATCACCTAGCATATAAACCAAACTTCATCAACTATTCGTATCGCGATGATATGGTTCTGGATGGTATTGAAAACTGTATCCAATACCTTGATAATTTTAATCCAGATAAGTCGAGCAATCCGTTCGCATATTTCACTCAAATTATTTACTATGCTTTTCTTCGTAGGATTACGAAAGAGAAGAAGCAGTCATACATCAAAGGTATGCTGATTCAGAACATGCCATTCGATGCTTTCGAGTTACAAGAAGGTGATGATGGTGAATACCATAACCAATACTTAGAGTTCATGCAGCAACATGGCACCTTTGATGATTCTTTTATCCAACGTAAAGAGAAAAAGAAGAAATCAAAAACTAATACCCTTGATGAATTCATTGAAGACAAAAACGAATATGGTGAGGAAGGTTCTGAAGAATGAAGGTAGCAATTATCACTGACCAACACTTTGGTGCTCGTAACGATAGTATCGCATTTTTAGATTACTTTGAAAAGTTTTACAATGACATCTTCTTTCCTACACTTACTGAACATAACATTGATACCGTTCTTGTTCTTGGTGACACCTTTGATCGTCGCAAGTATGTTAACTTCTATGCACTCCAAAGAGCGAAAGAGATGTTTTTTGATCGTCTTGCTAACGCAGGTATCACTGTTCATATGCTTGCTGGTAACCATGATACTTACTTCAAGAATACCAATGACGTAAACTCTCCAGACTTACTGTTAAGAGAATACAATAACATTAACGTGATTGATCACCCTGCTACAATCTACGTTGATGAAACCCCAATCTGTATGATGCCTTGGATTTGCCCTGAGAACTATAAAGACTCTCTGGATACAATCAATGATACCAAAGCTGAAATCTGTATGGGTCACTTCGAAATTGCAGGGTTTGCTATGTACAGAGGTATGGAATCGCATGATGGTCTTTCTAAAGAAACATTTGACAAGTTTGACATGGTTTTTAGCGGGCATTACCATCACAAGTCTGATGATGGGCATATCTACTACGTCGGAAACCCCTATGAACTTACTTGGCAAGACTACAACGATCCCCGAGGGTTTCACTTGTTTGATCTTGGAAGTCGAAAACTCGAATTCATCAGAAATCCTTTTAGTATGTTTGCCAGACTCGAATACGACGATAAAGGAAAAGACCCGATCGAACTTGACGAATGTGATTTAGAAAACAAGTATGTAAAGTTAGTTGTTGTCAACAAAACTGACTATTATAAATTTGACCGTTTCATTCAAAAGTTATATAATAAGGGTTGCCACGATATTAAAGTTGTGGAAGATATGTCTGAGTTTAACGAAGGTGAACTAGCAGACGAAACCATTAATCTTGAAGATACATTATCTGTTCTTGGTCATTACGTTGATTCTGTTGTGACTGATATGGACAAAGAGAAAATTAAAACATATATGCGTGCTTTGTATACCGAAGCCGTAAACATTGAGGTTGTATGATCACATTTGAATCCATTGAATGGAAAAACTTTCTGTCAACTGGCAACTCTGCTAACAAAGTTCTACTGAATAAGTCTACCACTACTTTGATCATTGGTAAAAATGGTGAAGGTAAGTCCACTATTCTTGACGCTCTTTGTTTTGCTTTGTTTGGTAAACCCTTTCGTAACATTAACAAGGGTCAGCTGATTAACTCGATCAACGGTAAAAACTGTTTGGTTGAAATCCATTTCAATGTAAACAACAAGTCATATAAAGTTATCCGTGGTATCAAACCTAACAAGTTTGAAATCTGGTGCGATGATGAGTTGCTCAACCAAGACGCTGCAGCTAAAGACTATCAAAAGGTTCTTGAGCAGCAAATCTTAAAGCTGAACTATAAAACCTTCACACAGGTTGTTATTCTTGGTTCAGCTTCTTTTGTTCCATTCATGCAGCTATCGTCTGCACAACGTCGTGAAGTTATTGAAGACATCCTTGACATTCGTATCTTCTCGACAATGAACCAGTTGTTGAAGGAGAAAGCCAGTGATACAAAGTCGGAGATCGCACGGATTGAAGTTGAGATTGCGAACGCGAAGACTAAAGTCGAAGCACAAAATGCAATTATTAAAACTATCTCGGATGCGAGGGCAGATAATATTAGATCCATCCAAGAGAAAATCGCAAGCAGCACTCAAGAAGTTGAGCGAAATCAACTCGAGGTTGATGACCTTATCGGACAAATTGGAAATCTTAAGAATCAGATTGAGGACAAGAAGAAAGTACAAGAAGATATCGAAAAAGCAAAGTCAATCAGAAGTAAGCTGCACAACAAGATCGAAACAGCAGAACATCATAAAGAATTTTTTACTTCACATGATGTATGCCCCTCTTGTGCTCAGGGTATCCCACATGAACACAAAGAGTCAATCCTCAGCGATCTTAACGCAAAGGTTGATGACCAAAATTCTAAAGTTGCTGAACTCGAATCCGTTCTTGGGTCTCTCAATGAAAGACTATCTAACATTAACGAAGTGTTGGACCAGATTACAGAAAAGAACATCGAGCTATCAACAAAGAACTCCGCTATCACCCTTATTAACAAACAGATTACTTCCCTCGAAAGAGAGATTGAAACTCATCAAACGAACACGACAAATCTTGATGAAGAGAAATCCAAGCTGAAACAGTTAGCTGAAGATGCTATGGGTAAGATTAAATCTAAGACTGCCCTGCAAGAACATCGTAACCTCGAAGAAGTTGCTTCGTTGTTGTTGAAAGATACTGGTATCAAAACTGCTATCATCCGTGAATACCTTCCCGTGATGAACAAGTTGATCAACAAGTATCTACAAGCAATGGATGCTTACATTCACTTTGAGCTTGATGAGTCTTTCAATGAATCTGTGAAGAGCCGTTTCCGTGATGACTTCACTTATGCTTCTTTCTCTGAAGGTGAAAAGATGCGTATTGACTTGTCTATCCTTTTTACTTGGCGTCAAATCGCTAAGATGAAAAACAGCGTTAATACTAATTTACTACTTTTGGATGAGATCTTCGATTCCAGTTTAGATACCGCTGGCACGGACTACTTCTTGAACCTGATGAACACGCTGGGTGAAAATTCCAACGTCTTTGTCATCTCCCATAAGGGTGATCAGTTGTTCGATAAATTCCGTTCAGTCATCAAATTCGAGAAGCGTAACGACTTTTCGGTCATCGCAACCCCTTGATTCTACAGGGGTTCAAGAAATCGCTTGCCTTTAATTCCAAAATGAGCTATAATACTTGTATTGATAGGAGATTTTATTATGGAAATTCAGGCAACCGACCTTTCCGCTCGACTGCTGGCAACTGAAAACCTTACGGTGGTTCGCAACAATGCACCCACCGCATCGTTTGACATCAAATCCCGTGTACTAACCCTTCCGATGTGGAAGGACATGACCCCTGAGATTGAGGATATGCTCGTGGGTCATGAAGTTGGCCACGCACTCTATACCCTCGACAAATACATCAAACCGATTCAGGACAACCCAAAACTGAAGTCGTACATGAACATTCTCGAAGACGTTCGTATCGAGAAGCTGATCAAACGCAAGTATCCTGGTTTGCGCAAGCGCATGAACGAAGGTTACAAACAACTCAATGACAAAGACTTCTTTGGTGTATCCAAAGTTGCTTCTCTTGACGCACTCAACCTTATTGACCGCATCAACCTGTACTTTAAAGCAGGTTTCCAGTGCGGTGTTAAGTTCGATCAAGACGAGAAGCCTTTCGTCAACCGTGCCGAGCGCACCGAAACCATCGACGAAGTTATCCAACTTGCCAACGACATCTACACGTTTGCTAAAGAGCAAGCCGAAAAGAAAAAGCAAGAACGTGCAGCCGCAGGTGAAGGTGATGACGATTCTGAAGCAGATGAAGTTGACTACCTTGATGACCTAGACTTGGATGGTGATGACTGGCAAGAAGAAGATAACGACAAACCCGAAGAAGGTGAGAAGTCAGCTAAAGGCAAAGGTGCTGGTCAAAATACAACTGAAGAAGACCTTGAGTCTGTAACCGACCGTGCGTTCTCTGAGCGTCTTGAAGAGTTGGCTGATCAATCTACTGAGTATCGCTATCACAAAATTGAGCCACTCGGTTTTGATCCAATCATTGGTTTCAAGCAAGTGTTGAAAGACTTGGACTTTGACTTCAACAACGTGTCTATTGGTTCATACTACCACAACCGTGTTTATGGTTCCAAGACCGAAGAACAATTCACACAAAAGCAACAAGCTGCTGTGAACAAGTTTAAGACTGACTCTGTTAGTTCGGTAAACTACTTGGTCAAAGAATTTGAAATGAAGAAGTCTGCTCAGCTGTATAAGCGTGCTCAGGTTTCTAAGATCGGTTCTTTGGATATGCGTAAGGTTTTTGCCTACCAACTCCAAGACGATTTGTTCAAGCGTGTGACTACTATCCCGCAAGGTAAAAACCACGGCATGATCATGTTGATCGACTGGTCTGGTTCTATGTCTGACGTTATCGAAGATACCATCAAACAGGTTATCAACCTTGCTATGTTCTGTAACAAGGCTCAGATTCCTTATCGCGTGTTTGCTTTCACTAGCCAATACGTTGACCGCGACAGCGATGTTTATCATAAGCGTTACAAGAAGTCCGTTGAGATTCGTGATCGTTGGATGAGAGACCAAAACGATTCCGTGATTGATGCTGGTCACTTCAACCTGTTGGAATTGTTCTCAAATCGTATGTCTACATCTGAGTTCAATGGTATGATCAAGAAGTTGCTTGACCCTCGTGTTTTCTGGCACAAAGGTTATGACCTTGGCGGCACTCCGCTGAACGAAGCATTGCTTTGGGTTTACAACAACGTTGGCGAGTACATGAAGAACAATCGTATTGAGAAGATGAACTTCATTACTTTGTCTGATGGTTGCGGTGGTTCATTGCAAGCGTCTGGTGGTATCAGCCGTTACAGCTATGGCAACAAAGTTAAGCACCTCTTGCGCGACCCAGTTACCAAGAAGACTTATGCTTTCGGTTACGATGCTGGTCAACAAACTGAAACCTTGTTGAAGATGATCAAAGACCGTTACGACATCCGCGCGATTGGTTTCTACATCTGTTCAAACCGTCGTAGTAGTTTGAATGCTGCCATCAAAGATAACCTGTATGGTTTCGCTGGAAACGCAGACAACGTTATTGATGAAATGCGCAAAGAGTTTAAGAACCAAGGTTTTTACTCAATGCAAGGTACTGGTCGCGACGATCTGTTCATCGTTCCCGCTGAATCGACTAAAATCGATGAAAGCGAACTGAAAGTTGAGTCTGATATGTCTGCTCGTCGTTTGGCTACAAATCTTGGAAAGTTCCTGAACACCAAGAAAACCAGCCGTATTTTGTTGAGCCGATTCATCGGGTACGTTGCCTAAGCCTGTAGGAGTAAGGCTCTTGAGGTCTCAAAAAAGAGCTTTACTTTAATTCCAAAATAGACTATAATACTTGTATAGTCTGATAAATTATGGAGAAATGTGATGAGTGATGCCGTCTTTCAGCGTGAGTTTGAACTGAAACTCGATGAGATGTACCCTGATGTTAAGTCAACTGGTACAGTGAAGAATCAAGAATTGCTTTCGGTTATGAAAGCACTTGGTACGACCAAACAACCTAAGTGGTTGATGGTCAATAAAGTCAGTCGTGGTTTGTATGCCATCCCTGGCAGTAAGTCTAATGTTGTTATGAAGGAAGAACCTGTGAGTTCATTTGAAGTTGATTACACGAACACTGATTCGTTGATTCCCAAGAAAGACCCTAACTTTGTTCCATTCGGTAATTTTACCGATCTTGAGAACATTATCAAGTCTCAAATTTTCTATCCTGCCTATATCAGTGGTCCAACTGGTAATGGTAAGTCTACGATGGTGGAACAGATTTGTGCCAAGCACAAACGTCCCCTGATTCGTGTCAACCTGAACATGATGGTTGACGAAGAACAATTGATTGGTTCCAAAACCTTGCAAGAAGGCAACGTTGAGATCGTTGAAGGACCAGTCCTTATCGCCATGCGTTCTGGCACTACTCTGTTGCTGGACGAAATTGACGCAGGTGCTGCTAACACCCTGCTTTGCTTGCAACCTATTCTCGAGGGCAAGCCATACTACTTCAAGCTGAAGAATGAAATGATCATTCCAGCCAAGGGTTTTAACATTATCGCAACTGCCAACACCAAAGGTAAAGGTTCAGACGATGGTCGCTATATTGGTACCAACATTCTGAACGAAGCCTTCTTGGAGCGTTTCGCTGTTACGTTCAACCAAGAATATCCTTCTGCTAAGATTGAAGGTAAGATTGTTCAAAACCTGATGACCTCGTACGAATGTCTGGATGAAACCTTTGCCGATAACTTGGTGAAGTGGGCTGATGCCATCCGTAAGACTTTCGATGACGGTGGTGTTGATGAAACAATTACGACTCGTCGTATGACCCACATCGTTCGTGCCTTTGCGATTTTCAAGAAGCAAGACAAGGCTATCGAACTTTGTTGCAATCGTTTCGATGCTGCAACGAAAGCTGCATTCATCGACTTGTATGACAAGATTGCAAGCCCTGAGCCTGAGGTGTTGACCCCTGTTGCACCTGTGTCTCTCAACCCAGAATCGGACGAAATTCCGTTCTAAAAATCGCTTGACTTTAATTCAAAGTTCAGGTATAATTAATGTATGGGGTGAAATTCCCCGTTCTTGAAAACTGATAAAGGATATATTATGTTGAAGTTCTCTGCTCTTTCCCTCGCTCAAAAGAAGTGTGTTGTTGCTCTCATCGAGCATACCCCTGCTCTTAAAAAGACTGGTCAAATTACGCTGAAGGAAGTTACATCAATCACTCAAGATCTCGCTCAAATGCGCGAGCAGGGTGCTATGAAGATTGGCTATCCTAACTGGCTGTTCAAAGCCAATAAGATCGAGAAGGGTTTGTATCAACTCCCAGTTCCTACTGCCGCAGAATTGTCTGCGTACCAGCAAGAAATGGATGCTAAGTTGAACCCTGTTAAGAAAGCCAAGGCAAAAGTTGCCAAGCTGGCTCAAGCGAAAGTTGTTAAAGCGAAGGCTGTGAAGCCTGCGAAGAAAGTTGCTGCAAAGGCAACTGAGGACGAAAGTGATATCAGTGGTTCTCGTTTGAACCGTATCATCGAGGAATCTGTTGAGTACGACCAAGACGTCGAAGACTTCAACGCTATCCTCCGTGAAAACGGCATCGAAGTCTAATTCACAATCCGTGTAGGTATCACCATCGCCTACACGGATCATTTTCGTCATGATGGTATATTATGGAGGACATTTATGTCTAAACACGCTAAACTTTTGAATCACCTACAAAACGGTCACGAAGTGACTTCAAAGCAAATCACTGGCACTTTCGGTTTGAAGAATGCTGGTCGCGCAGTTCACTATCTCCGTGAACAAGGTCACTGCGTTTATGCAAACCGTGTAACTCTTTCTGATGGCACTGAAGGTACAAAGTATCGTATTGGTAAGCCATCTCGTTCTATGGTTGCTATTGCTAATGCAGTTATGGGTTCAGCTGCGTTTACTCGATAATGAGCGAAAACCTTCCTACTGGTCGTAAGTTCGATGGCGATAAACTTCGCTACGATCTTATTCCACCTCTAGCCCAAGAGGAGATGGTGAAGGTTTTGACGTTTGGTGCTCAGAAATATGCTCCCGATAATTGGCAGCTTGTTCCTGACTCCAAGCGTCGTTACTTTGCCGCAATGCAACGTCATGTATGGGCGTGGAAAATGGGAGAACAGGTTGACCCAGAATCTGGTATCCATCACTTGGCTCATGCTATGTGTTGCTTGATGTTCTTGTATGAACATGATGTAAAATATTCAAAGGAATAACTGTGAAAAAATTTATTATGATTTTGGCTCTCTTTGCTACTTCTGCATTCGCCGAGCCTTCCTTCGATCAAATTCAATCCCTTATCGGTCAGCAAAAATACGCTGCCGCTGAACAAGGTCTTGAACAGATTATCAAGAACCATCCTAACTCAGCCAAAGCCTATTACTCAATGGCTCAAGCGCAAGCTGGTTTGGGTAACCAAGACAAAGCACGTTATGCCTTAAACAAGGCAACTGGTTTAGATCCTGCTCTGTCTTTTGCTTCTGCGAGTCAAGTACGTTCTCTTGAAGAAGCCCTTACACCTCAAGTAAAAAAGATCGAGGTGATTGAGGAAAGCCATTGGCTCAGAAATACATTTATCGCTTTACTTGTTGCATCTGGTCTTGCTTTGCTGTTTGCTTGGTATATCCGTCGTAACGAAGACGAAGACAAACGTGATGGCAGCTTCAAACCTGTAACTCCAGTGAGCCCAACCCCTTCCCCTTACAAGGAAGAACCGTTTGAGCCAGTCACAGTTAAAAAGAATACAGTGTACAAGAAAGCTGAAACACCAACACCTTCTTACACCCCTTCGTATTCAACACCTGCTCCAGCTGCTCATACTACAACCGTTGTTAATAACAGCAACGATGGTCTTTTGACTGGTATGATTCTGGGCAACATGATGTCTGGTCACCACCACGATCATGAACGTATTATCGAAAAGGAAGTTATCCGTGAAGTACCTGTCAAATCTTATGAGTCGCCTGGTGTCCGCACTTCGTCGCGGGATAGTGATTCTATTAGCAGCAGTTGGGATTCTGACTCTAGCAGTTCTCGGAGTTCGTCTTCTAGCTGGAGTTCTAGTTCTAGCAGTGATTCCTCTTGGAGTAGCAGCGATAGTTCTTCTAGCAGCTGGGACTCTGGTTCTAGTTCTAGCGACTCGTCTTGGTAAATTTTTGAAAAAGGAAAATATATAATGGAAATCGCAATTCTCCCTACCGTCCTAGCAGTACTGGCTATCGCTACTGTTCTTCTCTCTGCAATCTGGGTTGTTAACCTTCGTCGTGTTGTTTCAACCAATGAAGTTCACATTATCCAAAGCGCATCTAAAACCGTTTCGTTTGGTAAAGACCAAGAAGCTGGCAATACTTACTATGAGTGGCCAAGCTGGATTCCTGTAATTGGTATCAACGTTATCAAGTTGCCTGTGTCTGTGTTCAGCCTTCGCTTGAAAGACTATGAAGCATATGACAACGGTCGCTTGCCTTTCGTACTTGACCTTGAAGCGTTCTTCCGTATTGAAAACTCTAACGTTGCCGCTCAACGTGTTGCTGGTTATCAAGAACTGAATGCTCAGCTGTTGTCTATCCTTCAAGGTGCTGCTCGTACCATCCTTGCTTCTAAGACTATCGAAGAAATCATGCAAGGTCGTTCTGAGTTCGGTGATGCCTTTACCAAAGAAGTTAATGAGCAGTTGAAGGCTTGGGGTGTTACCACTGTTAAGAATATCGAGTTGATGGATATTCGCGACAGCCGTGAAAGCCAAGTTATCCAGAACATCATGGATAAGAAGAAGTCTGAAATTGAGAAAGAATCTCGTATCGTAGTTGCCGCAAACAAGAAGGCTGCTCAGAATGCTGAAATTGACGCAGCACGAGAAATTGAACTTAACAAGCAGGTTGCCGCTGAACAAGTTGGTATCCGTACAGCTGAAAAAGAAAAAGCCGTTGGTATCGCTAACGAAAAATCTCAGCAAGATATTAAGGCTCAACAAAAGGTTACAACTGAAAAGGCTATGGAAGTTGCCCGTGTTCAAGAAGTTAAGGCAGCTGAAATTGCCAAGGACGTGAACGTGGTTAAAGCTGAAGAACAAAAGCAGACTGACGTTATCTCTGCTGAAGGTCAGAAGCAACGTACTGTGTTGGTTGCTGAAGGTAACTTGGAAGCTGAAAAGCGTAAGGCTGAAGCTGTGCTGGTGAACGGTCAAGCTAAAGCTGAATCCGAGAAGCTGTTGCAACTTGCCCCTGTTGAAGCTCAGATTGTTCTGGCTAAAGAAATTGGCGAGAACCAAAGCTACCAACAATACCTTATCACTATCCGTCAAGTTGAAGCTAACCAAGCTATCGGTGTTGAACAAGCCCGTGCTTTGGATAAGGCTGATATCAAGGTTATCGCTAACAGCGGTACAGTGACTGGTGGTATTAGTTCCCTTGGTGAATTGTTCACCTCTCAAGGTGGCAGTAATGTAGGTGCTGCTCTTGAAGGACTTGCTCAAAGCGAAGTCGGCAAGCAATTGCTGGATAAGTTTGTAAGCAAATAAACTTGACTTGTAGCTGATTTTCAGCTACAATTCTACCTATACCTTTTTAATATGGAGAAATAATGAAACTGTCCAAAGACACCCTTGCACTTTTTAAGAACTATGCTGGTATTAATAGCAACTTGCTGTTGAAGGCTGGCAGTAAACTGTCAACAATCTCTTCTCAGAAGAACGTCATGTCTGACGTAACTGTTACTGAGACTTTCCCAGTAGACTTTGGTATCTACGACCTTAACGAATTCCTCGGCGCAATGTCTATCTTTGAAGATCCCGAGTTGGAGTTCAGCGATAAGGTTTGTAAGATTACTCAGGGTAACATGAGCATCAAATACTTTGCAGCTGATGCCTCTGTTCTGACTGCTCCAACTAAGAGCATCACTTTCCCTGAAGCTGAAGTTAATTTCGAACTCAGCAATCAGATGTTGACTATGATTCAACGTACTGCTTCTGTCTTGAAGTCAGCTGACGTTTCTATCGTTGGTGAAGCTGGACAAATTACTATCGTTGTTGGCGATAAAAAGAACGCTACTGGTAACAGCTTCAGCGAACCAGTTGGTACAACTGATAAGACTTTCAAGGTAAACCTGAAGGTTGAAAACCTTAAGATGATCCCTGGTGATTATTCTGTTAGTGTCTCGAGCAAGAAGATCTCTCGCTTCAAGTCTAGCACTAACGGTGACTTGGTTTATTATGTTGCTGTAGAAGCGGATTCCACCTTCGACTTCTAAGTGTGAACTTTTGGGGGAGCTTCGGCTCCCCATTTTTATTTTATTATGGAGTTATTATGATTGAACAGCAAAAAGACCAATTCCTGTGGGTTGAGAAGTATCGCCCGCAAAACATTGACGACTGTATCCTTCCTGAGTCATTGAAGAAAACTTTTAAGGACTACGTCGCTCAAGGTCAACTCCCACATATGCTTTTGTGTGGCACAGCTGGTATTGGTAAGACTACTATTGCCAAAGCCTTGTGTAATGAGATTGGCGCAGAATATATTATCCTGAACGGTTCAGACACTGGCGGTCACATTGACACGCTGCGTACAACCATTAAGGGTTTCGCTACATCAGTTTCTTTAACTGATTCTAAGAAGGTTGTTATTCTAGACGAGGCTGATTACCTACAAGCCAACTCTACTCAACCTGCTCTCCGTAACTACATGGAAGAGTTCTCGGCTAACTGCCGCTTCATCTTTACTTGTAACTATAAGAACAAGATTATCGAGCCTCTGCATTCTCGATGTGCGGTTGTTGAGTTTAAGATCGACAACAAAGATAAGCAACAGATTGCTGCTCAGTTCTTCAAACGTGCCACTGCTATTTTAAAGCAGGAAGGTATTGAGTTTGACCCGAAGGTTGTCGCTGAACTGGTCACTAAATACTTCCCTGATTGGCGTCGTGTGTTGAACGAACTTCAACGCTACTCTGTTTCTGGTAAGATTGATTCTGGTATCTTGGTCAACATGACTCATGATTCATTTAAAGATTTGATCGCTGCCATGAAAGAACGTAACTTCAGCGAAGTGCGTAAGTGGGTTGCTAAGAATTCGGATGCTGATACTACTGCGTTGTTCCGTGAGTTCTACGACAACTCTGTGGAATATGTTGAGTCATCTACTATTCCTAGTTTGGTTTTGGTTCTTGCTGAATACCAATACAAGGCTGCGTTCGTTGCTGACCATGAGTTGAACATCATGGCTGCTATGACAGAGATTATGATTCAATGTAAGTTCAAGTGAGGTTGATATGGATATCTTAGTTTTAATTGTGGTTGCCCTTATCTTCTTTTATGCAGGTTGGCAATCACGTGAAGCATATGCTATGCATGTCGTCAGACGTATCCTCGAAGAAGCTGAAGAAATGCAAGAGCCTGAAGAAGAGCCTCGTCAAAAGATGGTTCTGGAAAAGCACAATGATGTTATCTATGCATACACGGATGATAATCATGAGTTCATGGCTCAAGGTAAAGACTTGTTTGAGTTGGATACAGCTATTCAAGCACGTTATCCTGGCAAGAAGTTTGCTATCCGAGAAGACAACCTAAAAGAGATTGCGGTAGAATATCATGAGTCCGTTTGATTTTATTAATGCAATTAACACGACGAAGGAAGACCTATTATCGAATGATCCGTCATTAAGTAAAGAATACAAGCCATACATTATAAATATGGGCTTGTCATATTTCCACGACACAGTTGCTCAAGCTAATGCCATGAACCAGTACAGTTCTATCCCTGCGGAATGGCAATTCGCGTTTTTACTAAATAGTATCACCAAGAAGAAAAGATTCTCAAAGTGGCATAAGGCAGACAAAGCCACTGAATCTATAACTCTGGTGCAGGAATATTACGGGTATTCCAGTGAAAAGGCGAAAGACGTTTTGAACGTTCTTTCTGATGATCAATTGAATCTAATAAAAGAAAAATTAAATAAAGGTGGAAAATAATGTCAGAAATGATTTACTATGACTGGACACCCGATTCTATGTTAGAGGTTACTCTTGCTGAACCAGATAACTTCCTGAAGGTTCGCGAGACTCTTACTCGCATCGGAATTGCTTCCAAGAAAGACAACACGCTATATCAATCTTGCCATATCTTACATAAGCAAGGTCGTTATTTTATCGTTCACTTCAAAGAACTCTTTGCCCTAGACGGTAAAGATTCTAATATCACTTCAGGTGATATTGAGCGTAGAAATGCTATCGCTGGGCTGCTTCAAGACTGGGATCTATTAAAGATCGTACAGGCTAGTAAAGCAGAGCAGAAAGCATCACTATCCCAGATTAAAGTCGTAGCCTTCAAAGAGAAGAACGAGTGGAATCTAGTGGCGAAGTATAATATTGGTAAAAAAGTTCGACCTGTCGAGCAAAACTGATATAAATATTTTTGTCCCATCGGGATGGGAAGACCGTGATGGCTGTGCTTACGGTATACAAAACAGCCACTAATTTGTCCCACCTTGGGACTGTTTGACGTTACAGCAAAAGGCGTCCGCCAGCATAAGCGATACAAATGCCGTGCAATTGAACTGGTTCACGTCAGTAACCCCTGTATAAAGTAAGCAGGATCCTCTACGCCAAATGGGTAGAGAAATTTTTAACTCGCTTAATAGGAGAAAACATGACAAGCAAACAATTCATCCCTTCATTCTTCAGCCAAGACGTCTTCAAGGACTTCGACAAGGTATTCCTTGGTTTTGACGACCAGTTCGCCAAAATGCAAAAGTTCCACGATGACTTCGCGAAGAACATCCCTAACTATCCTCCATACAATATCAAGAAGATTGATGACACACATTACGTCATCGAGATTGCTGTTGCTGGCTTCGGTCAGACTGACCTTGACATTGAGATCAATGGTGGCACTCTAACAGTTAAGGGTAATGTTAATTCAGCAGAAGCTGAAGACAACTTCTTATTCAAGGGTATTGCTGCTCGTGCTTTCACTCGTACTTTCGCGCTTAACGACCAAGTGGAAGTTAAGGACGCTGAAATCTTCAACGGTATGCTTAAGATTGCTCTTGAGCGTTTGATCCCTGAAGAAAAGAAAGCAAAGAAAGTGCCAGTAAAGTCAAAGGGTGACAAGACTCTTCTACAAGAGTAAGAGGTAGGGGAGGAAACTCCCCTTATCAATTATGTTAGTACGCAAATTAACTGTATTAGATAAACAACGCATCATCCACAACTTAGTACAACTTCAAGGTGAAGACCGAAGATTAAGATTTGGTGCAATGTGTAATGATGATTACATCGTAAACTATGTTACAAAATCTTTCGAACAAGAATCCAAGTGGTTCGGTGTTGATCATATTGATGGTCATCTTGTTGCTACTTGTCATGTAGCAATTTATAACGGTGAAGCAGAACTGGGTTGTTGTGTTGATGAAGACTTCCGTGGCGAAGGTTTAGCCCAACAGATGTTCGATAGAGCCGTGACATGGTTACGCACTAAAGGCATAACAAACGTCTTTATGCATTGCCTAACTGAAAATGCTGCTATGCGTCATATCGCTCGAAAGAATGAGATGACCGTTGTTAGTGGTTACGGTGACACGGACGCCAACGTTGAAGTTGAACCCGCAACTCCAGCAACTTTCTTAGAAGATCAGTACATGGACAGAATCGCAATGTATGACATGTATTATAAAAACAGCTATCGACTGTTTGACTTTTACTGGAATCGACAAACTCATACCTAAATAAAGGTATGATGAAAGCAAAAATAACTCCAAACCTCTTATCGTTTATCACAGTTAGACGAGGGGATTGGATTTTAAAATTATCTGTGTTTAAAACAAAACATGTTTTACTTATTGCTCAGAATTATTATGCCACTGAACAGATTATAATTAAACATTTTAAACATCATGAAGAAGCTGCAGATTTTATTGAAACCCTAATAATTGAGGAATAGTATGAACAAAGTAAAAGTATTTAAATTAATCAATGGTGAAGAACTTATTGCAGAAGTTTTAGCAGAACATTCTGATAATTATGATCTAAAGAATCCAGCGAATATTATGTTACAACCGACTCAAAACGGTCAAATGGGTGTTGGTATCGCACCATACATGCCATATGTAACTGGCGATATTAAACTGTTCTATGTTGCAGTTGCAGCCGCAGGAACCCCTGAACAAAGCATGATTAACGAGTATAATCGGATCTTTGGGAGCGGTATCGAAGTCGTATCAGCCAGTGCCCTAGCTGGACTCAGATAAGCCCTCTAAACCACCCTCTCGGGTGGTTTTTTACATCAAAAATCGCTTTACTTTAATTCAGAAATAGGGTATAATTAATGTATGAAGCTGATAAAAGAAACTACTGTTTGGAAAGACGTCCCACGTCAACCCAACCATACCTATCTCACAAGCGATAGTATGGACAAGATCTATGCTTACTTCAAGTGGCATAATCCGAAAGACTTTGTTATGCTGAAGACACCTTTGCGTATTGACCGACGCTATCGTACCTTCAAAGTGCTCCAATCTGGAATTAAGGATATAAAATGAATTTGAATGCTTTCTTTGAACAACTTGCCTCCAATGCCTCTCGTAACTATAAGATTGAGCAGCTTGAAGCGAATCGTGATAATGCGACTCTCCGTGAAGTTGTGCGTCTAGCACTTGACCCTTTCACCCAGTTCTATATCCGCAAGATTCCAAAGTACACTCCAAATACAACTGGCCATGGTGCATCTATCGCATCCATGCTCCCTGCTTTGTATGAATTGCGTGAACGTATTAAAACTGGCAATGCTGCTATCGAACATCTTAAAAATGTTCTCGAAGCATTGAAAGAAGATGACGCAAAGGTAATGGAACGAATTATTCAGAAGGATCTAAAATGTGGAGTATCAACGTCAACCGCAAACGCAGTGTGGACTGGCTTGCTGAAAGAATATCCAGTAATGTTGTGCAGCCAGTTCGAGGAAAAGCTGGTAAACAAAATCAAGTTCCCCGCACTGGTACAACTCAAAATGGACGGCATGCGCTTCAACGCAATCGTTCGGGATGGTAAAGTAGAATATCGGAGCCGAAATGGAAAAGAAATCCAACTGTTGGGAAATCTCGACGCTGACTTTATCGCTCTTGCTGGCGACGTTGACTGCGTGTTTGATGGTGAGTTGCTTGTCACTTCTGATACTGGGATCTTGGATCGCCAGACAGGCAACGGTATTCTGAACAAAGCCAACAAGGGTACAATTACCGCAGGTGAAGCCTCGCTGGTTCGTGCCACTGTTTGGGATGTTATCCCCTTCTTGTACTTTCAAGATGGTGTATGTAACACTCCCTATGGTACTCGCTTCAATTCGTTGAACACCCTGATCAACAAGGTTGAGCCTGAGAAGGTTGCTACTGTTAAGAGTTGGGAAGTTGAAGACTACGAAACTGCCAAAGCCTTGTTTGAAGAAATGCTTCAACGTGGTGAAGAAGGTATCATTCTGAAAGACAAAGCAGGTATCTGGGAAGACAAGCGTTCTAAGACTCAGATTAAATTCAAGGGTGAACTTGAATGTGACCTGAAGATTGTTGGCATCGAAGAAGGCACTGGCAAGTATGCTGGTATGCTCGGTGCTATTCAATGCGAATCTTCTGATGGTGTTATTAAGGTTTCCGTTGGTTCAGGTTTTACTGATGCTCAACGCAAGTCCCTTGGTAAAGAAATCATCGGTAAGGTAGCAGCGGTCAAGTACAACATGCGTATCAGTAACCGAGCAGGTGAAGAGTCGTTGTTCTTGCCTATCGTTTTGGAAATTCGTTTTGATAAGGATGAAGCAGATGCCAGCACTCAGATTAAATGATCGTCGTAAATTCGATATGAACAATGAGAAAGATGTAGAGATCTACAAACACTTTCTCATGAACAATGACTGGAAGCATGTAGGGAGTTGCCCCTTTGAACTGGAGTATCCTTACAATAGCGTTCCAGACATGATTAAAGATAAATTGGTAAGAAAGTTTTTAGGTGTAAAATGAACAAGATGTACGTGTTGGTTGGTGTTCCTGGTTCTGGTAAGTCCACTTGGGTGGCTAATCAGAAGTGGGCGAAAGGTATGCCTATTGTATCCACTGACCGATTCGTGGATGCTTATGCAGAACAAGAAGGTAAAACATACTCAGAAGTCTTTCAAGAGTATATGCCTATTGCCGTGAAGTTGATGGCTAACCAAGTCTTGATTTGTCAAGCGAACAAAAAAGATTTGATTTGGGATCAAACTTCAACTACAATAGAAACACGTGCCAAGAAATTGCGCATGTTACCTGACTACTACAAAATTGCAGTTGTGTTTAAGACACCACCAACTGCTGAGTTACAGAAGCGTTTGGCTTCTCGCCCAGGAAAGAATGTCCCATGGGATGTTGTGTCTAAGATGGCTTCTCAATTAGAAGCTGAGCCACCTTCTTTGGAAGAAGGTTTTGATGAGATTTGGTATGCGGAGTAATTATGTCTGAAGTTGAAAAACACGATGCTTTTATTAAGCGTCTAGAAGAAATCTATCCACGAGCAATGCGCAATGTGTATTGCGGTGTATCCATCAACGAAGGTTGGTATCATATCACCGCATTGCTCCTGAATCAAATGTACAACCACGTTGCTGCAAAACGTCGCCGTCGAGCGCATGATCTTATGTTGAATCGTGCCATCAAGAAAGGTTATGATGCCACGCTAAAGATTATCGCTGGTGATAAAGAGCCAAGCCAATATATGATTGAACGTGCTCAAGAGTATGTGGAAAATGGTCCATATGAACCTGAGCCATATGTTCACCACATTGAGGTTCATCAGATCAAAGAGAAGTTCGGTGGACTCCGTTTCTACTTTGAAGGTGGTGATGATTACTGTCGTGGTCTAGAAACAATGGCTGAGATTTGGGCTGGACGTACATGTGAAGTTTGTGGTGAAACTGGTCGCCAACGTTCTGGTGGTTGGGTTCGTACCTTGTGTGATACACACGAAGCTGAATATCAAAAGAGAAAATAATGCGTGAATATAATCCTGACCGTTGGGTCATGTTGAAGTTTAACCACAACGGTGAAGTGATTTATAAGATCCTCGGTTCGTGGTATGGTGGTTATGCCCGTGGTGACAGCTGGAAGCTGAACAGCGGTGTAACCAAGATTGAAGAAGACGGACAGACTTTTCTGTTCCATGGTTCAAGTGGTAGCGTGTATCGTTGCCATAAGAACGGGTATGGTATGAGTGGTTACACCTCTGGTGTTTACGCTAGTTTCCAGAAGGAAGTCAGCGAAGCTGAGGGTGTGACGCTTGAGTTGCTGCCTGAAGAAACTAATTTTATGGAGATTCATTATGAGTAAGTCGTGGATATTAGAAGTTCAAGAGACTCCAATTGGCGAACAGTTTATTGCTTTCCCTGATGAAGCAATTGCTGAACTCGGTTGGCGAGACGGTGATACTATTGAGTGGTTGGATAACGGTGATGGTTCTTGGACTATCAAAAAGAAAGAACCAAAGGTTTGGGTTATGGTTGAAGCCATCCAATCTTTCCGTATGCGCTACATGGTAGAAGTTCCTGCTGACCATCCAGAGTATGCTTTGGATACAGTCACAATGCAAGAGGCTAAAGAGTTCTCTCAATACGCACTTCCTGAGGTTATTAATTCTCATCGAGTAATGACTGAAGATAAAGCACTTGAGCTTTGTGATATTGATAATGATTATACTAGGTCTTGGAATAAAGAACAAAAGATCAAAGCGTTCTTTACCAAAGACGGTGAAAAGGTAGACCGATAATGTTTATGTTCGACGTTGAAACCCTCGGAGTTGATTCCAACTCCGTGGTACTATCTGCTGGTCTCATCTACTTTGAAGGTGGTGAGACTTATCAAGAACTGCTAGACAAAGCATGCTTTGTAAAGTTCAAAGCCAAAGAACAGATCGCTGCTAAACGTGTAGTTGACCTTGGTACTCTTGAGTGGTGGAAGAACCAACATGAGTATGTTCGTGGTTGCGCTCTTGAACCTTCCCCTGATGACCTTACAGTTGAGCAAGGGTTTACAATCTTGCATAACTACATGAACAAGGTTCCAAATGCTCAAAAGAAAACTATGTGGGCACGTGGTTCTCTCGATCAAATTGTAATTGATCACTTGGCAAAGAAATTTGACTGCCAACCAATTACAGGGTATAATATGTGGAGAGATGTAAGAACGGCTGTTGATATTTTATACGGTACAACTAATGGTTATGTTGAGGTTGATAAACCTGACTTCCAACGTGCTGCTGTAATCAAACACCACCCCGTTCATGATTGCGCTCTCGATATTATGCAATTAATGTATGGAAAAAGTTAATCAATATGGTATCCCGCTCCACGCTTGTAATGGTTATCGTCACGATGAGCATTGGTGGACTTGGGCTAAGTGGGTAACAGAAAACTGTGAACGACTTGGTACTGACGGAACCAAAGTATATTATAAGAGAAAGTCTTAATGGAATTTTACACAAACGTGCAAGTCGCTGGTGACAAAATCCTAGTTCGTGGTTACGAACATGGACGACCTTACCAGCGACGCATTGATTTTATGCCAACGCTTTTTGTTAATTCAAAAGGTAGATCTAAATGGCAGACTCTGGACGGCACTTACGTTGATGAAGTGCAGCCAGGGAGCATTCGTGAGTCGCGTGACTTCATGAAGCGTTACGATGGAGTGCAAGGCTTCAACGTTTATGGTCAGACCAACTACGGTCTTCAATACATCAGTGATACATACGACTATGATATCAACTGGGATATGGAACAAATCAAAGTCTTTACGATCGACATCGAAACTAAGACTGAAGAAGGCTTCCCTAACATTGTCACAGCCAACGAAGAAATTACTTTGATCACGGTTAAAGACCTAGCATCAAAGCGCATCATCACTTTCGGTGTTGGTCCTTTCGTTCATAATCGTGATGATTTAGTTTACTGTAACTGCGCTTCAGAGCAACACTTGCTAAAAGAGTTTATCATCTGGTGGCAACAGAACTATCCTGACATCATCACGGGGTGGAATACTGACTTCTTCGACGTACCATATTTGATTCGTCGAATGATTCGTGAGCTTGGCGAGGCACTTGCCAAAAAGATTTCACCATGGGGTATGATTACTGAACGCAAAACATTCATCAAAGGTAATGAAGAAATTCATTATGATATTTCTGGTATTGCTCAGCTTGACTATCTCGAGTTGTACAAAAAATATACTTACTCCAAGCAAGAGTCCTACCGTTTGGATTACATTGCAGAGCAGGAACTAGGCGACAAGAAGAAGGAGAATCCTGGCGATACTTTCCGTGACTTCTATACAAACCACTGGCAACAGTTCGTGGAATACAACATCCATGACGTTGAACTGGTTGATAAGTTAGAAGATAAGATGCGTCTAATCGAACTTCACTTGACCATGGCTTATCAAGCCAAGATTAATTATGAAGATGTTTACTCGCAAGTTCGTATGTGGGATGCGATTATCTACAATCACCTTCGTAAGAAGAACATTGTTATCCCGATGAAGGAACACAGCGGTAAGTCTGAACAGTTCGAGGGTGCTTTCGTTAAAGACGTTCAAGTTGGTTTACATAAGTGGGTTGTGTCTTTTGACTTGAACTCTCTGTATCCTCACTTGATCATGCAATACAATATCTCTCCTGAGACTTTGTCTCACGAGAAACTCCCAGTCACGGTTGACAAACTGTTGGCTAAAGAAATTGATACATCACACGCACACAAACGTGATATGACCGTGACTGCGAACGGCTGGTGCTATCGTAAAGACATCAAAGGGTTTATGCCTGAGTTGATGGAAACGATGTATGCTAACCGTTCAAAGTTCAAGAAGCAGATGCTTGGTGTTCAACAAAAGTACGAACACGACAAAGGTAATAACGACCTGCGTAAAGAAATCAGCCGACTGAATAACCTTCAGATGGCTATGAAGATTGCTTTGAACTCTGCTTACGGTGCCATGGGTAACCAGTATTTCCGATACTTCGATATTCGTATGGCTGAAGGTATTACGACTTCTGGTCAGCTTTCCATTCAATGGATGGCTAACGAGTTCAACCGATACCTGAACAAGATCCTGAAGACTGATAACAAAGACTTCGTTATTGCCATTGATACTGACTCAATCTATCTGACTTTGGAAGACTTGGTTGAACACTTCGCTGGCGATAAAGATACCGATGGTAAGATCAAATACATGGACAAGGTTTGCGAGGAAATCTTCCAACCGTTCATTGATAACACTTACCAGAAACTCGCCGAGTACATGAACGCTTATTCTCAGAAGATGATTATGAAGCGTGAAGTTTTGGCTGACAAAGGTATCTGGATTGCCAAGAAGAACTATGTGCTTAACGTGCATAACTCTGAAGGTGTTCAGTATGCAACTCCAAAGCAAAAGGTTCTTGGTTTGGCCATGGTTCGTTCTTCGACTCCAGCCGTCATTCGTAAAGAACTAAAGAAGTCCATCAACGTTATTCTAGATGGTAGCGAGAAGGTTGTACAGAAGTATATCGCAGACTACAAGAATGAGTTCTTGACATACCCTGTTGAAGCTATTGCTTTTCCACGAGGTGTGTCTGGTTTGAAGCAGTATGCTGGGTCTCCGATCTATCAGAAGGGTTGTCCGATTGCTGTCCGTGCGGCACTACTATATAATCACTACGTTAAGAAATTTGGTATTGACAAGAAATATCCATTGATTCGTGAGGGTGACAAGATTAAATTCGTTTATCTAAGAACACCAAACCCATTTCACGAAAACGTCATTGCCTTCCTGCAAGAACTTCCAAAAGAGTTCAAGCTGGATTCTTTCATAGACTACGACACACAATTTGACAAGACATTTGTAGAACCATTAAAAACAATTATTGAACCGTTGAACTGGCGTGCTGAGGAAACAGCATCCCTTGAAGACTTCTTCGGATAAGACACAAAGGACAAATATGAAACTATTAAAATTCCACGCAACATGGTGCCAACCATGTAAAATGTTAAGCAAGGTTATGGAAGACGTTGACCTTGGCGTACCAGTCGAGAACGTGGACATCGACGAAAATATGGAACTAGCCAAGAAGTATGGTGTACGTGGTGTACCAATGCTTGCGTTAGTTGAAGACGATGGTACTGTCGTCCGCACTAGAAGCGGTATGATGATGGAAGCCGAATTAGTTAAATTCGTGAAAGGTGAATAATGAGCTTACTAGACAAAATCAAAAAGAACTCTACAATCAAGGATACTTCTATCCTTGCTAAATCTAAGTTCTTTACTAAGAAGGACATGGTTCCAACTTCAATCCCAGTTATCAACGTTGCGTTGTCTGGTCGTTTCGATGGTGGCTTGACCCCAGGACTTACAATGTGGGCTGGTCCATCTAAGCACTTTAAAACTGCCTTCAGCTTGTTAATGGCTAAAGCATATCAGGACAAGTACGATGACGCTGTTGTTCTTTTCTATGATTCTGAGTTTGGTACTCCTCAGTCCTATTTTGATGCTTTCGGTATTGATACTGAACGAGTTGTTCACACACCGATCACAGACATCGAACAATTGAAGTTCGACATTATGCAGCAGATGAATGCAATTGAACGTGGTGAACACGTTATTGTTATCATCGACTCTATTGGTAACTTGGCTTCTAAGAAAGAAGTTGAAGATGCGTTAGACGGTAAGTCTGTTGCAGATATGTCCCGTGCTAAGCAGTTGAAGTCGTTATTCCGTATGGTAACACCTCACTTGACTTTGAAAGACATTCCAATGGTAGTTGTTAACCACACCTACAAAGAAATTGGTTTGTATCCTAAAGACATCGTTGGTGGTGGTACTGGTTCATATTACTCTGCTGATAACATCTACATCTTAGGTCGTCAGCAAGAAAAAGAAGGTACTGAAGTCGTTGGTTACAACTTCATTATCAACGTTGAAAAATCTCGTCATGTTAAAGAAAAATCTAAAATTCCTGTCAGTGTATCTTTCGATGGTGGCATTAGCAAGTGGAGCGGTCTACTTGATCTTGCACTTGAATCCGGACACGTTGTCAAGCCTAGCAATGGTTGGTATTCAAAAGTAGACGTTAGCACTGGTGTCATTGAAGACAAGAAGTGGCGTATCAAAGATACTGATTCCAAAGAGTTCTGGATGCCTATCTTACAAGATAAAGCGTTCTATGACTTTGTTAAGGACAAGTATTCAATTGGTCAAATTGAAATGGTATCTGATGAATCTATCGACAAGGCTCTTTCAGAGTTGGAACACGAAGAATGATCAGACCATACGAACTCTTGGATGAAGACTTTGAAGGAAATCAGTTAATTCGCTTGACTTCCAACGAATATTCAGGTATAATTTATACTTATGGTAGAGTTCGTTTGCTTGAAGAAGAAGACCAACTGCGTGTTCAGTTTGAATATGATATTCAAGAGAACCCAGTTGGTGTTCTTGACCCAAGCAAGTTCAGGAATCACATTGGTGATATCCTGATTGATCTACTCGAAGAAAACCTATTAAAGAATAACGTAGTATACACTGGCGGAACTGATGAGAATCGAACAACAAATTCTGAGCAATTTGATTCACAATGAAAATTATTGTCGTAAGGTAATTCCATTCCTAAAGCGTGAGTATTTTTCTGATCGTAAAGAATCGGTGATCATTAATGAGATCGCGGAATTCTTCAACAAATATAACAAACCTCTAACCAAAGATATCCTAGCAATTGAAGTGAGTAACGCCAAAGGTGTTACTGATAAAGAAGTTGGCGATATCGGTGAATATATTAAAACTCTTTCAGATGCGCCAGTCAACGAAGACTGGTTGATGGAATCAACTGAGAAGTTTTGTAAGGATCGCGCAGTTTATCTGGCGATCATGGGTTCAATTAAAATCTTTGAGGGTAAAGACCCTTTACATAATCAAGATGCTATTCCTTCTCTCTTATCTGATGCTCTTGCCGTGTCTTTTGATAACCACATTGGTCACGACTACCTTGAAGACTTCGCCAACCGTTTTGAGTTCTACCACCGTGTCGAGGAGAAGATTCCTTTCGATCTTGACATGTTCAACAAAATCACCAAAGGTGGATTGAGTCGTAAGACTTTGAACATCGCACTGGCTGGTACTGGTGTTGGTAAGTCTCTGTTCATGTGTCACGTTGCCGCTGCTGCTTTAAGAGAAGGTAAGAACGCACTGTACATTACTATGGAAATGGCTGAAGAGCGCATCGCTGAACGTATTGATGCGAACTTGTTGAACCTATCCATGGATGAACTTAAAGTTGTCGATAAGGATATCTTTGAATCCCGTATTGAGAAACTTAAGAAGAAGACGCAAGGTAAACTAATCGTCAAAGAATATCCAACTGCTTCTGCGCACTCTGGACACTTCCGTGCTTTGCTTGAAGAACTTAAACTCAAGCGTGAGTTTGTTCCAGATATCGTGTTTATAGATTATCTAAATATTTGTTCCTCGCAAAGGATGAAAGCTGGAGCAAACGTAAACTCGTATACATTTGTGAAAGCAATCGCAGAAGAGCTTCGTGGATTGGCTGTCGAGTATAATGTACCTATCGTATCAGCAACACAAACGACTCGTTCTGGTTATGCTAACTCAGACCCAGGACTTGAAGATACTTCAGAATCGTTTGGTTTGCCAGCAACGGCTGACTTTATGTTTGCTTTAGTTTCAAGTGAAGAACTTGAAAATCTAAATCAGATTATCGTCAAGCAATTGAAGAATCGCTACAACGATCCAAATTATTATAAACGGTTTGTGATTGGTATTGATCGTAGCAAAATGAAATTATATGATGTGGAAGCATCTGCGCAAGAAGGTTTAGCGGATTCTGGTCACGTTAAAGATGACAAGCCTCTTTTTGATAAGAGTGGGTTTGGTTCCAGAATGCAAGCTGAACGTGATTTTAGCGGATTTAAGTTTTAAGGAGAAACGAAATGAGTATTGATGCTGGCAGAAATGTAAAAGTTGTCGTATTAGAATCAAGCGAAGTAACACCTCGCCCAGATTTGGTTGGTACATGGTTGGATGAGAATCACTACCATACGTTGGTTGAGTCTGACATGGACTTGTACCTACCACCATCTTGCGCCACTGATTTGTCTGATGTTAGTTGTAACAAAGAATGTGGTGGCTGTAAGTCTGCGTTGAACGAAAAGAACATCGTGTTCAAGTTCCGTAAGAACTACTTCAGTGATGAAATGGTTAAGTCTGCATACGAAGGTCTTCGCGATGCAGCTACTGAAACACAGAACCGTGGCACTGCCGCTGGTCCACGTGGTGAGAAGCTACAAGGTCGTGATTGGGTTACTGCATACCAATGGGACATCATTGATGCCTTCAAGAAGGGTGCTGGTAACTTACTCGGCGAAGACCCAATTGAAGTCATCCAAACTAAATATGGCGAAAACCGTGACCAAGCGTCTAACCGTGCTCAAGTCTGGTTGCGCGACAGCGTTGACGAAGCTGGCTTCCATTTCGATGATTGGGTTGAAACTACTCGTCGTAAACCTGCAGCTGAAGCATCAGAAGATGCAGCTTGGGTTGAGAACAATCTAATCTCTAAGACTACTTACGCAAACCCAGTGAACTCTGGCATTGCTGGTTGGTATGATCGTTATCCACGTATCCCTTATGGTCGTGCTACATCTTACACTGAGAAGCAATTTGATAAGTTCAAGAAATCTTACCCATACCTTCAGCATCTGTCTAAGGCATTCGCTGAATTGCTACCATGGCGTTATGGTAACCAGAAAGCTGCAGCTGATAAAGTTGATCAACGTTTCTTGGTTCCAAACACTCCATTCTCTACAATCACTGTTAACCGTAACTTCCGTACAGCTGCTCACTATGACCCAGCGAACATGGATGATGGCTTTGCTAACATTTGTGTATTCAGTAACTCTGACTCTTATAGAGGTGCTTACCTTGTTTTCCCTGAAATTGGTTATGCTGTTAACATTCGTCCAGGTGACCTATTGTTTGTTAACAATATGGCTGGTCTACACGGCAATACTGAGTTGATCCTTGATGACCCTAATGCTGAGCGTATCTCTATCATTGCGTTCTTCCACGAAGGAATGTTGACTCTTGGTTCTATGGAGTATGAAAATGCTCGTCGTAAGTTTGTTGACCACTGCAAGAACGATGTGAACAACCCTCACTATCGTCCACGCTTCAACGGCGTGTATGCTGGTATGTGGGAAAGCCAAGAATGGTTTGACTTCTGTAAGAAAGAAGTTGGCGAAGCTGAAACAATTAAGATGCATCCAGAAGCTAACGCATCTTCACTTGATGAGTTCTTTGCCTAATGTGTGCCGTAATTGGAGCCTTGATCAAAAGTCCTTCTAGCAAGGACTTCGAAGCCCTGAAGCGTGTGTTCGTCGAATCAAAGATTCGTGGTATGCATGCTACAGGCTTGGCTTACATTAAAGGTGGCGATGTTATCATTGATCGTAAACCTGTGCCAGCCGACCAGTTTCCATTCGACTTTCCTTCATATGTAAACGAGGATGGTAACTTATATCTAATCGGACACTGTCGTTATTCAACAAGTGATTTGGAGTTTAACCAACCTATTGGTAATGATGGTCATGCTATTGTACACAATGGTGTTATCACTCAAGAGCTTCCAGAGAACTGGAAAGCCAAGTATGGTTATAACTGCCAAACCAGAAACGACAGCGAGTTGATTCAACACTCTAATGACCCATTGGTTGAGTTTGATGATATGTCAATGGCTGTGTGTGAGATAACATCTTGTACAAAAGAACTTTTGGTTTATCGTAACGGTAAGCGACCATTATATTTGACTACTCTGTCAAATGGTAGTATAATTACTTCTACGGCTGATATTCCTAAACGTGCAGGTTTATACTTACCAACGATGGAAGTTCCAATGGATACATACATTACATTTGACTCAGCATTAACTATGAAACTACAACGTGTCATCACTGGACACAAGGATCTACAGAATGTACAACAAAAGTGATTTTACATACGGTATGGAGATAGAGTGGGGAGATGTTCCCCGCTCTTTTTCAATTCCAGAGAACCTTGGTTCTTGGGAATACTCCGAGCGTGACATTATCAATTTGCGTGCACCATATGCAAACGTGTGCGCTGACCCATTAGGTGTTGAACCGCCAATGGGTGGTGAGATTAACACTAAGCCAACTAGAACTTGGCAAGAACAAGTTGATCGTTACTTTGAACTGAAAGAGTTATTCAATGAACAAGGTCATGACCCAACTGTTGGTGTTACTGCTCACACCCATATTCATTGTCGGGTTCCACGCTTGCGTGATGATATTGATGCTTTGAAACGACTAACCAAGTACGTCAAAGAGAATCAAGCTGCAGCTATTGAACACGTCTATGGCTTCTTTGAGCATAACCAGATGAAGGGTGCCAAAGGTTCTAAGATGTATCTCAAGTTTGATGGTGGTCGCCCAATGCCTGATTACATGAGCGATAACATTATCAACCTAGCAACTGACTTTGATTCTTTCATCAAGATGCACGCTGCTGGTAAAGATGGAGTATCAATGGGTCGCCCATTCCGCTTTGCTATTAACATGTATGCGTTGAAACATATTGATACAGTTGAGTTCCGTTTGTTCCGTGGCACGTTAGATCGTACTGAATTGGAATCATGCTTCCGCTTTGTTGAAGACTTCCTTGACGCAGCTTTGAATGATGGTCCAAGCGTCAATGAACTTATCTCTGAAAGAGGTTACAAGTTCCCTCCAATGCAATGGGACTTGGCTCAGTTCATAGGCTGGGAGAAAACTAAACACCCAGAAGAACGTGGTAAGAAAGTGAGAACATACGTTGAAGTTGAATAAGTGTACTCGCGATCAGTTCATCAAAGCTATCTCTGATGACAAGGCTGACAAGTTTGCTAAGACTTTCGTGGCCAAAGCAGACATGCAGGATCAGTGGGATGATTGTATCGGTGCCTTCAATGAAGAAGGTGAACTGATGGCTGCTATCATCACCACTATTTCTAAGCGTAAACCTTTCGTTGCTAACCTACAACTCCTTCACACCTTTGCTAAACACAGAGGTCAGGGAGCAGCCAAAGCATTATGTGAAGCATCCCTTCGTCATGTTAAAAGTAAGCAAGCGTTATACTTCCGTGTATCATCAGAACCAGAATCAGTTGGTTTCTATGAGAAGATTGGTTTCAAGTTCTGGGGTAAGCAAAAGTCTGGTTGCCAGTTGAGTATTTTCCGAATTGACGGTGATACCTTCTTCGAGGGAGACTACGACTATACAGACCAGATGATCAACAATGCGATCCATAAGAAGGGTAAAGGTGGGTGTGTAGAGGTGTTTGACCTAGTTACGACCCAGCAACCCCTGACTCTAGAAGGGTTTTGAGGGTATTTACTTTTATTCAAGAATATAGTATAATATATCTATAACTTGAAAAGGATTTATTATGACAGTTCCATATGCAGCGTTCGTTTACGGTTGGAGAAACATTGAGAACGGCAAAATGTATATCGGATTCCGCAAGAGTTCGGAGATCTATGATGGATATGTAACATCATCCGCTGACGAAGAACTTCAAGCCGACTGGTCATTCGGTATTCTCCACCGATCTATTCTTTTCCGTGGGACAGCTGAAGATGCTATCACCATGGAGCGCAAACTGCTCAAGCATATTGATGCTCGTCGCAATCCATTGTTCTATAATAAGTCGAACGGTGGAGGCGCAGGCATCCGCGATTACACTACAATCACTGATGAAGAAGCCAAAGTTGGTATTGATTGGATCAATGGTATTGACCCAATTGAAGTACACGATATGTACGACTTGGTTGATAACACCTTGGTTCTTGGAATCTTAGAAAGTATCAAAGCAGGAAAGTGGCAGCGTGTAGAGGTTCCAGTTAAGGAAATTGCGACTTATAAACAGAACCAAGTTCGATTGATGATGATTGATCACAATCACCGTAAAGAGATCGCAGCTTACATGATGGAAGACCCTGTCGAAGCCCGCAAACATATTTCTCCAATCATTGTGGTTGTTGATAATTATGGGGTTCGCTGGATTATTGACGGCAACCATACATCTGGTGCGGTTCAAGACGCAGGTTGGATCACTGCTCCCGTTATCTTTATCAACTCAAGTGAGTTCAATAACAAGCAGTCTAACATTGACCAGTTTGGTATCTTGGCGAACCACAACCCTAAAGTTAAGAAGGGTAACAAAGCAGAAGACTGCCAACGTGCTGTTATCAACTTGTATAATAACAACCTTGCTTCTTCTGATGATGGTGAACATACTATCTTCCGCAGTGAGAAGTTTAAGCAAACTTGCCTTGCTGTGTTTAAAGGTATTTGGACTAACAAGACAATCGTGTCTAACTTAGATAAAGCTATCAACCGTGTCCGCACAGAAAAGGCTATTGCTGATTTGAACTTTCAGTTGTACTCTAAGAAGGATCTTGACGCTATCGTTAAACCTATCCAACAAAGCAACCCCTCGTTGGCTGTTATTAGTGTAACTTCTGGTTCGGTATATAACTCTGGTATCGGTGGTATTCTTAATAAGATGGGTGGTCTTGATACTTGGGAAGGTGTTCTTGTGGTTCACCATAGTGGTATCAGTGAATATGAATCGTGGGCTGACTCTGAAACAAAATTGAAAGCAGCTATGAAGCGTGTTCACCCGAACTGTAAAATTAAATACGTCCTCTTGAATTCGTTCAAGAAACAAACTAAGATTAAGGTGTGATGGATTACAGACTAAAAGAAAACAGAAGAGAAGCCTTTATCCGCTGGTACGCATGGTCATTAAAATACGATGACTGTGACCCAGCGGTTTGGGCTACGAACTATCTACACAATCGCTATGAACATAATGACGAAGAACGAATTTGGTTTGCGTGGTTATATGGTAACACATATCAACTACCAACTGCTTGGGTTCTTAAGAATGAGTTCCCTGACTTTGAACTAGCCACAGTTGACCGTATCACTCAATGGAATACTGCTAACTACAAACGTCTACGATATCAAACTGACACGAAGTGGAACAAAGGTCACTTACCTGCCATGTTTGAGTCATATCAAAACTTTATTGGAAACAGGACACAACGTGAAACACTCGAATCGTACTACGTCGGTAATGCTATGGAAAACTTTGATGCTCTGTGGAGCGTTCTTAAATCAAGGCTTCATAAGTTTGGTCGTTATTCTACTTGGTTCTATATGCAGCATCTTAAGCACACTGCTGGTATTAACATTGAGCCTAGTTCTCTTATGTTGGATGATTATGATGGTTCCCGTTCTCATCGTAATGGATTACTTTTTGCCGCTGGGCGTGATGACGATGTTGATCGAAAACTCACTGGAAGCGAGTATGCAGACCTTGAAAGATTTGGCGAGGGAATCAGGGTTGAAATGCTAGACAGGTTCCCTGAACTTGCAGATCAGATTGACTTCTTCACTATGGAAACCTGCCTATGTTCTTTCAAGAAAATCTTTAGAGCAAAGCACGGTCGTTATCTTGGTTATTACTTAGACCGTCAAGCTGAAGAGATTATCAAAGCTGAAGGTGATGGATGGTATGGTATTGATTGGGACGTTATGTGGCAATCAAGAAACGAAACTATTGACCTTCGCTTAGATCACAAGAATGGTATCATCAAAGAAAAGTTTACTTATTTCCTGAACTCAGGTAAAATAGATAACTTAGAGTGGATGTTTGACGATGAAGAAAAACCCTTAATGGGATTGGAGAATTTTATATGAACCCAGATGATGTATTGGACATAGATATTAGCGGCTTGAGGATTAATGCTGGTAGTATCAGCGGACTAACCCCAGCGCCGATATTACCAAACAGTTGGAGTGCGTCTAATGTTACAGCTGCTGCAACTCCGCTGCCAAAGATTACACGCACGGTAGATGAGATTATGGATGAACATAGCCTCAACCGTATCGCTGTTGACCATAAGGTAACTGCTCAAGAATTACTGAAGCTGCAGGAAGTTGCCCCTGATTATGCTTCTGAGATTAAAGAGAACATCGCTAAGAACTTAGCACGTGATATTGCTAAGAAGGTTATGTTCAAAAAGAAACACGACAAAGATGCTGACGTTCATCACTTCATTGGTCGTGTTTGGGTATTCACTGATGAAGAATTGAAAGAGCTACTACAAAATGTTCATTGAAAAAATTAAAGCCAATGATGAGATTAATATTCAACTCATCCGCAACGAGAAGAAAGTCCGTAAGCTGATTGCCGTTGGTGGTAGTCCAGGGACTGGTAAGACCACATTGTTCCGTAAGTATATGGAAAGTAAAGTATTCCAACCAGTTGAGCCAGCCAAGCTAGTTTCAGCCATGTATAATACTGAGCGTGACCTATACATTCTTGGTAAGTATGAAGAAGGTGAAGTGTTCGCTGGCACTGACCGTCTTTCTATGGCAGTTCAGCCAGCTATGCAGGAATGGATTGCTTCCCATAACTGTAACGTCTTGTTTGAGGGTGACCGAATCTTCAACCAGTCTTTCCTAGAATTCGCTATGGGTCTGCCCGATACCGAGCTTCATATCGTATTCCTGAACGCACCTAAGACCGTATTAGAACAACGATACCAAGACCGTGGCTCCGACCAGTCTGAACAATTCCTAAGAGGTCGAGAAACTAAATATAGTAATCTGTTATCGAACTTTGACTTGATGCCTTATATTACTGAGTTTGCGAATACTAACTTAGAGGAACAAGCGAAAGTCTTAGCCTTCCTAGAGGGTAAATTAGGATAAGGATTAGGCTTTCTAGGAGGTCATTATGCGTTTCCTAGAACAATCCGACTTTAACTGGATGGAGTTACTCAACTTCTATGAGCCTCCATTTAGAGCTAAACTCAACCCATCAAAAATTTGGAGAGACCTAGACGAGTATGAAAATGACTCAGTCGGTCTCTCCAACTACTTTAAGAAGTGGAGAACTAAAGTAGAGTTCAGAGAACCAATGCGCAAGTCATGGCGCAAAAGTGTTGCTGTGGGTGGTGAGTATGCCCCAGATGAACGCCAATGCTGCATACAAATATACGCAGTAAACTTTGACAAACATGAGTTCACTATGCAGACTTGGAACCGATTCAAGTACCGTGTTATTCAAACCCTTATGCATGAGATGATCCACTTCATGCAGTACGACCGTCGCTACGACGAGTCAAGTAATTATGTCCTACCACACAAGAAGGTTGGTCATTCACTCAAAGATGCCGAGCGTGCATACTTATCTGAGTTCGATGAGATTCAAGCATACGCTCACTGTGTATATCTAGACCTGAAGGTTAATCACCCATCTAGAGAAGTTTCTGAATTCTTATCCATGCCAAAACTTAAAACTAGATGTCCATCTAGCACTCTTAAGTATATCCTAAAAACTTTCAACTACGACAGTAGGAATAACAAAGCCATTCATAAGCTGTTCCAGCAGATAATGAAGTGGGATAGAAAGTATAAACTAAATAGTCAGTATTAGTTAAGGATTTATTAATGGCAAAACTGACTGTTAAAGATTTTAAAGGTAAGCACGGTGAAACCCGTATCATTGCCTTGCTAGAAAAATTAATTGAAGGCTCTAAGTCACCATTCACCACATCTGATGGTAAACTACAACCATTCAATCGTATTTCATATCCAGACCCTCGTACTGGTAAATTAGTTTCTAAGAATGCAGTTGATATGGCTGACTCGGCAGACATCGCTGCAGTTATTCGCGCAGGTTCAGTTTCATTTAAACAAATCAACTTAACATATGAACGAAACGGGCAGGTTTCTGCTCTGATGCCTTTAAGCGAAATTATGAAAACCGAAGACTTCGGTGGCAAGAGTAACCGTGGGGATATGGCTGAGATTATCTTCAGCGCTGCCATTGCTTGTCGTTTCTTAAATAAGAACCAAGCAGTTATTGATGGTGACGTTATTGAGATGATCAAGATGTTGAACGACACTGATAAGAAACAAATTATTGGTCCACTAAAATCTCCAAATAAAGAACCAAAGATCGTTGATGATTTGTATTGGGAAATTAACTCAGCTTTGATCAACGTTAAAGCATTAAAGAATCCACGCCACCTTAATAGTTTAAAGGGTATCATTCGTTCAAGCGTCAAGTATGCTAACTCATCTACTGTGGCAAACAACGCGAAGATTGTTTACGAAAACAGTTTGTATAACAGAATTGATGTTAAAGCAGTTGGTACTGTAGCCCAGAACGACACGAAGGTTGACGTTTACGTTCTCATTGACAATAAGAAGATTGATATTAACGTATCCTTAAAAGCTGCTGGAGCAAAACAGTTTGGTCAAGTTGGTGGTGGTGGTTTAGATAAACAAAAAGTCTTATGGGCTTCCTTACTAGACCTGAAGGTATCACCTGCGCTTGAAAAGAAGTATTACGTTACATTAAAAACTGACGGGTTGATTGCTGCAAATACTGAAGTGTATAAAGGTATGACTGCAGAGTTCAATCATAAGATGACATCAAACCGAGAAGCGTTGTATACTAGCCTTTCTGACGGTATCATATTCTTTGGGACTCGTAACGATCCAACCGTGGATATGGTTAACCTATCAAACAAGGAAGCCATGATCTATAAATTTGGCAATCTATCCCAAGCGCTGAGGTTAAAGAACAGAGAACTTAAAGCTGTGTTCGTTTCAAATAAAACAAAACCAGAAGTCAGAATTCAAGACTCCAAGACTGGGGCTATCCTTATTACTGTACGACTGAAGGGTGAAACCAAAAACAACTACGTCAGACATTACATTGAAAAAGGTAAATTGATGACAGAACTAATCGCTCTCGTAGCCTAAATATACCAATATGCTAAACTTCCTAGACTTCCTTAAAGAATCAGCCGACGATGGCGCTAAACTAAAGCACATCCACCACGCTGAAGATCGCCCATTCCTACACGGTTCAGAGGGTTTCGAACACGCTGAAGGTGCGCTAAAGCAAGCCCATGACGATATGAAGTCTGGTCACACTAGCAATAACCTTACAGAGAAGTTCGACGGTTCTCCATCTATCGTATTTGGCCACCACCCTACCACTAAGAAGTTCTTCGTTGCTTCTAAGTCGGCGTTCAACAAGAACCCTAAAATCAATTACACACCTGAAGATATTGACAAGAACCACGGGCATGCTCCTGGTCTAGCGTCTAAGCTAAAAGACTCTTTGGCTAATCTTAAAAAGGTTGCACCAAAGAAAGGTGTTTACCAAGGCGACTTGATGCATACTTCTGAAGACCATCAGGTTCATCCAGATGGTTCTGTATCGTTTACTCCAAACACTATCACGTATACAGCCCACGGTAAAGAAGCGGAGAAGGTTAAGCGTTCAAAGGTTGGTGTTGTGGTTCATACAAAATATGAAGGCAAGTCTTTAGATGATATGAAGGCTACCCCAAATGTAAGCGATGAAGAGTTTAAGCAACACCCAGACGTTCACCTTCATACTGCTAACTTCGACACGAAGAAGGTAAACTATCCACCAGAAGCTCAGAAGAAGTTTGAAGAACACATGCACAAAGCACGTGATATTCATATGAAGAACCCAGATATGTACAAACATATCGCACGTCACGGTGGCGACGGTGGCCATCTAGCAACTTATATCAACCAAACAGTTCGTGACGGTTCTAAACCAAATACAGAAGACTTTAAGAAGCACGTAATGGATAAGTACCAGAAGATGGCTGATAAGGTTAAGACTGATAAATCTAAAGAAGAAAAGATTGGTCAAGGTGAAGGTCAATTAGCTCATATCGACGCTCACAAAGAGCACTATGATGCAGCGTTTAAAATGCACCAGCACCTACAATCTGCTAAAAATACATTAGTCAACTCGCTTGAATCTTCTAAGGGTGGTTACGATTATCACATTAACGGTGAAGAATCTAAACCAGAAGGCTATGTTGTTAATCACAAAGGCGAACCAACTAAGTTAGTAAACCGTGCTGAGTTTGCTCGTCAGAACTTATTAAAGGTGCGCAAGTAATGTTTAACTTTACAAATTACTTAAGAGAACAAGCTAACCAACGTCATGGTGTTTTGGCGTTTGGTCGTATGAACCCTCCAACTGTTGGTCATGAGAAGCTAGTTGATAAAGTTCACCAGATCGCAGATAAGCATGACGCTATTCACGCTGTTGTTCTTTCTCATAGCCAAGACGCTAAGAAGAACCCATTAGATGTAGCCACTAAAGTTAAGCACGCTAAGAAAGCATTCCCAAATACTAATATCGTTGGTGCCTCTAAAGAGCAGCCAACTATTATGCATCACGCTTCAGCTATGTACGCTGCTGGTGCTCGTCACCTTCACGTTGTAGCTGGTTCTGATCGTGAAGAAGAATACAAGAAACTACTGAGCACATATAATGGTAAAGAAGGAAAGCACGGTTACTATAACTTCAAGTCTATCACTATTCATTCTGCAGGTCATCGTGACCCAGACGCTGAAGGTGCTGAAGGTATGTCTGCTTCGAAGATGAGAGAACATGCTGCCGCTGGTAATCAGAAAGAGTTTCATTCTGGTCTACCCAGCCATATGTCTGAGAAAGATAAAGCTGCTGTTTATCACGACGTCAGAAAAGGTATGGGTCACGAATGAAATCGTTTAAAGAGTTCGTAAAAGAACATATCGAAAAAGTCAAGGGTGGTTATGAAGTTGAGAGTGAACACGGTAATAAGAATCTAGGTAAGTCACCTACAAAGGCAGGGGCTTTGAAACGTCTTCGCCAAATCGAATACTTCAAGCATAAAGGATAACCCATGTCACAAGAACAAGACTATTTCGTAAATGTAGTAAATAGTGTACCTACTCAGTACGCAGACTCAGCACAATTAACTTCATTCTCTAGACTTCGCACTGCAGAATCTCGTCTACTTGGCGATTACCGTTACATGTACGGTTCTGGCACAAGTATTATGATGAATGATCTATTGGCCAATGGTGGAACATTAACTCCAGAGTTTGATAAGTGTCAAGTCCTTGCGTCTGTCACTGCTGCTTCTGGTAGTAAAGCTGTACGACAAACTAAAAAGTATCACCCATACACTTCTGGTACATCAACCATGAGCTTCATGACTTTCTGCATGAATCCAGCTAAAGCTAATTTGGTTCAATCAGTGGGTTGTTTTGATGAGTTGAACGGTATTTTCTTTAGAATGAATGGCACAACTCCTGAGATTGTTATCCGTAAAGGTGGCGTTGATAATGAAGTTATCCCTCAATCTCAATGGAATCAAGATACTTTAACTGAACTTGACTTCAGCAAGGTTTTGATTCTTACTATGGACTATCAGTGGCTCGGTGTTGGTCGTGTTCGTGTTGGTTTCGTTCACGATGGCGTTGTACGTTACGCTCATTACTTCTCGCACGACAACCTTACAACTGAAGTTTATATGTACCAACCGAGTTTACCATTCCGTTGGGAAATTTATAATACTGCAGCTACATCTGGCTCAAGTACGCTGAAGATAATCTGCGCATCAGTATTCGTTGAAGGTACTTTCTCTCCGAACAGCTACACTAAGTCAGTCAGCACTGGCCAGTCAGCAGTGGCTGTTTCAAACGCTCAAGGTACAACTGGCGTTGCTGTTTTGGCTGTTCGCTTAATGAATAGTCTACAGGGTAAGCAAAATAGATCTCATGATATGCTAAAGGCAATGTCTTTATTTGCCACTAACGATGCACACTACAAGTTAGTTGTATTGCAAGACACAAGTAAATTCTTGTCTGCACCTACTTGGACTGCAGTCCCAGGATATGGTTGGAGTGAATATGCTACTGGTATAAACATGGCTTCTGGTTGGGCTACAGATAATAATTTCGTTGTATTAAAGGACGGTTTTATCACAGGTTCAGGTAGTGGTATTGGCGCTACGCCAACTGTTTCACTTGATGATAATACCCTGAACTCAATCTTCCAAAACTATGATAGTACAGGTAGTCAAATCTTCGCAGTTATTGTAGATCGCCTTGGAACAAACAATACTGATATTAGAGCTAGTTTAGATTGGCTGGAAGTTAAATAAAGCTAAATAATACTGTTACTATTATACTGATGGATTAAATGAAGAACTATAAAGAACTACTAAGCGAACTGCCATCCAAGACCGTTGTTTTTACATGCGGTAAATTCAATCCCCCGAACGTGGGTCATGAACTTGAGATCAAGGTAGTCCGTAAGTTAGCGAGTCAGCGCAAAGCTGATCACTTCATTTTTGTATCCTCGATACAAGACGCTAAAAAGAATCCATTAGAAATTAGTAAAAAGATGCAGTATTTGGGAAGCCTATTTCCAAATACAAAATTCGTACATAAAGAGATAGATGCTATCGGCACTATCCTTAAGAAGTACAAAAGTGTCACTTTAGTTACTCCAGCTGATAGTGTGGAATACTATAAGAAGGCACTGAAGAAAGTTGGTATTACTGACGTTGAGATTGTTAAGGCTGGCGATACTTGCCCCGACGAAGATGATAAGCTAGTGAAGCTGGCATCTAAGGGTGACTATACATCGTTCAAGAATAATCTACCAACGACAGTTAGAGATTTAGACGGTAAGCGTCTAATGAATGATATTAGAATTGGTATGAACCTTGATCCGATCAAGGAACAAATTAATCTAGTTAAAGACGATCTACGTGAACAGTATTTCCGTGGTGAACTTTTTAACGAAGGTGATATCGTCGAAAGCGATAACACCGTTTATAAAATTATCAAACGTGGCTCTAATCATTTGCTGTTACAGAATGAGTCTGGTTTAAAAGTGAGTAAGTGGATTCAAGACGTACAATTAACAGAAAGAGAATTTATGTTAGACGAAAAATTAATTCAAGAAGCTGATGCAGCAGTTGCAACTGGGTTAGCTGGTGGCAACAAAGAAGCTAAGAAGGCTCAAGCTGATACAGCTAAGATGAAACTTGCTCTTGATCAAGCCAAAGAAAAAGAAGACCTAGCCAAGCAACAAGAGCGTGAGCGCACTAATCTTAAGAACATGGCTGAAGGTGCAGATTCTCCTGTTGTTGATACTTCCAAGAAGTATAACATCGCTAAATCTATCATGAGCCTAAGTGACTTCCGCAAGTCAACTGGTCAAATGACTAAAGATGAAACTGAAATTGCAGACAAAGTAAAAGACGGTCTAGTTGGTAACGCACATATGGGTGATAACCACGGTCTACGCCATATGAAGGTTAAGCACCATCTTGGTGAAGCCAGTGCTGCAGCAAAGCTACAAAAAGCGTTTCAACGTGAACAAGATAAGATTGCTTCTGAACGTAAAGCTGGTGAACAATTATTAAACCCAAAACCAACAGTTCCAACTAAGCCAGTTGCTGAAGGTAACGGTTACGATGATAACCGTACTGGTTTCGCTAAGAAGCCTCGTGAAGACGACGAGTACCATAACGAACCAAAACCAAAGTTCAAAGCTAGATCTACTATGGATCGCCCACATACTGTCCACATTGATGGTAAGCCATGGAAGAGATTCGACAACGGTCACCAAGCCCACGCTGCTGCAAAAACTCTACAAGCTAAAGGCAAAAAGGCAACTGCTATCGCTCACTTCAAAGAAGAAACTGATGAGCAACAAGCCACACGTAACGCTCAACTAAAGCGTTTCAAAGACCAAGCTAAAGATTCTAAACTAACTGAAGCTCAATACGCTGGTTTAGAAAAAGAAAGCAAGCCAGGAAAGGTTAAGACTGCTATCGTTAAGACTCACCCTAAAGCTGTAGAGTCTGAAACTGTAGAAGGTTGGGAAGACGAAAAGAAGCCAGTCAAAGAAGAATTCGACGAGATCAATGATGACGAGTTTTTCCAACAAGTACAAGCCGACATGGATGCTTTAACTGAAGAAGATTTCTACGAAGCGTATGATGATGAAGAACTTGCAATCATTGACGAAGATACTGGCGAAGAAATCGAAGCTGTAGACTCTGTAACTGAAGAGGCTTTGATGGAAGTTCTATCTCGCATCGAACGTATCCGTGCAAAGGCTCGTATGCGTCGTAGCCAAACTAAACGTCAACGCAGAGAGAAAGTTGCTCTACGTCAACTATCAACTCCTCAAGTAGCAAACAAGAGAGCTCGCCGCATGGCTATCTCTGCTATGAAGAAACGTCTACTGAAGGGTCGTAACCCGCAGAAAGTTTCTGTTGGCGAAAAGGAACGTGTAGAACGTTTCATCGCTCAACGAAGAAAAGTTGTTGACCGTCTATCAGCTCGTATGGTTTCTCGTGTTAAGCAAGTTGAAAAGGCACGCATGTCTCACAAGAAATTCACTAAACCTAATAATGGAGTAGCATTTTGATGGAAGAACTAACAGCCTCTTTACATATTGCTCTTGCTAATACATTCGTTATGTATTTCAAGGCTCACTCTTACCACTGGAATATTGAAGGGAAAGACTTCCCTCAATACCATGGTTTCCTAGATGAACTGTATAACGATCTACACGATGCTGTAGATCCCACTGCAGAACGTATTCGTGTTATCGGTCAATATTCTCCACATAGTCTGAAAGACCTTCTAGAGTCTGCAACTATTGAGGAAGACGAAGATAAACCAGATACTCCAGAAGCTATGTTTACAAACCTTTTAGATGCAAACTCTAAAGTGATTGATAGCCTAAATAAAGTATTCGAGTTAGCTACGTCAGCTAAGAAGCAAGGTATTGCAGATTTCGCAGCTGGTCGTTTAGACGCTCATGATAAACACGGTTGGTTCTTAAAATCAATCTTAAAGGGTTAAAATGTCATTAAAAGAAGATACAGTTTCTGCCGATCGTAAAGAACGTATTATTTTCGATCCAGAAGCATGGAAGAGTAAAGATAAATCTGGTCGTAAGACTTCAGCTATCACTTCCCGTCAAAACTTTGACAATGAGAAATTTACTCGTAATGAAAAAGAAAAAGTTGACGAAGGAACTATCCAACCAAGTGGTGATTCTAAAGTAGACTCAGCTGGTCCAACTCAGTCTGATACTATCGCAGATACTAAACCAAAGAAATCAAACAACCCGCAGATTGAGTTCGTTTCTGGAACTGCTCAACCTAACGGTTCATCAAGTACTGCTACTGGTAATGCACAAGGTGTAGCTACTGGTAGAAAAATTGCGGAGGCTATTGTGAAAAAAGCACTAACACAGGTTAAGGCAGACAAAAATGTCGGAACAGAAGAAATCCCATTCGACGGACCATATACTAAATCTCCTGATACTGTGGTTGATAAGTCTGGTGCTAAGCATACTCCTATGTCACGTGTTCGCAATTTGGCAAGACAAGCAATGAAAAAACAAACTAATGAGAGCTGTGATACTGAAAAGGATCACAAAAAGAAACCTGTTAAAAAAGAGGAGACAGATATGTCTGAAAAACTAACATACGCTCAATTCGTTGAGCAACTACTAGAATATACACCTGGTCCTGGCGGCAGAACTGTTGTTAAGGGTCGTTCATACGGTGCTAATTATGATGCAGGTGAAGATGAAGATAAACCAGCAAAGCCAGCTGCTGACGCTCCAAAGCGTGGTCGTGGTCGCCCAGCAGGTTCTAAGTCTGGTGCAAACCAAAAAGTAACAACAGGTAAGTCTTACGGTGGTATTGCTACTCACTCTTTGAACCTACCAAACTCTAACAGATAATCAAGGAGAAAAATATGTCACTATGGACAATGACTGACGAAGAAGCTGGTAAGCCAAAGTATCTAAGCGATACTCTACGCAATGACCAATCTGTTTCTGACCTAGACGCAACTTTTGGTGTTGCTGCTACTGAAGAAGCTGTAACTGCTAACAAGGCAAAAGGTGTTCAGCACCCAGGATGGGTAACTGTACGCACTTACACTGATGCACAAGGTAACACTCGCTACAAGTCTGAGACTTTAGTTGCAGCTGGTTCTATGACTAGCGATGCTTCTGACGACTCTACTGTTGCTGACCTAGCTATCACTATCGGTACTCAACCACAGAATGCTTCTGTAACTGCTCCTGCAGCTGCTACATTCTCTGTTGTTGCTACTATCAACTCTGCTCTACCACTAAGCTATCAGTGGCAGATTCAGCAAGAGGGTGCTGGCGCATGGGCTGATATCAGCGGTGCAACTTCTGCCTCTTACACAACTGGTGCAACAGCAACTGGTGATGCCGCTGGCGCAACTGACGGTGATAAGTACCGTGTTGTAGTGTCTGCAACTGGTGTAACTGCTACTTCTAACGCAGCTACCCTAACTGTAGCCTAATAAATAATCATGAAGTTGGGAGGGACTTGTTCCCTCCCGTTTTATGTGAGAAAGTATGGTTGAAAAATTGAACGAGAATAACTTTTTACTCTTTGCTATGAATCACTACGATAATCCGCAGTGTCATAGTTTAGAAGAGTTTGATGAGGATCTTAAAAAGTTTCTATATCTCAAAAAGCTATTAACTCGTTACAAGAAAGACGGTGATTTAAAAGATCGTTTGATCCTTAATCATATCATCGTGCTATATAATGTATTCGGACAAAATGCCACCCGCATGTTGTTTTACAAGGTGGATAAAGATTATTGGGATGTGCTTGTAACGTTCTTACTTTATCTTGGTCATATGCCCGAAACAATACCAGAATACAACCTTATACTTTCTGACATAAAACTAGACGAAAAAGTTATTGCCGTCCTAAGGAACTTTACCAATGAATCAGCTTCTAGATAGACAATATGCTCTGCGTATCCTTAAACTGTTATCAACAGATTTCAAGGACATGGACGCATACAAGCAAGGTATCATTGACAAAGACGGTAACGTTCTTAAGAAGTCATATCAATTAAAGACAGCAGCAGAAAAGAAAGCATATACTTATCTTGACCGCTTGATTGTTATCCTCAAGAAGGTTATTAAGCAACACGAAAAACGTGGTGACTACAACCTCACTAAAGCACTATCCCCTGCACTTTGGTTAGTTCGCGAACAATTAGAATCTGGCTCGCGTGCAACTATGAACATTGAAGGTAAGTATGAGAAACTTCTTAACCTTAATGTTACATTAGCCGAAGAAGAAATCTTGGTCACCAAGTTTTTAGAAGAAGAGGGTGAAGGTGCTCCTGTTGGTGGACCACCTACTAACAACACTGGTGGACCAGTTGCTGTAAACGAACCAAAGATCGAAAAGAAAGATCTTAAGAAGTACAAGGGTACTGTTGTTCGTCGTCCATTACAAATTACTGCAGGAGCTAAATGCTGATGTGGCTACTTGATTTCCTTCCATTCTGGATATTCCACCTAATCGTTCTAACAGGCATTGGTGGAATTCTCGCTTCTGCGGTTCTTAAATTTATCCCATTTATAAGCAATTATAAGTTGCCTATTCAAGTTGGATCAGCTATACTATTAGCAGTTGGTCTGTACATGGAAGGTGGTGTTTCCAATCAAGAGAAATGGGAAGCACGTGTTGCTGAAGTTAAATTAGAAATGGCTAAGAAAGACGCAGCGTCTGCTGAAGCTAGTACCAAGGTTGTTACGAAGTACATTACAAAAGTTGAAGTTGTTAAAGAAAAAGGTGATCTAATTGCAAAACAAATTCCAAATCTTATTTCAGCGACTGCTGATGGTCAGTGCGTTATCCCTAATGGTTTCGTCTTGCTCCACGACAGTGCCAGTCGCAATGAAGTTCCCGACACCTCCAGAGGCACTAATGAAGGAGCCTCCGAAGTTAAACTCTCTGGAGTTGCCACAACCATCACAGAAAACTACACAACCTACTACAAAGTAGTCGAACAACTGAAGTCGCTACAAGAGTGGGTTAACGAACAGAAGAGAATCTACAATGGCGATTGAAACAGAAGTTGGAGTTTTGAAGAGTGTAGTTTCAAAACTAGATACATCCATCGAAAAAATTACACAGGTTAGCGGTGATATCAGCAAGATTCTCGCAGTACACGAACAACGTTTGGACGGGTTAGACAAAGTCTCTGACCAACGTGCTGACGAAATTAAAGAACTACATTCAAGAATCACGACAGGTAATCGCGAGATCATGGACAAAATTAGCGACATGGAAAGTCGTCTGGACCAAAAGTTACACGACGGCGCAAAGGCTGCAAAAGAACAGCACGAAAAGATACAAAAAGAAATTCAAGTAGATATCAAAGCTATTGCAGACAGAGTTGACATTCTTGAAAGATGGCGCTGGATGATTGTTGGTGGTGCCATTGTTGTAGGTTACATTATTGGAAACTTAGATCTATTCACTAAGATCTTAAAATAATACTTGCTTTTTATCATGATATAGGGTATAATTTATCCTATATGTTAGTTGAGAGTTATCATGTTATACATTGACGTCAAATATGCCTCCATCCTTGGAGCGCAGCTAAGAAACTTCAGACAGGTTAAACCGTACACTTGGAACTTTTCGTGTCCAGTGTGTGGAGACAGCTCAACCAAGAAAACAAAAGCACGTGGGTACATCCTTAACTTTAAGGGTGGTCTCACATACAAATGCCACAATTGTGGTCTTTCTTGCAACTTCGGTAACTTACTGAAACGTGTAAACGCCAGCCTGTATGATGAATACGTTTTGGAACGATACAAAGAGAATGCATCAAAGTACACCGACCACAAAGACGTTGGTGGATTATTACCTGTAGAAACCACCAGAGATCTACAACCCACTGAGTGGGAAGATGAAGTCCTTTCATCTATCAAACGACTCGATACCTTAGATCGCAGTCATCCAGCGGTACAATACGCACTTGACCGTAAAATCCCAGAAGATAAGTTGAACCTTCTATACTTCGCTCCGAAGTTTAAGAAGTTTGTAAACTCATTTCAACCTAAGTTTGAAGAGCCTATTCAGGGTGAACATCCTCGTATGATCATCCCTTATTTTAACAAACACGGCAAATGTTTTGCTATCGGTGCGCGAGCATACGGTGACGAGACGCCTAAGTATTACACCATCAAAGTCGGTGAAGAAGTGGAGAAGATTTATGGACTTGACAGAGTTGACTACTCAAAACGAATTTACGTGGTGGAAGGACCAATCGACAGCTTGTTTCTTCCAAATGCAATCGCTGTTTCAGGAGCAAGTTTTGATACCCCTATCATTCGTCAGTTGCTTACTAATGCAACGCTTGTAATGGACAACGAACCAAGAAATAAAGACATTGTCCGACAGCTTGGTAAATACATTGACCTTGGTTATAACGTCTGTATGTATCCCGATAACATCGAGGAAAAAGATATTAATGACATGGTCAAATCAGGTAAGTCACCTGAAGACATTTTAAACATCATAAATACAAATACCTTTTCTGGTATGGAAGCTAAATTGAAATTCGCTGATTGGAGAAAAATTTGAAAGTTAAATTAATTAGTTACAGCAAACCTTCTACTGAAATGTATGGGGAAGGTCTTATGGATGCTCAAGAACTTATTGCGTTCTGTGCAAGAGTGAGTAATCCTTCCAACCAATTCAATATGGATACAGCGGATAAGCTAATCCGTTATTTGATCAAACACAAACACTGGTCTCCACTCGAAATGGTTTCTGCGTGCCTAGAAATCGAAACCACTAGAGATATCGCTCGACAGATTCTTCGTCACCGTTCATTCTCATTCCAAGAGTTCAGCCAACGATATGCTGATCCAACTAAGGACTTAGACTTCGTCCTTCGAGAAGCAAGACTACAAGATGAAAAGAATCGTCAAAACTCCGTTGACACAAATGATGCTGCGTTAAAAGCGTGGTGGGATGCTAAGCAAAAGTTTATCATCGACACTGTACGTCAAACATACGCTGAAGCTATTGAGAAGGGTATCGCCAAAGAACAAGCACGTGCTATTTTACCAGAAGGTAATACAGTAAGTCGTTTGTATATGAACGGTACTCTGCGCTCTTGGATTCACTTCATTGATCTTCGTTCTGGTAACGGTACACAAAAAGAACATATGGAAGTTGCTCGCGAATGCGCAAGAATTATTGCTGAAGCATTCCCGATGGCAACTGACTTCATCAATAATTAAAATAAAGAGGTAAATATGCAAGATGTCGTGCATGGCATTAAGGTTGACTATTCACGTGATAGTCTCTTTGATGAGTTAGGCAAAATTAGATTAAAAGAGAGTTACATGAAGGAGGAGGAAACTTCTCCACAAGAAAGGTTCGCATATGTATCAAGCATGTTTGGAAGCACACCAGAACACGCTCAAAGGTTGTATGAATATTCCAGCAAGCATTGGCTTTCATATTCTACTCCAATCCTTTCATTTGGTCGCAGCAAACGTGGTCTTCCTATCAGCTGCTTCCTCAACTATATCGAAGACACAGCGGAGGGTTTAGTTGATAATCTTAGTGAAACTAATTGGCTTAGTATGCTTGGTGGCGGTGTTGGCATTGGCTTCGGTATTCGTTCGGCTGACGATAAATCGACTGGAGTCATGCCGCACCTCAAAATGTACGATGCGTCAAGTTTGGCATATCGTCAAGGTCGTACCCGTCGTGGTAGTTATGCCGCTTATCTTGATATTAGCCATCCAGATATTATTAATTTCTTAGAGATGCGTAAGCCAACAGGTGACCAGAATATGCGTTGCCTGAATATGCACCACGGCATTAACATCCCTGACAAGTTCATGGAAATTATCGAGCGTTGTATGCTTGATCATAATGCTGACGATTCATGGCAATTGGTTGACCCAGCGTCAAGCGAAGTTCGTGAAACTGTATCAGCTAAAGAACTATGGCAACGTATCCTTGAGATGCGTATGCAAACTGGTGAACCTTATATCCACTTCATTGACGAGTCTAACCGTAGACTACCTCAGTGGTTGTATGAAAAAGGTTTACGTGTTCACCAATCAAACCTATGTTCAGAAATCATTCTACCAACTAATGAAGAACGTACAGCTGTATGTTGCTTGTCTTCTCTGAACTTGGAATACTATGAAGAGTGGAAGGGTAATGAGTTATTCCTTCGTGACGTCGCAGAAATGCTTGATAACGTCCTTCAATATTTTATCGACAATGCCCCTGAGGCAATTGCTCGTGCTAAGTTCTCTGCTATGCGTGAACGAAGTATTGGTATTGGTGCACTAGGCTTCCATGCTCTACTACAAAGAAAGAGCGTTCCATGGGAATCAAGCCTTGCGGTTGGATTAAACAAACAGATTTTTGCGCACGTTAGAGGAAAGTTAGATGTCGCTAATAAAGAATTGGGATTGGAGCGTGGCGAAGCTCCTGATGCAGTTGGTACTGGGAATCGCTTTAGTCATCTTATGGCTATTGCTCCCAATGCTTCTTCTTCCATTCTCATGGGGAATACTTCTCCTAGCATTGAACCTTATCGTGCCAACGCTTATCGCCAAGACACTCTATCGG